CTCGTTAGCAGCAAGTAGTAGATGGAGAATAAAGAGATATGTTTCCCTGTCTTAGCAAAACAAAAAAGATAATCGACTGAAGTAGGCAACGAAAAAGCTTTTATCTTTTCGGTTACATTTATAAGAAGTAAATAAGTAACTAAACATAAAAGCCAATTGCAAAAACTGATATTTGATTATGTGCGTGACCTGTTCTACATTTAATCAAATGGGTGAGTGATGGCTGGTAAGAAAAGAAATGGAGTGGTAGATATGATAAGAACTTTTATTCAGGAAACAGAAAAATGGGATGAATTGATACAGATTGATACAGAAAGTAAAAAAGTAAAAATCTATTCTGTAGACAAAGAACTTGGTTTTCCATTTTCGGAATATTACACAACAGTTACCGAAATGGGATATAACAGTGTGAAAGAAATGATTGGTACACTTAAGTCATGGAAAACATGGAAAAAGGAAATTGACAACAATGAACAAATTTCAAAAGAAATTACAGGGCTTTTGAGATTGGCAAAACATAGAGCAAACAATAACAACAATATTTATATTGTATTGAAAGATGGCACAAAATATAACGACATTGTAGATCGTCTGAAAATGTACGGAATGTCAGAAAAAGAAGCAATCAAAAAAATTAATGACTATATTTAATTAGAACGGAGGGTTTTGATTATGAAAAATAAAATTGCAAAAATCATTTTATTAGGGTTTGCGTTGACAAGCTCTTATTTATTAGGCACAACACAAAGCAAAACAGTCACAAAAGAGATTATTCCAGACAATTACATAGTTGTAGAGGACTGTATCCCTTTATCGGACATTGCAGGATACTATATAGACAAATATGACTATATTTGTTTTGAGTTAAAAGATGTCACAAAGCAAAACGATGATCCAAACGGTGAAAGCTATAAGGATATTATCTCAAAGACAGAATTGCCACACTTAACAGATTTAGAAGAGAATAAATAAGAAAGGAATGATACATATGAAAAGAGATAGACTATATAAATGCTTATATGATGCAGGGAATGGATGTACTGGTGAGTTTAATTTTTGGAGTGACCGTAGGGCAAGAAGCAAAGCAAACAAAGAAGATGCTAGAGACGAAATGAAGTTGCGTTTTAATAAATGTCATGAAATTATTGATATTTACCTATTTGAAGAAGGGAGAGCGTAAAATGCAAATTGGGGAATATATTCTAGCTTACAATAATATAGAAGTAGTTGACATGACAGAAAAAGCACAAGAAAGAGTGGAGCAAATGAAAAGCCTTGAAAGAAGGTATAAGAGAATACAGAAAAGGCAAGCAAAGCATAACAGGAAATGGTATATGAAATTTGCTAATGTTTGTGGATTGCTTTAAGAAAGGAGGATAAAATCATGAAATATAGATTAGGGTGTTATAACACAGATGGAAGTTTAGAGTGTTTACGGAGTGTAAACAGTAAAAAGGAAGCAGAACTTGCGTACAAACATCTGAAAGAGGAATACAAGTGTACAATCTGGGTTCAGAAGATTGAGTTTATTGATCCAAAAAAGGAGTTTAAAAAAGCAGAATAAATGGATATTTCTTTGGAAAGTGAGTGATATAAATGGCGAGGAAGAGAGATATATCTGGTCAAAGATTTGGTAAGTTAGTTGCAATAAAGCCACTTGAAAGAGAAAAACAAAGATCAGAATATTGGTTATGTAAATGCGATTGTGGAAATGAAATAGAGATTCCTAAAATTAATTTAACAAGAACAAGAAGACCTACAAGATCATGTGGATGTCTTAAAGTAAATGCATTCAATGCAAGCAGAAAACATTTTGGCTGCAAATATTGCGGGAGTGATAAACATTATGCAATTGGATATTGTAGAAGCTGTTATAACAAACTTAGAAGAGGAACATTGGAGTAAATGCGTGTTTCATTTGGAGGTAAATAATGAAAATAACAAAAAAAGGTAGACAGACAATGAATATGATTTATGATGCAATTGTTAATTTTACCATTGAAAATCTATATCCACCATCCATACCTGAAATAAAGGAAATCACAGGAATTAATTCTACTTCTACAATTCAGATGAGATTATTAAATTTAGAGTTAGAAGGTAAAATTACATTAGGGAGTGGAAGTAGAAGTATAAAATTAAATGGATACAAATTGGTAAAAACAGACTAAATTCGCATTTCTTTAGAAGATTGGAGGAAAGACATGTTGGATTTGAATAAGATAGTAAACGATGAAATTCAAAAAGCATACTTAAAATGAAGAAGAGGAGGATGAGTGATATGACAAGCACAATAGAAAGAGATTTTGTAGTAAAAAATGGTGCTGCAAGCTTCCCGATGAAAGAATATCCAAACTATTGCGGAATTGAAGATATTGGATATATTTCACACGGAGAATGGGCAGATGCAGAACTTGAATACAAGGGAAAATTATTTAATGAAAATGTGGTGTCAGATGTAATGTGGGAAAGATTCATTGAAGAATTTCCTGATAAAGATGGAAATTATGAAGTGTTTAATCAGTACATGTATGACAATAAGGATGAAGTGTATGAGTTATTAGAAGATTGGAGTGATTAAAATGTGCAAACAAAAACCAAAGAAATTTACGAGAATTTGAACCGATTCTCAAAGCAAATGGCTATCACGAAATTAGAAGTCGTGGTAGTCATTTTATTTATGGGAATGGAAAGAATCAGATTACAGTGAATAAGGATTTGAATAAGATGGTGCGGTTAAGACTCATAAAAGAGAATAAGTTAATGGAAAGGAGCGATAGTAATGAAGAGAACACCAAAAGTAATTAAGCAGCAAACGGAAGAATGGTTAGATGAACGGTGGATGATTGCAAATATGGAAATTTCAAGTCCGCAGGATATGTGCTATTATAACGGAGCTTTAAAAGCTTTGGAATTTGCAGGATATGAATGGAAACGTGATGCAGATGGAAAACATACATTATTCAAATGCTAGTAAGTAGCAATTTCAAAGGAGTTGGTTTGATGGAAATTAGAGTAATTGATTGTGATGCAATCGTAGGCTTTGTTGATTATGGAACTATTGATAGCGAAAAGAATGGTGGTTGGTCAACAAAAATGCGGTGTAGAAAATGCGGTGCAGCATGGCTTGCTGAAAATTATGCAAGTGGAATTGATAGTTGTCCTAAATGCGGAGCAACAGGTAAAAAATATATTATCCCAGTAGAATAGAAAGGACGGTTGATAGTTATGGCAAGATATAAGATGACAATTAACACAGATACATATAAATGCGGAAGATGTAGTAAAAAGAATTGGGAACCTGGTACACGAAATGATTATATGATTGCAATAAACGGAATAACGAGGACTCTTTATAATATGAGAGAAGTAATGTGGCAGCTTGAATTATTCCATGGAAATTCATTTGTTATGTCGGAATACAGTGATGATAACCCAGAAGAAAATTATGGATTATCTGATAGATATATTAAATTTCTAAAGAAAAATACAATCAAATATCATGACAGATTGTGTAATTTGGATAGACAACAGTATTTATCTGGCTATGGTTGGATGCAGGGCTATTTTTCTATTGGAGAAGTAATGGAAAAATTGAAAAAAGAGGGAACTGTTAAAGTTCCGTTTAGTTGGCTCTATGATATTAGACAGTATGATAAAGCTATGAATGGTTGTTATATGGAAATAACGAAGATTTGATAAGGAGTGATAAATTATGACAGTAAGAGAATTAAATAGAGATCAGTTGCACGAACTGAAACAGGCATATTATTCAGAACTTGTAAATGAAGGTACTTTTGCAGAAGTGATGGGAGTTAATATCAATGAGCCATCATATGAAATGATTGCAAGTATTGATGAATATGTAAGTGATGAATTTATTTATGGACACTATGATGGATATAGTTTTACAGAAGATGATTTTTTCTGTATTGCGGAAAGGAGTGCTTGATATGTTAGATTATACGAAAATTACATTTAATGAGTTAGATAATACAGACAAGCCATTACAGGCATTTTACAACTATGATTTAAAAGAAAGCGAAATTGATAGCTTTTTGGAAGAGTACGCAACTGCTGAAGAAGTTCCAGAAGGTGTATCTGTTCAAAAAGTAGAACTATGCTTAACGATTTACGCACAGCATGATTTCAAATTAGAAGCTTGTTGTACAGATACAAATAACGAACAGTATTGGGTTGAAATCAATAAACAGTTTACAAATGCAGATGAATTTATTCAAATGATTCCCGATTATGGAAAGATAAAATTATAAAGAGGTGATGATTATGCTAGATATTACAAATTTATATGCTTACAGGATTGAAGAATTGGCTGTTGGAATTGTAAAGGCAGAGTCATATGAAGATGCAAGAGAAAAGGTGAAAGCAGCTTATTTAAAACATAATGATTGCTTTGATTCTGAAAGAGATTTTATTGAATTAAAGGAAATTGCAGAGAATGATTCATGGTTTAGTGATAATCCTGATGTAGTTGAAGTCGATGAGTTAATATAGAAGTGGAGTGATAAATATGAATGATAAATATTTTAAAAATAGAATTGAAAGAAGTCCATTAGGAAAGATAGGTTTAGATTTATTGGAAGCACAACAGAAGTTAATATCACAGGAATATGAAATTGAATCATTAAGAATCAAAGGAGCAATGTATAAGGCATATTTCTTTCGTAATAGCGAGTTAGCAGAAAAATTAGAAAAACAAAGTGAAGAAAACAGAGATGCACTTATTGGAGAGTTTGATGGTTTTTCATATGCAAGTTGGAGAGCTAATGCTGTATATAGAACGCTTGAAGATATGTGCTATGAAGGGCTATTAACTGAAAAAGAATATAGAGAATGCAAAGTATGAAACAAGAGTTTCTTTAGAAGAATGGAGGAAAGATATATGGACTATATAAAAGGTAAAGGATATTATGTTGATTGTTTTGATGAAAATGATATTGCAAACAAATTAGATAAGAAAACGGTAGAAAAGGCAAAAGAAGAAACAGGCTTAAAATATACGAATCAGGAAATTGTATATAAAAATAAAAAGCCTGTTGGAATTAAGTTATATGTGTGCGATTTACAGACAATGAGAATATGATGATGAAATGAGGATTTACTGTGAAGAATGGAGGAAATTATATGTTTGATATAAACACTATTGTAAATGCTGAAATTGAAGCTGCTTATCTTAAAGGTAGACAAGATATGGCTGATGAGATAAAAGAAATATTTTCAAAAAGGAATATAAATAATCAATATGAAAATGATATGCAGATGTTAGATAAACTTTTTGAAGAGTTGAATAATACTTGGTGCAAATGAAACGATGATTTCTTGTTTTAGAATGGAGGAAATAATTATGAGTCAAACAGTATTTGATGAAAATGATTTTATAAAACGAGTACCAAAAAAGATTTTGGAACGTACCAGAGAAAATATGGAAGTGTATCATATGGATTTAGCTGATTCATTTCAGGAAGCAACAAGGGAATTAGCAAAGAAAGGTACAACTTTGTGGAAAGCATGGTATTATGATGATTTTAGAGAATATGTACCGTGTATTTACTGCCCAGAATATTTGGATTTATCAAAATATCCATTAAAATATAAAGGGAAATAATTCAATGAATCGGAAATTTGCTGTCCTTGTATAAAAATAGAAAATATGATATGATTAAAAAAGAATGGAGGTACAGATATTATGAAAGAATTAAGAAATAATGTTGATACAGAGGTTGTTTTTACAAAATTAGAAGAGGCAAAGGAATGGTACTTGCCAAAAGATAATATTCCATGTACTAAGGAAGAGTATTTAGGCGATGATTATGAAGGATTTTGTAAAGAATTTGCTGAATATAAAATAGAAATTGAGCAGTCTGAAACATTAGAAGAGTTAGCCAATGTACTAAATAAGTACACTGACACATATCAAGATGGGAGAGAGAATAAAGTTATAGAGTTTTAATATAAAGCAGATAGTATAATAACTATCTGCTTTTATAAATTATTGTAAACGGAGGTGATTATTATGTTATCTTTAGTAGTTAATGTATAGTAAGTTAAATGATAAATATATTCTAATAAACTCAGTAAATATAAGTGGTTGAAATTATATAAGAAAGGATCGTGATATTATGATTACAATTATCATTTCTCTAATTGTTATGTACGTACTGGACAAATTACCCGAGTGGCTTGCTTGTAGTCGCACAACACCAGATGGTTATGAAACAGATTGGTTGCAAATGTCGGAAGACACAAGAAAATACGGAAAAGATTATACATTTCAGCAAATTAACAACGGAAAATATGACAAAAAGATTGAGAAGTAAACGCAATAGAAGCCACTGAATATTTTTTCGGTGGCTTTTGTGATTGAAAATTGGTATAATATACAGTATAAAAAATAGAAAGGGTTGATTGTAATGAGATATAATGCTAAAAAAGATTTTACAGTAATTGATCGAAAAGGAAATAAACAACAAGTAAAGAGGGGAGATGTACTTGTTGAATATGGAGTATTTGAAAGACTGTTCTTAAATTATACTAGTAATAGCAACACGTATTTTTCTTTGAACGAAACCGAAATTAACGATTATTTGGAAAAGCGAGATGATAAATACTGTGTATATCGTCAGATGCTATTATATAATTCCGTTCCAGAGATTTTGTTCACAGGAACAGAGGATGAGTGCCATGGATATTTTGATGTGTTGAATAAAGAAATGTATCAAAAACATGGTAGATCGGATGTAGAGCAAGTTTGGGTAGATGTGGAAGAAGAGAATTAAGAAATAATAGTTTCATTGGAAAATTTAATCAATATATTGTGGTTGAACAATATGTAGAACACAATATATGGCATAAGGCAAACGCAAACCGCTAGTAATAAAATACTGGCGGTTATTTTTGTTGGAAAACACAATAAAATCATAAAAAATATGATTGACACCACACAAACAAAGTGATAATATAATCAGTGTAAGGAGGATAAAACGAAATGGCGAGAAAATCAATGTCAATCCAGATTGAAGAATCCTTACAAGATGCTTTTAGGGATAAATGCAAAAGTGAAAACTTGAAATATAGTGAAGTAGCAGAAGCATTGTTACAGGCATATGTAGAGGGCAGCATAAATGTTGCAATTGAAACTAAATATAAAGTAACACCTAAAGCCTTGTAACAAAAAGGAGCAGGTATCCAGCGACCAAACCGAAACCTACTCCTAACCGACACTTGAACTAAGTCGAAGTGTATTCTTATTGTATCACTTTCTTATGACTTATTCAAGTTGGAAATCCCAAAGAGATTTGTACCTTGAAAACTGAATAGCAGATTGGCTATCTGTAAAAGCTGTCGTGATGGAGTTGGAATACTCTCGATAGTCTGCGAGCAAAATGGAGAATAAAACATTAGAAGGCTATCAACAAATTTATTAAGAAAGGAAGATACGATATGAATAAGATTCAGGAATTTTTTAGTGAGCAGTTTGGAACTGTTCGTACAGTAAATCTTGATGGAATGATTTACTTTTACGGGATTGATATTGCTAAAGCTCTTGGTTATTCAAACGCAAGTAAAGCAGTAACAACACATTGCAAGAGGATTGTAACAAAGGTACTTGAGACATCGAATTCCCAAAATGGGAAGACGGTCAAAGGTAAGGTTTCACTGATTTCAAAGTCAGATATTTACAGATTGATTGTAAAGTCAAAACTTGAATCATCAGATCAGTTTGAATCATGGATATTTGATGAAATCTTACCAAGAATTGAATCAACTGGTGCTTACATTGAAGAAGGTAGAGAAGAGGAAATGGTTCAGAAATATTTCCCATCGTTCTCAAAAGAAGTTCAGACAGAAATGGTCAATGACTTGATTAAGCAGAATAAAGAATTGAAAGAGTTCTATGACGACCTGATGAACACCGAAGGCTTAATGAGTATTAACACAATGGCAAAGGAACTTGGAATTGGCGAGTACAAGTTGTTTGCTTTCCTTAGAAATAAGAAAGTATTCTTCTATGATAAAGATATGGTAAATGTACCTTATGAGAGATTTAGGAAAGAAGGCAAATTTGCTGTAAGGGAAACACCTTGCCATGATGGAAACATCAGATCAGTTACATACGCAACTAAGAAGGGACTTGATTATGTAAGGAAGCTTCTTAGGAAGAACGGATATTATCCTATAACTGAATAAATAATAAACTGAGTGTTGATATGAAGCATTCGACTTGTTCTATACTTCTCAAGTCAAAAGAAGTAGTGTATAATAATAAAGAAAGCGAGAATGAAAATGGCTATTCAAAAGTTAGATAAATATATACCAAAATCTGCAAAAACGATGCCTATATGGATAAAAGAAAACTCAAATGATTTGGCATGGGATTTGGTGTATTTGACAGACGATGAGAAATATTTTGTATCTATTGATCATAAAAGGGTATATCCTGTAAGAGAAAGTCTTTTATGGAATATGGTCGATGTACCAACAAATTGAAACCAAGCTTGTGGATGGAGATGATATTATGATAAATGTACAATGGGAAGAAAATGGAAAAATTCAATATGAGAATTTTTTACATGAAAGTTCAGTTAATGATTTTGTAGCTGATTTAAAAAAGAGAGAATGTGTAGGTATAAAAATTACAAAAGATATTGAAAAAGTTACTGCGGAGAGAATTAGAAGATATAATTCTGGAATAAAAAATACTGGAATCTAGGTTTACCATTACATTAGAAAGGAATGATTAAAATTATGAAAGATGGAAAATTTAAAAAACTTATATTAGATGCATACAAGAAATCATTTGAAGGAAATCTTGTTGGTATTTTATATAATGTTGTTTCAACGCATGGGTTTTCTGATATGAAAGACATTGATGGTTTTGTAGAAAATTGCAACCCAGATATGCTACATTTAAAGTCGAAACTTACAGGAAACGAAATTGATGTATATGAATGGGAACTTGAAAATTATAAAGTTAAAGAAAGTGAGAGTACAATTTATATTAAATGTAAAAATAAGATGGAAGTAGCGTTAATGTATTAGGCAAAGAAATTAACTTTCTTGGGACTGTGAAAGGAGTAATCATATGATTAAAATAACAGGCAAGACTAATAAATCAGAGATTGCAAATGCAATTCAGAAATATAATGGAGCTGAAATTTATTCATATTATAATACGATGCTACCATTTGAGCATTGTTACCATGTCAATGATGATGAATGTAATGTTGTAGAGTTTTGTGATTTTATAGTAGATAACGTAAAAGAAAAGGTAAATGAAAATGATGGTCTTCCATTAAGTATGATTGTGATATATACAAATCTATCAGATATATCTGATACTGGTCACTTATATGCTTATGCAGCAAGGCTTGAAGAAGTAGAGAAATTAGTTGGAACAGTTGTTGTGATAAGCCAATGAAAGAAAGAATGATTTACTCGGAAGATTGGAAGAGGTGATATAAATGAAATTAATAGAAGGAAAGAAATATAATATACTTGGTGAGAAGGCATATTATGCTGGTAAATGTGATGGGTTTTGTGGACAAAAATGTGATTGTTGTGGTAGGAAATTAGAGGCTGGTTATTTGTTCCATGTACCGGTATTAGAAACAACTACATATGAAGAAACTGAAAATGGAAAATTTAAGGATCAGATTAAAATTGGGAATACTTGCATTACGAAATTAAAAATAGAGGAGGTGATATAAGTAGAGTAATTGACGATTTCATTTTAAATTAGTAGGAAAATCAAAATGGTAAAATGTGAATTATGTGGACAGGAAATGTTAAAAACAGATGGCTGTTTATGTACAAAGATAAGATATAATGGAAAAATATACAGTAGAATTCGTTTTGGTGAGGAATTTGATTTATATGCAGGAATGGTAAATGAAGATGAATAGAAACAAACATTAGAAGCAGAAACAACTGCTTCTTTTTTATTGCAGAAAATGAGGTGATAAATATGTGTAAAAGAAACGGACATCCAGAACGAAGTTCAAAATTCATCTATCTTAGATGTCTTAAGGAAAATCAAGTTGGCGATGGAATACCAAGGATAAAGACAAAAGAAAAGGGACACATAAAAGATATCGTGTGTTTGTGTACAGGTCTAAAAGAAAAAAAACGAAAAATCTTGAGGTAAGGTGGTGTGATAGTTTCCCTGAATGAAATATGCAAAAGAAATACAAAAAGATTATTATAATGATGACGGAAATTTGTTGTCAATTTGGGAGAATAATAAATACGATAGTATAATTTGTTAGATTGGAGTGATTTATATGTTAGCTGTATGTGTGAATGAGAAAATTGGGGATAATGTGGTAACGTTTCCAGGAAATTTTACCAAAAAAGAAAAGGAAAAAGTAAAAACAAAAAACTCAACAAAAATGTGGTGTTTGAAAAATAAGGAAGAAATAATGCAACTATACAATACATTTAAGCAAAAAGTTGTAGAAGCACATACAGTTTCAAAACATAGAACAGCTATGAGAAATCTTACTATGTATGTATGTGCTATTAATATTGGGTTAAGAGGTGGCGATTTTTGCAATCTAAAATGGTCTGATATTTACGATGATAACTGGAAATTCAAACTTCATGCAGAATATGTACCAGAAAAGACAAGAAAATGTCATAAACATATAGATTTAACATGGAGCAGTGACTTTGAAACGGTTTTGGGAAAATGGAAAAGTGTGATTAAACCAGAAGACATTAACAGTTATATTTTTGTGAGTCAAAAAGGTGGAAAAATCACGGAGAAGGCATGGTATAAAATAGTAGAAAATACACGTAAAGAAGCTGGTATTGAACAGAAAATTGGTACACATGGTCTTAGAAAGACAATGGCTAATCAATACATTAAAAATTCAGATGATAAGACACAGGCATTATTAGAGGTGTCGACAATGTTCGGGCATTCAGATTTAAGAATAACCGAAAGATATGCTTGTTTGGAAGATGAAAACATCAAAAAAACAAAGCAGAAGATGGCGTTTTTATATTAAAAAGGACGATACTTATTTGGTATCGTCTTTTTTAATAGAAATTTTCAATTTTAAATAATTGCAAATTTTTAAAAGTGTTGATAATTGTGGATTTTCTCGACTAAAAACATTACTAAGAGCTTGTTGTGTCATATTTAGCTCATTAGCCATTTGTTTCTGAGGAATATCCTGTAGTATCATTTCACGCTTTATATCTGCGATTATTCCCTTTGCTGTTTGCATATAGCACCTCCTAATATGTTTATTATACAACTTATATAAATAATAATCAACATATAAGTTTATTTTTGTTTAAAATTTTATAAACTTATATATTGATTTATACACTCGGGAGTTGTATAATAAAGATGTTCAAAGGAAGCGAAGAAAAGAAAGGAGGAATAAACAAATGGAAGTAAATACTTTTGACATTGTTAAAGTTGATTTTGGAGATGTTGTTTTTGCAGGAGAACAAGGAGGAATTAGACCAGCAGTGGTTATTCAGAATGCATATGGAAATATCTATTCTGGTACAACAATAGTAATTCCTTTTACAACTCAAATAAAACACATTCAACAACCAACACATTCCTTCTTTTATAAAGATATTGAAAAAGGATTGATGAAAGATTCAATGTTATTAGGAGAATGTGTTAGACAGGTTTCAAAAAAGAGAATAAAAAAGAAGCTTGGGGCTATAACAAAGCTTCAAGAAAAGAAAAAAGTAAAAGCTGTTTATGATGCTAACTTTGGATCAATTGAGGAGGAGTAAAATGGAATATGTAATTATGTCATTAGAAGAGGCAAAAAAGGTAGCTAAAAAGGATGCTATTGTATTAGTTGCAAAGCAGGATTTAGAAAAGTTGGATTGTAACATTGGATTTGAAAAAAAGAAATTTGGTGATTGTCATAACATACTGGAAGAGGCTGTTACAATTGCAAAAGTATGTGATGAATTTGCAAATCAGCTTAGAATTTTTTCAGAAACACAAGCTGATATAATAAATTATTCCAATAAAGGGAAATTAACTACTATGTTGTTTTCTAAGCTGGAATAGGAAAATATCGTGTTGATTGGAAAATATTTCAATTGACACGAACACTTGACACGAACGCTTGTTCGATGTATAATTAAGCATAATAAAAAAGAGCCTAGCTTTTTCGATATGGTATTGGCAGTACCAAATCAAGCTAGACTCTATACATAAACATGATGCTTACGCACCTGTCTTCATAATACATATAGTTTCAAAGAAAGTCAAGTGCGTTTCGCATAAAATTCACAAGTATCAAAAATAAAACAGAGAATAATACTATGTCGGACTATTTGTTTTGGAAAATAGTTTTGTTTTCTGTACAAAAAATTAAATAAGGAGTGATTAAAAATGTTTATTTTAACAGACGGCAAGTATTATGTAATGGAAAATCCAATGAAGATTGGAGATTACATAAAAACCACATCACCTGTACAAGCGAAGCAGTTTACATATAAACAAGCTAGGAATCTAGTTCAGAAGAGTAGGAAAAAGTATTCTTGGATTAAAAAATTTCAGCTTGTGGATGTGGATAGTGGTGAGAAATCAAGCAAATCCCTCAATTATAAGGGAAATGCGGATGTATATGTGGATGAAAACATAAAATTCGATGATTCTATTTTGGATAAGATTATAAAAGAGTCAAATTCAATAATCGGATTAGCTGGTTGGAATCTCCAACAGCTCAATACATATGAAAATCTATTAAATACTCAACTTAGCATGTGTGACAGTGCTGAGAGTGATATAAAACACGCTCTTGAGAAGTATAAAGAAGATAACAATGGAAAGAAGCCACAAGCACATAAGGCGGCTAAAATTGGTTATTTGTTAGATGATATTAGAGATCGGCATAAGAGAATAAAACATTGTATTAGATGTGTAAAGGTTATGCAAGATGCTGTCGCATATCAGTATAGTATTAGTAAGATAAAGTTTGAGTTAAGCAAGGTCAGTAACGGAGAATATAAGGGCAGAACAGAATACTGGAAGATGGCTTTGGAGATATTAGAGGATTGAGGTGTATAAAAAGTGACAATTGCAGAGGAAATGAAAACATATTGTGACAACAATATGAAAGAATTAAAAAAAATATGTTATCCAATGTTGGTTAAAATAGGTGGAATATCAAATAAGGACTATGACGATTTTTATTCCATTGCGTTAGAAGTATTAGCTGACAGCGTTGTAAAATACGATGCCAGTAAGAGTAAATTTAGAACGTTTTTAATCGGAAATATAAAAAGAAAATTTAATACAGAAGTTAGAGATAGAAATAGAAAAAAGAGAATTATACATAATAACACTATTTCAATTGATGTGCCAATAAACGATGATTCAATAAATATTATTGAAACGATTTCTGATAATACAACAATTGAAACACTGTTGTTTTCAGAAGGAAGTGAAAAGTATAGTGATAAGATGGAAAGCTATTTAAGCAGGTTGTCTCCTTTACAAAAGAAAGTATTATATTTGATCAGTGTTGGTTTTCTAAAAGGAGAAATACTAGAAGAATTACATATTAGTAGTAAAGAATATCAAGATTGCTATGAAGCAATTCATTCATATAGAAATACGTCAATTTTAATGTAGTTTGCAGAGGAGGATAAACAATGGCTAGACCACGAAAACAGGTGTATACGATGAAACAATATTTAGAAGATGTAAATGAAGGATATATTAGCAATGACGCAGACACACAAAGAAATCCAGCGTGGAAAGCCATTGTGGATGGGTTATCAGTGACTATACTTACAGATGATTACATTCCTTCTATTATTCTAGCAGAAGAAGATAGTGGACAGATTAAAATTGTTGATGGTGGAAGTAGAACGGCTGCTTTTCAGATGATTAGATATGGAAATTATAAGATAAAATCATCAGTGGAAAATCCAATCATCGAATATAAGAAAATGGTAAAAGATGATAATGGGAAAATTAAATGGGAAGACGCTGAGTTTGATGTGCGAAATAAAACATATGAACAATTTCCAAAAGAGCTTCAGAAGAAATTTGACGCATATCAAGTTGACACAGTTGTTCATGAACATTGTAATAAAGATAAAATTTCGATGTACATGAAGAGGTACAACGAAAGAAAAAATTTCTCAACAAGTCAAAAGCAATTTTTGTATTTAGCTAACTTTGCAGAGCGTATCAGAGAAATTGCAAGGAAAGGGTTTTTTGTCAATTGTTGTGTTGTAAAGGAAACGGAAAAGGATAATGGGATTCTTGAACGTATTATTAGTGAATCTGCAATGACAATGTTTCATTTTGATAAGTGGAACAAGAATGGAAAGAAGTTGGCAATGTATCTAAATGATAATGCAACAGATGAAGAATTCAACAAATTGGATAAATATATATCCCGTTTGGAGAATATAGTAAATGACAAAACAAAAGAATTATTTACTACAAAAGATTCGTTTATCTGGATTACATTGTTTAATAAGTTTTCAAAAACAGGACTAGATGATAAAAAGTTTGGTGAATTTCTTACTGAATTTGTAAATGGCTTGAGGAATAAGGCGGTTGACGGAAAGTTATTTGATACAGTTGATAATAACGGAAGCACAAAAGATAAATCCGTAATTGCTGATAAATTACATATTTTAGAGGAACTTATGAATGAATTTTTACATATTGATACAACAGAAACAAATAGTAAAGAGAATAACAATACGGAAGAAACTATCCTTTCATTTGTTCAGGAAAATGCAAATCCTGACGCTACAGAAGAGGATATTGAGTTTTATAGAGATATGATTGAGGATTGCGTAAAGGTGGACGAGCCTGTATATCAGCAATGTGAAAGAGCTGTAATTGCTATTATGGCTTATGCTTGTACGAAAGAGCAGGATGAAGAATTTGAAGAGTGGATTCAAAAGTATAAGAATCAGACAAATTTTAGTCCTTCACAGAAAACAAACTTTACATATATGAAAAACAGTTTTGATAATTTCGTACAGAAAATGGCTGTATAGACTGTATAAAAACTTGTTAATTACAGAAGCCAGAAAGCGTCCGATTATTCAATCAAATACATAGCCAAATCTGGCAATTCTCATATTCTTTGTGAGTATGATTTCTGTTTTTATATAAAAGGAAAATTCTCTTTCTTTGGATTGTGAGGTGAAAATATGTCAAAATTAAAAGACATATCAGATTATGAAGACGAGATATTAGAAATATTTCATACAAGATTTAGTGATTTGCCATCAAAATATTTATCAGATGATGGAAGCGCACTGTTTACAAGCACTGAAGCATTAATGGTATTGGAAGATACATTAAATTGTATTTTTAAAGACTAAGAATGTTCGATTTCTTTGGAAAATGAAAGGAGATAAAATATGAGACATGCAAACGATGCGAAAGTAATGAAAATTGATGACAAGTTAGTTGGATTCAATTTAGGTGCAGATTACTGCGCAGAACACGAATGGGGAATTAAAGGTATCTTAAGAGAATTTCAAGTGAATACAGGTAAAGTTGGAATTGAAAAAAGAATGGTTACAGTTGTTCCAAAATTATTGATATATAAAGATATTACATATAGAAAGATTAAATGCCATCTACTTGCTTTAGTGTCATGTTGGCATTTTGACAAAGACATTAAAATTACAAAAGATAATTTAGATAGCTGGGAACTTTATGATTATTATCTCGAAAAAAATGGAATTGCAACTGCGTGGGATGAAAAAAGTTTTGCTATCCTTGTAACAGACAAATATGAAAATGAATTAAAAGAATTGTATAATGCATTCCTAAATCTTGATGTTGCGGTTGGAATTGCACCATCAGAAGTATTCAAAAATGGTGGGTTAAAATTTTGTATTAAATCAAGTCTTCCAAAAGAAACAATTGAGAAAATCAAAGCTGATGACTTAGACTATATTGCATTACAGAAAGCGGCAGAGAGAACTAAAATTAAGAAAATTTTAGAGAAAGCAGGAAAGAAATATCATGCATTATCTCCTCGATGGAAAGATAAAAATAAAAAAGAAATAGTCTTTTGGTTAAATCCTTATTATCAGGATATAGATAACTTTGGATGGTTTACAGTTAATGATTTGAAAGACTGGGCAAAAGGTAAGGGTAAAATACCAATGAAAAAGTAACAAGAAAACTTCGTTTCCTTTGGATTATAAACGGAGAATATAACAATAGAAGCAATTAACAAAAAATAAATATAAGAAAGAAGAGGTACAAAACATGGATGGATTTATGATGTTTAAGAAGGCTTTACAGAAGCACTTCGATGAAATGCAGAAAGAGGCAACACATTTATTTGAGGTAAATGTAGATAAGGATGAATTATGGAATACATATCTTGATAGCTTCCCTGCTGGTACAAATGAGATTTTCAGAGAGCGTAGAGAACATGATTGTAGTTGTTGTAGACAGTTTATTAAGAATATTGGTTCTGCTGTCACTATCAAGGATAATCAGATTCACACAATCTGGGAACTAAATCTTGGCGACACAACATATCAGCCAGTATGTGATGCACTTGATGCTTTCGTAAAAGCTCATACAGTTACAGATATTTATACAACTAAGTTCCCTAAGATTGGTACAGATTTTAACTTTGAGGAAATCAATGGAAAGTCTCATCAGTGGGATCATTTCTTCTTAGAGCTTCCAAGCAAGTTCGTAAATAGAAGTAGTCGTTCTAACGAGGAAGTTAAAGGACAGTTCAGAGATACAAGAAACGTATTTAAACGTTCTCTCGATGAGATTACTATGGAAGCACTTGATACAATTCTTGAACTTATCAATTCAAATACACTTTACAAGGGTGAAGAGTGGAAATGTGTACTCACAGAGTTCAAGAAGTATAAGAAGGAATACGATAAGCTGACTTCTGATACTGAAAAGGATTTATATGCTTGGGAGAAGTCGGTAACAGCAGGTATGGCTATCGGTAGAATTAGAAATCATTCTATTGGTACACTTCTTATTAATGTAAGCGAGGATATGGATTTAGATACAGCAGTTAAGAAGTATGAGCAGATTACCGCTCCGAGCAATTATAAAAGACCAAAGGCTATTTTCACAAAGAAGATGCTTGAAGATGCAAAGAAAACAATCACAGAGCTTGGATATATGGATTCATTACAGAGAAGATTTGCTAATCTGAATGATATTACTGTGAATAATGTGCTGTTTTCGAATAAAAGTGCTGCAAGAAGAATGGTTGGAGCTGATGATATTTTTGGTCAGATGGAGAAGGATGTAGCTGTAAGCCCTAAGAAGTTCTCAAAGGTTGAAGAGATCTCAGCACAGGATTTTATTGATAAGGTACTTCCAACTGCAAAGGAAATTGAAGCATTTGTAGAGAATAAACATGAGAAGAACTTTGTTTCTATGATTGCACCTGTTAATTCAGATGCTAAGACAATGTTCAAATGGAATAATGGATTATCTTGGGCTTATTCAGGAAACATTACTGACTCTGATATGAAGCAGAATGTAAAAGCTGCTGGCGGTAATGTCGATGGTATACTTAGATTTTCAATTCAGTGGAACGAAGAGGGACATGACAATTATGATCTTGATGCTCATTGTATTGAACCAGATAAGAATGAAATCTTCTTTAGTAATTGTAGAAAACCAAGCATGTCAAGAATGGGTGGTCAGTTAGATGTTGATATTATTGATCCAAACGGAAAGGTTGCAGTAGAGAATATTACTTGGGAAGATTTATCAAGGATGAAGCCGGGTGTTTATAAGTTCTTTGTACATCAGTATTCAGGCAGTGTAAGACATGGATTCAGAGCCGAGATTGAGTTTAATGGAGAGATTTATAAGTTTGATTATAGTAACTCAATGAGAACAGGAGAAAAGGTTCAGGTCGCAGAAGTAACGCTCGATGAGAATGGTAACTTCTCAATCAAGGAGAAATTAGCAGGTAATTCATCTATTTCAAGTCGTGAGATTTGGGGTGTAAATACAAATCAGTTTGTTCCTGTATCAGTAATTAGTTACAGTCCAAACTATTTTGACGAGCAGGATGGAATTGGTCATAGACATTTATTTTTCTTCTTGAAGGATTGTGTAAATAGCGAAGAGCCTAATGGGTTCTATCTTGAGTTCCTTGACAATGATTTAATGAAGCATAAGAGAGTATTTGAGGCTTTAGGTGCTAAGTGTCATGTAGAAGATACTGATGATCAGCTTTCAGGAATTGGATTCTCTATGACAAAGAGAGCAGATTTAGTTGTCAAGGTCAAGGGTGCAACAGAGCGTGTAATGAAGATTAAGTTTTAATTAGAAAAAGGAGATTATTATTATGACAAACAACGAATTATTTATCAACGCAACAAGATCAAATTATCAGTTCCCATTCAGAGGAATGATTAACGTAATTGATTTGTGGGATTTATCTCTCACAAATCTGGACTCAGTATTTAAGACACTCAATGCAGAAGTAAAGAAGTCTGAGGAAGAGAGTCTTTTGAATACTAAGTCAAAGGAAGATGAAGAGATTTCTAATAAGATCGAAATTGTTAAGTACATTGTTGGTGTGAAACTTGAGGAAAAGAAGAAGAGAGAAGACGCTAAGAAAAATGCTGAGATGAGACAGAGATTGCTTGAAATCAAGGCTAAGAGACAGGATGCAGCACTTGAAAATATGTCTGATGAGGATCTGGATAAGGCACTTGCAGAATTAAGCGAGTAATTGTTGTAAATATACCATATATAGTATTTGGAATAAGTAATATATGCTATATATGGTATATAATTTATATTCACAGTAAACGCACATTTCTTGTGAAATTTTGGAGGTGAAATAAATGGCAAAATGGGGAACTAAAAATCCACCACAGAAAAAAAGGAAGATATTTGGTAACAATAGAAACATCTTTTGGGAGACAGGTAAGACAAGCTGATAGATGTGAATATCCAAAGGGAAATTGGACATGGAATGTTTTACCAAATGGTAGCACCGTAGATGTGATTGCGTGGCAGAAATGTCCTGAACCATATAGAGGATAAGTGAGGTGAGAGAGTGAAATTATATAAAAAGCAAATCAGACCTATTGCTCAAGGTGGAGCATGGCAAGGATTTAATCCAGAATCAACACCATTAAGCGATTGGATTGATATTGAAGATAGCGAAGAACAGATTGAAAATCAGTTAAAAGAAAAATGGACTGGCGAAGAGATGTTCAAAATAACACATAACAAAATGAGGTGGCTCGAATTTGAATATAGGTTTGTAGAAGTTGAGTCATAAATAGAGAATAATCTAATATAGAAGTAATTCTATTCACGGCTGATCAGCCAAATTTTCCTGAGAAGAGAGGTGATAAAGTGAAGAAATATTGGAAAACAGGTGAAAAGAATGACTTTGGTAAGGAATGTTATAAATTACATTTTAGTCAATTTTATGAAGAAGATGATGAAAATGTAGTAGCTGGTTTTGTACAAGATGAGACAGACGAAAACATATTTATATATATGTATCAAAAGAACTAAATGTTGAATATGATACACTATTTGCAGACAGTATAGAAGATGCAAAGCATCAAATCGAAGACATGTTAATAGACAATTGGAATGATGAGATTGATTATTTAGAAAATCGAATTAAATCATTTCAAGATGGAGAATAATCAAATATAGAAATTTCTATCTTGGCGATTCAGCCAAATTTTCCAAATAAAAGTAACAAGAAATATTTTTTTCTTATGGTTTTTAGCAGACGTGTTAATTCCATAGGATTTTATAACAAAATAATATTAAAACGAAAGGATTTAACAGTAAATTCTAGGATAAATGATTGCGCAATCTCTGTAGATTAAAGGATTTTGACAGAGAATAAAGAAAAAAATAATTATTGTGAGAAGAACTGGAAGTTAGTGAACTTCTGTGAGTTCGATAAATATGCAACAAGTTCTTATTGTGTTATTCATAATGAGAACGAAAGTAAAAATCTTGGTGATATTACTAAGGTTAATGAAACAAAACTTGAACCATTTAACATGATTTGTGGAGGATCGCCCTGCCAAGATTTTTCGGTCGCAGGTAAGCAGAAAGGTTCTGTATGGACTTGCAAAGATTGTGGACATGAGTATAACCCACTAACAGTTCATTGGTCAGAAAGAGATAAGTGTCCATGTTGCGGAAGTAATAACATTGAGAAGACTCGTTCATCTCTTTTGGTAGAGTATCTGAGAGTTATCAGAGCAAATAAACCGAATTTCGGTATGTACGAGAATGTAAAGAATATTGTTGGAAAGCAGTTTAAAGATACATTTAAAATGTTCACAGATGAGTTGGATGAGTATGGATATAATGTGTACTGGAAAGTTCTAAACGCAAAAGACTATGGCATTCCTCAGAATAGAGAGCGTGTATATCTGATTTTTATCAAAAAAGAATTGGATAACGGCAAGTTTACATATCCTGAACCATTTGATAATGGAATGAGATTAAAAGATATTCTTGAAGAGAATGTTGATGAGAAGTTCTATATTTCAGAAGATAAGGTTCAGAAGTTTATTCAGACATTACATATTGATAAATCAGATGAGGGATCTAATACGCCCAAGTTTGTTGGAAATGTAAATAGACCTGATTTCGGAACTGGTTATGCAGGTGGCGTGTGGGATGCCAATAATATTTCACCGACATTGACTACTATGCAAGGTGGTGGCAGACAACCTCATATTATGCAGGGTATTGACAAATTATATAATAATACAAAACAGATTGAAATCGCAAATTGTCTTACTGCGAGAGAAGATAGAGGAATCTCAAATAGAAAGTCTGAAGGAACTGCTGTTCTTGAAGTTGGAAGAACAGATAATCATCAAAAAGGTGGCGTATATTCTACAGATGGCATAAGTCCAACATTATTAGCAACATCATATAAGCAGCCAGTACAAATTAAAGTAGATAATATTGGAAATATAAATCCATCTGGCAAAGGTATGAATGGCAATGTGTTTGACGAGAATGGATTAGCACCGACTCTTACAACAAATAAGGGTGAGGGTAATAAGATTGCAATTCGTCAGGCAACTAAGAAAGGATATATTGAATGTGAACTTGGTGGCGTAGCTGATTTATCATATCCAGAGTCTAAAACAAGAAGAGGTAGAGTTCAGGAAAATGGTCAGATTTGTCCAACAATTACTGCAACTGAGACAGGTGTTTGTAGAATTGAATCACCTATTAGAATCAGAAAATTAACTCCAAAGGAGTGTTTTAGGCTTATGGGATTTTCAGATGAGAATTTTGAAGCTGCTGAGAAGATGGTAAGTAACAGTCAGTTGTACAAGCAAGCAGGGAATTCCATCGTAGTAGATGTTTTATATTACATATTAGTTGAGTTATATAAGGCTATGCCGTATCTGTTTGAGGATTTGAGATTAAGTAGCTTCTTCTCTGGCATTGGTGCATTTGAGATAGCATTAAACAGATTATATGAAGGAATTAACTCTGGAAATTTTACAAGCCCACAAGCAAGTTCTGCTTGTGGTGATTCAGATAAGAAAATTTATATATATGATGACTATAATAGCAGGTTTACAAAAGATCAAGAACGAATATTAACTATCACAACAAATATCGGAGCAAGTGTATTACGAAATGGAATAAAGCTTGTTGAAGTATCAAATGTTTGCATTGATGACACACAAGGTTTTGACGGAATAAGATTTTATAATGGTTATACACCAACATTAAGAAGTCAGCGAAGCGGATTAAAGGTTTTTGAAGATACAAGTAGAAAATAATACAATAGGTAGTTAAAAACAAAACAGTATATACAATATATAGTATTAAAATGTTGCAATAAATACTATATATTGTATAAAAATCAAGACCGAAAGAAAGCGGAATTTCTTTGGAAAAGGAGAACAAAAATGGATTTATTATGGATTTACACTTTTGATGACGGAATCGAAATAACCCTTGTAAATCAAGGCTTTTCGATGGGTGAATTATGGAAAATGGAAGAATTACACGGAAAATGTACACAAAGGACAAAATCAGTAAAAATTTTAGCCAATGAAACATAGATTTCATAGGAGGATTGATATTTTGAAAATGGTAGAAATGAATATTTCGGTTAGATTATATACAATTTTACACAAACACGGGATTGAAAATATTGAAGATATGAGTAATTACACATCTGATGACATCATTCATTGGAAAGATATTGGAAGAAGATCATTGGAAGAATTATTAAATACAATGAAAAGCAATAGTGTCAAATTTAAAGGAGAATAAAACAACAGGAGGTAAACAATATGGAATATAGAGAGATTGATTTTCTTTGCGGTTGGACTATTGAACGAGCTGTAAAGGAATTGCACGAAAGAGCAAAGGATAGCAATAAATATTGTGGTGAATTCAATGGGAATAAACTAACATCTGATATGTCTTTAGATGATGCTTATATGCTTTGTACAGGTAAAACTTTTGACGAATTTAATAAAGAGCAAGAAGAAGGTCGTCAAAGATTAATTCATGAAGAGGAAGAACACAAAAGAAAAATCCCTGAATTATCAAAGTATTGGATAGAAGAAGGTCATAAGGTTTTATCTAAAGATAAATGGAATATGTGGGATAAATGTGTTCCTATTCGACTTAATGATCTATACAGAGGAATGGAACTTGGTCAGTGCTTAGATATTATCAAAACTATTAAAGAAAAGTCTATCCAAGATGGAATTGAAATTATGAAAAATCAGGGACATTCTGGTATGTCATGGGGATTAATGAAGTCTATGATTAGAGAATTTTGTGATTGTGGCAATGAGTTCTTAGAACAGTTAGGAGAATAATATGGCAGGATTTATATCAAAACAACCAAATGGATTATATTGTAGATTTTCGAGTGTCACAGATTGCCCTACGGCATGGAATATGACAAGAGAAGATTATATCAATATGAAAATACAGGAAGCAAAAGAAGATGCTGAAGATGTGCTGGATAATTATTTGAAGCCGTTTGATATGGTGGTGGATATGTACTGTCCAAACAATATGAAAAAAGAGGAATTTGATAAGTTTCTTGAAGAGACTGGGTATGGTAAGAAATCTGAATAAAGCAGAGAATAATATAACAGGAGGTATAAAATGGTAAATAAAAAGTCGTGGAAGCAATTTAGAGATAGTGGATTACTTTGGTGGATCAATATGATTTTGCATACGTTTGGATGGGCTATTTTTGTTTGTGTAGATGATAACGGTGAAGCTATAAACGCCTATCCTGCTAGAGTAAAGTTTCGTGGATTTGGAGAGATGAACAATACTGAAGGATATATCAAAGTAAGTCAGTACATGAAGGAAAATATATCTGATTTGTTAGAAGAAGCTGAGAATTAAAGGAGAACAAATCATATGAAGAAATGTATAATTTTAGAAATGGAAAATAGTCAGATTTTTGAGAAAATTATGAATAATTATTTAGATGATGGATACAAAGTAGAATCTAGCTCATGTAATAGTAGATATTATAAGGCAATTCTTGTGTTAAAGGAGGACGAATAAATAATATGAAGAAGAAAATTTTATATAGTTTGGCTTTACTATTAGCATTTATGTTTATATTAACTGGCTGTGCAAAATGCATTAGTACAGAAACATCTACAGTTCAAGTAAAAATAATAGATGAATATCATAGGGCTGCTTATACAACAATGCATTATAGTCCTGCGACTAAAACGATGTTGCCACAATCGCATCCAGCAGTTTATAGAATTACTGTTGAATATAACGGTGTAGAATATAACATTTCTGGTAGTAATACATATAACAAATATTCAGACAAAATTGGAGAATATGTTGATGGAATATTAGAAACCAAGAAATATGACGATGGTACTGTTAGATATAATATTGTTGACTTACCATAGTAAATAAACGATATTACAAAAAACGCAGCAAACCGAAGTTTCTTTGGAGTTAGGAGGTAGAAATGGCGAATTTAAATTTAGAAGATTTTAGTGAAGAATACAGAAAAACAGCACCAATAGAGTGTTCTTTGTATTTAGCTTCTTGTTTAGACGAAGATACACAAACGCAGTTAAAGAAAGATTGGAACGAAGCTGGTGGTGTTAAAGTAATTCCATATTGGAAATGGTGTATGGAACATATTGATGTAACCTATCACAAATAAGAGAATAATACATTGAAAGAAATCTTTCATTCGGTCAGGAGGTGTGAAATGTTAGATATTTGTTATGAAGCATTTGAAGATTTAAAAGACGATATTGAGAATAATGATTTTATAGAGACAAAATATTTAGACACATGGGATTTTGAGGATGAATATTCACATAATCATATTGATGAAAATCGAGATAAATTCATTGATATGGCAAATGAATATTTTAAAGAGAATAATTTACCATATGTTATGCGAGAAGTATGCGAAAATGCAATGGTATGTGATAAGGATGGAGAGATTTTAAGAAGAGGAAAATAATACAGTGAGGTGATTTTACATGAAAATTTTATCATTAAACAACGAACATATTAAAAAGGATACAGAAAACTTAGGATATGGATGTGTTTGTCCTAATTGTTGTACTGCTTTTATTTTTGATAGTAAAGATATTATTAGACCACGAACACCTTTTCCTGATCCTAAAGATTGTAAAGTTGTATGTCCTAACACGAGTTGTCACAGGATATTGTCAATGGATAATCCATGTATCCATGCTTTTAAAAATAGTGATGAAAAATATGAATTTGAACACAGATATGACGAGTAGGAGAACGAATAAATGGCTGATAAATTAATAAATAAACAGTTGGTAGACATTGACGAATTATTGCAGTTTCTATCAGATAATGGATTTGATATTGACGATGGAGTTTGGAACAAACATGAAATGTCTTTAAGAGAGGTATTTGACGAGTACAAGAAGAATACTATTCCAGATGTAGAAATTGGACAGACTGTATGGGTTATTAGTAAGGATTATCATGATATATATTCAATTAAAGAATGTCATGTACATAAGAAACATATTAGAGCAAGGTATACGTTTTCTGTGAGAGGTAGACATTATTATTGTGGAACTTTTACGAAAAACAGTATTGGCAAAACTGTGTTCTTTTCAAAAGAAGCTGCTATTGAGTCAGTGAATGGTAAGGAATATAAGCTGGAAGAGTGGACTTGAAACTCGCATTTCATTTTAAAAAAAGGAGAGTAAAAAATATGAAGGTAACGATTGATTTAGAAAATTTAGAGTCTCTTGTACAGAATACAATGGAGACTAATATTGAAAACATTGTAAAAGAGCAGATTGAGGGAACTGTAAGAAAGGTTGCTGATAATCTTGCTAAGAAGATTATTGAAGAAAAGGTATCTGAGAATTTTCAGCGTTTTGTTGATGAATACATAGCAAATACTAAAATCAAAGTTGGTGGAGATTATTGGGGTGATACAGAAGAAAAGGAATATACAGTAGAACAGTATATTAAGAAGGAATTAAAAGAAAGACTTGATTCTAAAAAGCTTAGAGCTAAGAAGAAAGGACACACAAGTTCATATAATGATGATTTTGAAAATGTATCATTTGAGGAATATATCAACAGACAGTTTGATTTTGATGACATGATTAAAAAAGATCTTGATAAATTCATGGATGATATTCGTAAACAGGTTAATAAAACCATGAAGGAAACTTTTGACAACTCAACAAAGAGTATGTTATCAAATGCAGTTCTTAATATTCTTGGTGCAAATGAAACTTACAGACAGATAGAGAATAATATTAAGTGTATTGCAGACAAGCAGGTATAGGCTATGGAAGAAGAAATCTACGAAAACAATTATGAAGACTGCGATTACTGTGAAACGACATACTATGAAAGCGATACTGGATATCGTGAATGTGGTTGCAGTTTTATAACTGGTGATGAGAATGATTATCCATGTTTGGGTGGTGAATTAGGTTTTGGCTGCCCATTGTCATTCAAATATAGAATTGAGAAAAATTGAACTTCAAAAAGTGCCTAAAATAAGGGCTTTTAAAAATGAATTTTGACTTGAAATTTTGGATTCTTATGGAGGTATTAAATTGAGATATGGAAATGAATCAGATACAAATGAAACATATTGTTATGTAAGGATAGAACCATTATTAAATATATATTATGATACTCGTGCTATATTAAGTATAAAAAATAACCCTTATATAATAGAAAATCTTTTTGGCGTTCATGAAATATTTAAAAATAGTCATGGAGATTTGCAAATTAAAAGTTCGTATTTGGAGATAGTTGATTGTTCTCAATGGACAACTAAGAAAAATAAAGTTCTTTATTTATATAACGGTGGTTTTGTAACAGGTGGTATTATTCGTGAATGGAGTAAAAAACCTATAGAACATAAAATAAATAAAGTTGAGGAATATAAAAAGATTCAAAGTGAAATTGATGAATTAAAGGAAAAACAACATTCATTATTTACTAAATAACAGAGAATATAACAATGTAATTACAATTAAAGAAAGGAAAAAGGAAAAGCTCGTAAGGAATTATTTAAAAAGTACCCACCAAAATGTGTTTATGTTTCAAGCAGTCGTATCTTATGTGCGAAGAACGCTCTTTTTGATGAAATGAGAGCAGGTGGTGGTAGTGCAGTCGCTTATGCGTGGTTTTGCTTTGAGAAGGGTTATACAGGTGAAAGTAAATTAAAATGGATAAATTAACACAAAGATTAAATGAGGAGATGAGTAGTTGGGTTGGTGATTTAGTCACCAATTCCGACTTATCAAGCGAGAAATTATTAAAACGATACTCATATGAGTATTGTATCAAAGAAGAGATTGTTAATTATTTTTCAGAGAATGTTATATCAGATGACTTTGAAGAGTTCTTACTGAATAAAGAAGACACATTGTCTTATCTGTACGTTGAGTATATGGAAGATGATATAGCAAATATTCATAACGAAATAGAAGGATTTGTAAGTAATCTCTGTTATCGGTTTAGAACACAATCTGAAATGCCCTAAAATCAAGGCTTTCAGAGGTTAAAAAAGCCAAGGAAAACCACGTTTCTTTTGGTCATGAAAGTAGGTGAGAAAAATATATTTTAATTTAAATATTGAAGAATGGGAGCTTAAAAATGATTATGAAGACATCTATTTTCTGCTTCATTGTTTATACAATGCAAAAACTGAGTTATATGACAGAACTCTTACTGATATGAGAAGTAGGTACGATCCGACTGAAGCATTTATAGAGGGATGGAATAGAAGTAGATCGAATTGGTATTCCAAGAAATTATACGATAAATGTGTGAAATGCATTGAGTTAAAAACAAGAGGTCGTTTTGTACACAGATATTGGAAAGAATGCGTTTGGAAGTACGAAGGTCTTTCAGCACAAGGATGGATAAATTTATATCAGCAGTTGATTAAAGAAAATAAATACGACAATTGGATACTAAAATATATAGAAGATTGGAAACAGGGATGAAGCATTTCCTGTTGATTTTATCTAAGAGCGTTTCTGCTCACAATTTCCAAAATAAAAGAGAGAATAATTAAATAGAAAATAGAAAGAGAGGTACTAAAATGGCAGAAAGAGCATTAGCACATGTAGAAAAGATTGAGTGGATTAGACCGATTGAAGGAGCTGATAATATTGAACTTATTGGAGTTTTAGGATGGGTTTGCATCGCTAAGAAGGGCGAGTTTAATGTAGGAGATATGGCTGTTTATATTGAAATTGACAGCAAGTGTCCTGAAACAGATGAGAGATTTGCATTTTTAGCAAATAAGAAATTCAAAGTTAAAACTATGAAACTTGGCAAGTTCAAGGTAATTAGCCAGGGATTAGCCCTACCATTATCACTTTTCCCAGAATTACAGGATAGAAATATTGGTGATGATGTTACAGAAGCTTTGAAGATTACATATGCTTCTGAAGAAGATGCTACAAGAAAGACCAATAAGGTTGATCCAAATGCTAAATATAAGTCAATGGCAAAGCGTAGACCAAAATTATTTGCTAACCCAATTGTTAGAAGAATTATGAGATACAGCATTGGTCGGAAGATCATGTTTTTATTGTTTGGTCGCAAGAAAGATAATCCAAAGAAGTTCCCAGATTGGATTGTCAAAACAGATGAGACAAGAATTGAGAATGCACCATTTTATCTTCATAGTACCGAAAAGTGGATTAAGACTGAGAAATGCGATGGCACAAGCTGCACATTTGCAGTTGATAGATTGAAGAAGGGCAAGAACAAATTTGATTTTATTGTATGCAGTAGAAATGTAAGGCAGGCTGACAGAGAGCAGGCTTGTTATCACGAGTCGAATATTTATTGGGAATTGGCTGATAAATATGACATTGAAAAGATTCTTACACAATTTGCAACAGAGAATGACTATAACAGAGTTGTGTTACAAGGTGAAGGAATTGGCTCGGTTCAGGGCAATCCATATAAATTTACAGAGAATAAGTTATTTGTATTCAATCTGATTATTGATGGTACAAGACTTGGAACTATAGAAATGGCTGATTTCTGTAAGAGTCATGGATTAATAAGTGTGCCAATTATTGATACGGCTTATGAGTTACCTAAGACTATGGAAGAGATGAAACTTGAAGCTGATGGATATAGTGAATTAAATCCAAAGGTTAAGAGAGAGGGATTTGTATACAGAGATATTTCAGGGCAAAAAAGTTTTAAAAATGTTTCGAGAGAATATTTATTAAAGAAAGGCGAATAATGAGTAAATTACTAGATTTGTCTGGTCAAAGATTTGGAAGATTGATTGTCAAAAGACCTTGCAATCCATATGTGTCAAAATCTGGTAGAAAAAGAACAAGATGGTATTGTGATTGTGATTGTGGCTCAATGGATGTAGTTGTGTATACGGACAATCTAAGAAGAGGACATACTTTATCTTGCGGATGTTATGTGAAGGAAAAATTGATTCAAGCAAGTAAAAAATATAACAAATATGATATATCTGGTCACTATGGTATAGGCTGGACTTCCAACACCAATAAAGAATTTTATTTTGATTTAGAAGATTATAATAAAATTAAAAAATATTGTTGGTTTGAGGATAAAAATGGATATATAGTAACAGATTACAACAAACATAGGATTTATATACATAGATTGATTATGCTTGATGATTTGAATAGTGATACCTATATTGATCATATTGGTCATGTGAAGAATGATAATAGAAAATCTGCACTTAGAAAATGTACCCAGTCGGAGAACATGAGCAATTCTTCTATGTATAAAAATAATACAAGTGGTGAAACAGGAATATGGTGGTTTTCAGATAGAAATAGATGGGTAGCTGAAATAAGAGTAAATAATAAAAAGAAAATAATAGGATATTTTTCAGATATTAAAGACGCAGTAAAAGCAAGAAAAGATGCTGAAGAAAAATATTTTGGAAGCTTTTCATATGACAATAGTATGGAAGAGTATAAGGAGACTTTAAATGAATAAACCTACATTATATATCATGTGCGGTTTGAGTGGTAGTGGCAAGTCAACCATTGCTACTCAGATTGCTAATGAGAATCCAAATACAATAATCGTATCATCAGATGTAATTCGTAAAGAATTGACTGGTAATTACGAAGATCAAGAACACAATGAAGAAGTGTTTAAAATTTTTCACAATAGAATCCGCAAGAATTTGGAGAATAAAAAGAATGTAATTGCTGATGCGACTAATCTGACTATGAAATCTCGCAGAGCAATTATGATGAAAGTAAATGGTTTAAATGTTAGAAAAGTGTGTGTGATTATTCCAAAGCCATTTGAGCAGTGCAAAGAAGATAATTTACATAGAGAACACCCTGTACCTGACTTTGTGCTGGATAAGCAGATTAGAAAATTCCAGATTCCGTTCAAGGAAGAGGGTTTTAATGAAATTATTATTCATAAATTTCATAATACTAATGCAATGACCACAGGTGAATTGATTACTAAAATGAAAGATTTTGACCAGAAGAATCCTCATCATACTATGACTTTAGAAAATCATTGCTTTAATACATATGATTTATTTACAGAAAAAGGATATAAAGCTGAATACAACATGGGAGCAGTTCTTCATGATTATGGCAAACTATACTGCCAGACAATTGATGAAAATGGTATAGCTCATTATTATGACCATCCATCTGTCGGCTGTTATTTGGTTTTAGAGAGTTTAATGGAAGAGTTTAATAAGGTTGTATTAGATATATGTTTCCTCATCAATTACCATATGATGCCTTTTGATTGGACAACAGATAAAACAAAGCAACGTTGGAAAGAAAGATTTGGAGAATATAAATATAAGATGCTTTTAGATTTTAATGAATGCGATAGAGCGAGGTAATTATATGAGTAGCATTTCAGTTGGAGAATTAAAGTCTATTCTTGAAAATTATCCAGACGGTTACGAAGTCGTTATGAATATCAAGCATAAATATCCAATCTCTAAGGAAGAGGGTCTTAGAGGTTGGTGTGCTTGTATCAATGGTGTAAAAACCGATGATGATTTTCGAGAGATTAGGTTGATGAACTAGGAGAAATTTATGAAACTATTAGAAAAATATAGTTGTATTTTTTGCAAATATAGAAAACTTAACAAGAATCACGATTATGCTTGTATGGACAGTTGGGAGAAAGATAAATATGGTTATCCAATTGGCAAATGTAATTCATTATCAAATATATACTATGGTAAAATCATTGAACTTTTTCCATTCAAGCAAATTGATTATTGGCGTACTGAGAGAGCATATAAAAAAGAAGAAAAATATAATGAAGCAATGGATAAGAAATATGGAAATTGTTGTATAGAAACAGATGATTGGAGATTCATTTGGGGGATAACAAGTTGGGATGATTTATCTGGTCACGAAGCTAATATGTATACCATGAATGATATAGATATTATATATGACAAGCAGAAAAAAGAATATATGCTTGGAGTAGAAACAGCATATATGTTTGAAACATATGCTTCAGCGTGTAATTATCTAAGAACATGTTTGGATGCATTTTCAAAATATATGGACACTAATGGATTAGATAATAGGAAGCAGTATAGTTTATTCATGAGTAATCCTTGTACAAGTATGGTAGCTGATTCGATTGAAGAATTATATACCAATTTTAAAATTTTTGTTGATGGATTTTGCAATCAGAATACCACAGAAAATAAGAAGGATGGAGAATAAATATGTGTAACCGTTGTAATTATGACTCACCTGACAATCGGATATATGTTGAACCATTAACAAACGAATACTATTTGGATATTGAAACTTCTGAATGGGATGAATATGATGATGGATTTGTTCATCAGAAAGAATATATTGTGTATTGTCCTTGGTGTGGCAGGAAGCTGGGAGAATAAAATACAAGAGGTGATTCGATGAGATGCAGAGATTGTCCTTATGGGATTGAAAGCTTTGAAAAATATAAACCGTACATTGATGAAGAAGATGCTGAGAATTGTATTTGGTGTGATAAAGTTGGTGGAAAGATTTATGCTTTTGGTCATTGTAGCGATTGGTACGAACAGGATATAGAATGTCATAAAAATCGTACAAGAAAAAAGAGAAAAAACAAATATGAAAGAAACTTAAAATACAAGAATCACCTCAAAGATTTACATGAAACTGTTGGTGGTTATTATCCAACACCTGTTAGATATACGGACAAAATATGGATTAAAGGTGTTGGTTATGCTGAAAATCCAAAACCATATTATCAGAGATTATATCGTGGCAAGAGAAGTAAATATCTAAAACAACAGTCTAATAGGAAAATTCGCAGATATAAAGGTGAGTTACATAATGGTTATCAACATATCCATAAAATTTATGATTTTTGGTGGGAATATAGTTAGGAGAACGCATGAAGATAGAGTTAATCAAATTAAAATTCAATGATACCTATTCGTATAAGTATAAACCGTTTACGCATTGTTGTGAAGGAATCAAGAACGATGAGGCTATTGTATTTACAGGTGAAGATTTAGTATGCAACGATACTTTTGGATTAGTAGTAAGAGATTTAGATGATAATATAATTCCTCAATTTTGTACTTCATATACTGAAACATTTACCTCTTGGGGAGATGAATACGAACAGACAGACAATTATCCAATTCAGTTTTGTCCTCATTGCGGAGAGAAGATTGAAATTTCTGTTATAGAGGAGATTGATGTGTCTGATAAGTACAATGAACTGACTAAGCAACGTGAAGAATTATGGAAGAAGTGTCAGAGAACGGATAGTAAGAAGAAAGAATTTGAATTAAGAGAGCAGGTTAGAAAACTTGATGACCAGATTAACGATTTCTATGAATTGGGCGAGTGGAAAGGAGAATATTAAAATGGCAGTATTTAAGAATTTCAAAGATGATGAGCTGATCGTAAGTTGCAAGTGTGGTTGTGATGAAGGTATTCATTTTAAAATTCATAATTATGAAGATGGTGATTATGCTTTCTTATCATATACAAATGGTAACTTTTACACGAAGCAGAGACCATTCTTTGAGAAGTTGAAGAAAATTTGGGCGATTATTTGGAATAAGGATTTTTATTATTCCGATATTGTGCTTACAAAGGAAGATTTTAAAGAGTTTAAGGAATGGGTAAATAGAAAGTAGGTTTGATATATGAGAGACGAAGAAACAAGATTGTTATTTCAGGCATTGAGTCAGATTTTAGCCAATCAGGATGATATTAAGAAACACTTGGGACTTAATAAACTTGATTCGGAATATGGTTGGGATGACGAAGATACAGTGAAATTGTCAAAAAAGTGTTCAAAAACAGCAGATGATTTTGAACATAATGATAATGATTCTAGTGACTATTGGTAAGTAATTCAGGTTTATTGGCTTTAAGAAAGGAGAACATATGAGAGAAGATAGACTTAATTATATTGAGAAAGAGATTAGTAAAACACCACTTTATTCATTGCTTGGAGCAGATGGTATTGGTGAGTTGAAGAGTAGAATCATTGACATTATTTGTGATCAGGTACAGAGAGATTTGAGAGATGGTTCGTATTATATTATTAGTCCAGATGATGTAAATAAGACTCTTGGAGAGAACATTATTCAGGAAGCTATTGATGAATTAAAGGAAGAATGGAAAGATAAGCTTAAAGAATATATGTCTCAGAAACTTGAAGCGATGATGAAATAATTGGAGGTAGATAAAATGTCGTATTGGACTTATATCAACGGTACAATAACAGTTCGTCCTATGGGTAGAACACAGCCTGAGAAAAGATATATTCTTGAAACAGTGCTAAATCATCTGCCAAGAGTAACAGGTTCTAAGGGCGACATGAATGTATATATCATTCAGAAAAATGGTTATAACAGTTCGTGTTCATGTGATGAATTTGGCGAAGAGACAAATAATTTAATAGATAGATATGGGAAGAAGAGTCGTAGTAGAGGATGGTTACAGACGCAAGACGAATATATCCTTGTTGTAAATGCAGCTTTAAGAGACAGAGAATTTGAACAGACTTACAGAGAATTTACGAAATGGTTTGTGCGACTTTGTAAAAGAGTAGGCTGTGAAGATGTTCTTGTAGAAATCAAAGGATATAATAAGTCAACTGTTATCAAAGATAGAAATATTCAGAGAAAAAAGAATTCATTTAAGAGCGTTTTTAATGGTTTGTTTGAAGATCCAAGCTGGTGTAATGATAGCAAAGATGGATACAAAGAACCGAACTGGTGTGAATTTATGATGTGGGACAGAGCAAAAGATTCAGGTTATCCTATGACACTTGCTTATAAATATTTCAACGATGAAGAAAATGATAAGGAAGTTAAGAGAAGAATGAATTATAGATAATTTCACATGAAAGCAACATATCATTTGAAAAATAAAAATTATAAAGGAGAATATTAAACATGGAAACAATTTTAAGATTATTAGCAGAGAACCCAGAAAGTTTAGGAGAGGTAGTAAAGACATACATTACAAAGTACAAAGAGCCTGTATATGATGTTCTGAAGGAACTTATGATTATTGCAAAGGATTATTCTGAGAATACTGAGTATCCTGCAATTCAGGCGAGAGCTAAAAAGAATATGTTCGATGCATATGTAAGTGTTGGTTTTACAGAGGATCAGGCATTAGCACTTATGATTAACGACAATATTCAGCTTATGAAGAATATTCAGAAGTCAGTTAATAATACTTCTGTAAAGAAAAATAAGTAGTGGTTTCGAAGTAAACCAATCTTTCATTTGGACAGATTGGAGGTGTGAATGAGAAACTTTTATAGCGGTATCAGTAATGATAAAACACAATTTTTGATAAATATGAATTGGTATAAGGATAATGATGTAGAGACTTGTTTTAACCTTAGTAAAAATTTTCATGGATTACCTAAAAAATGCAGTATTGAAAAAAATGATTTTGAATTAGTATATTTAAAATTTGAATGGATTGGTAATACATATTACCCACAAGAAAGTGATAAAAGCAAAGGACAACCAATTAGAGTATATAAAATTAAGACATAAATAATAAATATATGATTCTGAGTTGGAGGATAACATTATGAAAGTATATTTAGTAGAAAGACCTGCTCATGAGTGGTGTCAAGATTATGCAATGGTAATTATAGCAGAAGACGAACTACACGCTGAAAGAAAAGCAAGAGTAAGTTCAGAAGATTTCAAAAAATGTCAAGAGATTACTGTTACAGAGATTGATATGAATGAAGAACAGTGTGTTTTAACAGCAAACACAGGTGCATAGGAGAACAGCAACATGAGAACAGAGAATATAGAAGTAACATTTAAAATTCCAATTCCAGTTGATAAACCTGATTTGAATGGTATCATATATTCCAAAGAAGCAATTAGAAATGCCTATAAAAATGTAAAGAATATTCCGATTGAAATGCCAAACAACGATGGTCAGTTTCTTCCTATTGGAGTAGCACAAGAGGTTGAATTGATTGAGGATAAAAATGGTATGTATGTCACAGGCGTTGGTCTTGTTTGGCATGGCGGCACAGAAGAAAGCGTTGAGATGGTTGATGGTAAGGTTACAAGTTTTCATGTAAGTGGAATTGGGATTTCTAAAGATTAGGAGAATAACTATATGGATAATTTAACACACAGAGAAGAAGTAAATCTTTATGAAGCAATTCAAAAATCGTTTCCTAAAATTCTAATCAAGGATCTTACAGAATACGAAAGAATTTGTCCTGTCTGCAATGGTCTTGGAATGAGAATAGAAGACAATGTTTATGGAATTAAAGGTGACACATCCGAAGTTGGCAGACGAGAACTCTTTCCTTATAAGCATCAAGCACTTTCGTTTTGCCAGAGTTGTTTTAATGGAGTGCAGAGATTGTGTCCTTATTGTGGACAACCATATAATAATCAAGGATATATGCATTGTGACTGCGAAGGACAGAAGAAAGCTGACGAAGAAGAGAGAATAAAGAAGTGGAATGAAAAAGTAGCAAATGCAGTAGCTGTTGATGAAAAAGATGTAGATACAATGCTGTACTGTGAAGAGTTTGATGAGTATTACGATACTGTTGATGATTTCTTTGACGATTACTTTGGGCGTTATACAGATGAAGAATTTAATAATGATGGCAGACCTGAGAGATTATGGGTGTGCGGCGTGGAGAAGATTCATATTGATGCAGATAATGTAGTTGACAATGCTTGCGAAGAGTTACATGAAGATGCTTATGAACAGTGTGATATTGGTGGTCTGCAAAATTTGTTAGATACCTGGTGTAAAGATCAGACAGGAGCTATTACATATTATCCATGTTATAAGCAGTATGTAGAAATTGATTGGAGTGAATATTCGGAGGAATAAAAGAGAATAAATATTTGCGAGGTAGTATTTAAAATGGGTTATTGTTTTAATTTATATACACCAGATATGAAACAACAGGATAGTGGAAAATTTGTAGCCTGTGAGAGATTATTATTTTCTAATGATGCACCATTTACTGTTAATACAATTGGATATTACGAACAGTATATCGGTGGTAAATATTTGGATATTTATAACAGTGTTTGTATTTTAAATGAGCAACAATGTGAAATTGCAGATGAATATACAGGAACGACATTCTTTACAGATTTTATTAAAAAACATGACTGTAATGGAATGTTCATACAGATAACATGAAAGATTCGTTTCTTGTGGAAATTTGAAAGGAGAATAAATATATGGAATTAGTAAATGTAAATTTATATGCTTGTGGATATTATAGCGGATCAACTTATGAGGATAATATTTGGATTAAGAAGTCTTCATATGAACAATTAAAAGACGTATTCCCAAAAGAGATTGATTGTGGCGAATTAGATGGTAAATTTAGTGAAGTAATAGGTAATGTAGAAATTCAAGATGAATGGGAAACGGATGAAGATTATGCAAAAGCAGGAGTTGCAGAATGTGATGGCGATTATCTTGAATGGGAATTAAAAGATTTATATAAGAGTAATAATATTGATTGGGATTCAGAGCAGAAAGAAATTAAAGAATATTTCAACAATCTTGATGTATGGGAAAAAGTAACAGTTAGTATTCCATCAAACAAGAAATCTGAACTTATGAGATTTATTGAAACTTTAAAATAATTTCATAGTAAATATCGGTTTCCTTGGAAGATATTTGATTGTAGAAATGAGGTGTGACATATCGGAAATTTAGTCGAAGAGATGAAGAAATATGATGATGTAGACGAACAGACATTGCAGTGGATAAATCAAGCACTTTCATACTCTGGCTATCCAAGTCATGTAGGGACACAAAAAAAAATAAAAGAACATATAAAGGAGATTGAAACGATGGAGAATAATAAGGCAAGACAGTTTGTAGATTTACTTGTCAATGAAGAAGAGACAATCGAAAACGCAGCAAAAGTATCTGGAATTGGTGATATGAAATTAATTGATGTTTTAAAAACTATTTCAGAGATGGAATTTGAAAGCATTAAGGCTTTTTCAAGTGCTGTTGCTGGTATGAATAGTATGAAGGAGGCTATTCAGACAGTTAAGGATTTGGATGATGCACTAACAGACTTAAAGAAATCTTCTGAAAAGTAGAGAATATATAACTGTAAATATGAAAGGAATTGAAAATGAAAAAAGAATATATAATGAGAAAATATTATCATGAATTATTTTTTAAATTATATAATCCTCAATATATACATATAGGAAAATATTGGTTAGAAAAAATAAAACGAAAAACACATTATACATATAAATCTATGCAAAAGACGTGTATTTGCGAAAAATGGTTTATTGATAATTATGATACTGATAATCTTATAGGTTTATTAACTGTTTATAATAATCGGTATGAAGTTTTTATACATAGAAAAACGGATGATAAAATAGTTGGTTGTTTTTTTCTAAAATCAAAAAATGGCGTGTATGTAATGGAATCGCTTGATAGTGATGAAATATATGAAAACATAGATCAATGTGAATACTTGAAAAATGAAGAATTGAAGGAGACTACAGATGAAAAATAAGCTTGATGAATTAGTAGAAGATTACAAAGTGGCTGTAAAGAATAATGATGAGTCCAAAGTTAAAGAACTTGAAAAGTTCTTTGAAGAAAAAATTGGACTTACGCCACTTGGTTTACAGATAGTTGCATTTGGATAATACTAAGAAATTTCGATTTCTTGGGAACGAAAGGAGAATATATAAGTGAACGAAGTTTATATTGTAACGGCAGGTGATTATTCAGATTATCATATCGAAGCTGTCTTCAAAGATAAAGCAAAAGCTGAAGCATATTGTAAATGCCATAAGGATTGTGAAATTGAAGACTTTGGTTTCAGTGATGACAATATTTATACCATTTTTAATTATGTAAGAATACAATATAACATTTATCTTAACAGAGATTCAGATAATAATCCATATGTTCAATTTGGAAGATTATCAAAGGAAGATGATGGTTGGTATAACAAAAATGATGTAAATATTTCAGTATATGATGATTGGCTAACTATTGTACTTAATAGAAAACTACCAGAAGTTTATGATGAAGATGAAATTAGAGAAAAGTATACAAAAGTTTTGTACGACCTAAGAGCAGAAATTAAGTATATGTTATCTGAACAAGATACTAGCTCTTTTGACAAAAGAGGAATTGCAGCAAATAATATCTTAAAATCAATTGAAAGCAAGTTTGGAATTGAGAAAGAGTAATCGAAAGGAAACTGACATTTCTTGGTTGTGGAGGTAAAGAATATGAGATTTGAAAAAGAGACAGAGAATAAAATTAGAGAAGCATTTCGTCAGGAAGATTTTCAGAACTTTATGTTTGAGGCAGTTTTTGGTGAATCAAAAGACGAATATGATGAGTTATACAGGAATGTATATAAATGGGAACTTGAAGAGATAGAGAATAGATTAATCTATTTAGTAAAATCTCATATTCATCATAATGTTCCTATTAACAGAAATGCTATTGTTACTTTTATTCTTGAAAATATAGCAGAAGATCTTGGTGGTGATGATTTAGATTGCAAAAATATAAAATTCTTTGCTTTCTGCAACCATCTATACTACATAATTTTTGATATTGTTACTAAGCCATATTTTATGAAAGATGTAATGGATAAAGACAAAAGACAGAATTGAGATAAAACAGAGAATATATAGTTGGAGGTGAAAATGTGATTCAAGTAATTGAGACAAATTTGAGTATTGATAAAGATAATATCATAAGAGATCATCAGTCACGAATTGTTGAAGTTGAAGATTGGGATATATATTGCAAATCATTTGAAGAATATAATGGTGAAGCTGTTTATTTTAAATCAAAAGCTATGCGTGGCTACAGTATCTTATCGAATTGTACAATGACAGATTTGATATATGATGACATTCATCTATCTTGTATGGTTTTACATCCATCAGGTTTTATTACGAAGAAACTTGCATATAGAATTGTTTTATAATCTATGATTCATTCGAATCACAATTCCCAATAAAAATGAAATCGAATAGAAATAAAAATGTAAAGGAGAAACTTATTTATGTCAGAAGAAGTAATTAAAATTTTAGACGCTCTTGCAGAAAAGTTTGGTCTTGCAATTGACTGGACTTCTGCAAATGTACTTCCATATTTACAACAACTATGTGGTAAGTATGTTACATATGAAATTGCAACAAGTGTTGTGTGGATGTTAATTGGTATTTGTCTACTGTTCATTGGAAAATATGTGATTGGAAAAGCAAAATACTGTTGGGGAAAGTACAAGGAAGACTGGCGTTCGGATTATGATATGGCTACTGTTGGGCTTGGAATCTTGGCAGGATGCGTAATTGTTGGAGGAATTATTGTTATTTTATATCAGACATTTGATATTGTTACATGTATTACATTTCCTGAAAAGATTATCATTGAAGAACTACAGTCAATTTATTCAAGTTTGAAATAAATCACTGTTTCATTTGAAAATTTTTAAAAGACATTGTGTGGTAAGTCTCCGAAAAGGGGTATGGAGAGTCTGAGCAGACGGATAATAAGTTGGTATTGAGGTTCGAGTCCTATGTAAAATAAGCTTCTGCAATGGGAAACCCTAGCTTTACTGTAAGGTTCAAATCCTTACCCACACAATGAAATAAAAAAGAGAATATATAAGTGAGGTGATATGTATAGAAGTAATTGAAACAAATCTAATCATTGATGAAAATAATTTCATTCAAGATCATCAATCAAGAGTAGTCGAAGCAGACAGTTGGGATGAATATTGTAAAGCACATAAGAATTATGATGGTAAAGCAGTTTTCTTCAAATCAAAAGTTATGAAAGGTAACAGCATCCAATCTAATTGTAAAATTTCAAATCTGGAATATGATGAAATGCATTTGTCTTGTGATATCACGAAATTAAAAGATAATGGAGAAGAAATCTTTACAGATAAGAGATTAGCATATCGAATAGTTGATCCGATTTAATCAAGTCAAAAAATTCCAAAAATCAAAACTGAATAGAGAATATAAATATGGGTGGAAGAACAGCATACCCTTGGGTTTGTACGCTCAAAAATCACTGTTGAAGATAGATTTTTACATAAATTTATTTTCTGTGTTCCGTCCATTTGGGCGTTTAGATATAAGTTATCAAAAAATTTTATTACATATTATAAGGAGGATTCATTTAATGAATTTTGAAATGACAGGAAAGTTAAGTATTCCAAAGGAGACAGAGAAGTTTCATCCTGATACTGAGAAAACTTATGAGTCTGGTTGGGTGCGTAAACAGTTAATGTTTAACGTAGCTTGTGGCGATAATCGCCATATGCTTACAGTAACAGCAGGTGCTTTTGGTGACGGACATGGTGATATCTATAGTTTCACCAAGGGCAGTGTAGATGAGAATGGTAAAAAAGTTAAGGGTGAGTCAATTAAGATTCCATTTAAGGAGAGACTTACTTCACCAAAATTAGCCGAGATTGCAGAGTTTAAAAAGTTTATTATCGACCTTGAGAAGCCTGGTCGTAGATATAAACTTGAGAAGGCTGCTGAGAAGATTAAAGAGGGTACAAGTCTTACTGATGAAGAGTTGAAAGAGATTGGTCTTGAAAATGAAGCTGATGTAAATTCAGAACTTGAGAAGAGCAATAAGAGAAGACATGAGTTCATTTCTGAGTGGGATTTTGTTGATATGATCAAGAAGGTTGTCAATAGCGACAAATACAAGAATAAGAAGTTCTTTATTCGTGGAAATGGTGAGTATCAGTATTCAGATAAAAATGAGAGAGTATATGAATCTTATGTGCCTAATCGTATTTATCTTGCAGCAGATGATGCAGAAGAGTCATCTACAGCAACAATCAATATCTTATTCAATTCTGAGAGCTTAGATGATATGAGTGTTGAGGAGAAGGGGAAGTATTATGTAAATGGTTACATGATGGAGTATGACAATAATCGTAAGGGTAATATTCCTGTACCAGTTACAATTACAATTCCAGTTCCTTCTTATGATACAGATGAAAAAGCCAAGAAGAGAGCAGAGTCAATTAAGCATAAATTTATGGTTGATGATGACACATTCAAGGAATATGGGACTGTTGTTAATATGTTGAATGGGGCACAGAAAACAGAGATTACAGAGGACATGCTCACTGACGAGGAAAGAGAAGATGTCGAATGTGGATTAATTACATTAGATGATATTAGAAGAGATCTTGGAGGTAATGTATACGGAGAAAGAGTAAAAGAATATCAGTTTGCAAAACCTGCTAGAAACTTTGCTCGTGGTAGAAAAGATACAGTATATACAGCAGAAGATATGATTATCAAATCTTTAGAAGATGAACTTCCAGATGGTACAGAAGATTTATTTGAAGATGATGATGACGAGCTTTAAAAGAGATGGGGCGCTTGCCCTCTCTCAAAATTAAATAAGAATATGGAGGAATTATATTAATGAAGAAACCTATGTTACAGAGATCAGCAACAGAGATTAATAAGATTACAGGATTTATTATGGGTGTTCGTAAGTTTGGTAAGACAAGCTTGTGGGCAGATATGATTAATGCGAAGTTTGGAGATCCAGAAAAAGGACTGCTCGTATCATGTGGAATGGAGCATGGTACTAATATGATTGATAATATCTTTACTACTCACGCTAATACATGGAAAGATTTAATAGAGGTTAAGGATTGGCTTATTAAAGAAAAAGGTAATGAACACAATGTCGAGATGGTGTGTTTCGATAGTGCAGAAGAGTTTTTCGGGATTGCAGAGTCAGAGGTAATCAGATTATCTATTCTTGAGAATGGTAAGAAGATTAAATCAATCAAAGCTGCTTATGGTGGATACACAAATGGCGAGAAAGAATGTGCAAAGCTTGTAAAGAAGTTCCTTAATGACTTATATAATGCAGGAATTATGCCTTGGATGATTGGTCATACAAAGTTAAAGACTGTTAAGGATAAGGCTTCTCTTGATGAGGAAGGTTTCCAGAGATTAGGTTCTTCTCTTATTGCTGATTATGAGAGTGCAGTCGCAGATTGCTTTGATATTATCGCAACAGGACTTATTGACAGAGAAATCGAAGAGAAAGGCGAAGGCGATAGCACAAAGCGTTATGTTAAAGAGACAGAGCGTAGATTATACTTCCGTGGCAATGAGATTGTAGAAGCAGGTGGTAGATTAAAAGATTTATCAATTCCTGAATATATTCCATTTGATCAGTTAAATATGGGACAGACATTTATTGATACTATTGAAACTGCACTTAGGAATGGTCGTGTTGATGTTACGTCATCTGAATCAAAGAAGGTTACTCCTAAGAAGACAGCCCCAATTAAGGAAGAAAAGCCAGTGGAGTCAGATCCGATTGAAGATGATATTGATGAACCAGTTGAGGAGACAGTTGAGACTTCTACATATCCAGATGATTTAGACGCTGTTATCCGTAAAATGTATAAGGTGTGCAAGGATGCAGAACTCAAGGCATCAGTCAAGAATGTAATTGCTGAGTATGGTAAGCTCAATGACGTTGATGAGGATGGATTAAAAAGAATCTACGATATGATGAATTAAGTGAGGTATAGCGCATGCTGGTAAAATGCAGACTGTGCGGTACTAAGGTAGATAGAAATGAAGCATTCAAGGTAGTAGTAGGTGGTAAAAACACCTACTATTGCAATGAAGCTGAATATCAAAAAGTATTGCACGAGAGAGAAGTAAAAGATAATACATATGAGTGCATTAATCAGATATTTGGATATAAAGTTCTAAATTCTGCACTGTTCAAAGAGATAAATCTTTTATTAGAGGTATATTCTTATGAACATATTTTGGCATATCTAACAGAGAATAAAGAGTATATAACAAAGGTTCTTGAAAAAGATTTTGTAAGTGAATATGCAAAGATTCGATACTTCGCTGCAATACTGAAGAATAATATTGCTGATTTTAAGATGAAAGAACCTGAAAAGCCCAAAGAGGTGAATATAGATATGCCAATTATAAACTATAAGAGAAGAAATAAACGTAGAAGTTTATCTGAAATTGAAGAAAGTGTAGGTGATTGACATAGGTGAGTTTATTACAGGTGTGAAAGAAAAGTACCCTGCTCAATTATTAAAAGGTAGGATTGAAATAGAGGGCAATGTCATTAGTTGTTTCTTCAAAGATATGCTTCTACTTGATGATACAACATTTGAGCAGAAAGATTTTGTCACAGCAGATGGTCTTTTTTATTTTTCTTTATTGAAAAATTTACGAAAGAAGGGATTTTATTCTCTGGATGAAATTACCATTCTGTCTAATATGAATCAAGAAGTTATTGAAAAATTTGAGGATAAAGGTGGTTGGGAAACAATTCAACACCAAATTGATATTATCAATACTCAGAATTTTGATACATACATAGATATTCTTTATAGAGAGAATATTATGATGAATATGTATAGAGATGGTTTTAATCTTTTGCAAGAAATAATGATAGGAGATAAGAAAGTAATTCCACTAAAGTTATTTAGAAAAATGACTGCCGAAGAAGTCACGGATTGGTATGAAGCTCGTATATCAAGCTATGGTACAGGATATAGCAGCAAGATTCTTGAAGAGGAAGAAATAGATTTTGATGATGAATTTATTGAATCTTGTAAAGATGGGGAAGAGAATGGTGTTCCATTTGATGTAGCAGGATATGATAAAAACGGAGAGGAAATGAACTGTTTTCCTTTTCTATCACGACAGATAATGGGATTACTTGAAGGAACACTTACTATGATGGGTGGTTTCTCTAGTGCAGGTAAGTCTACTTGGTGGATTACAGTTTTGATGGCATTTCTACATTATGATCGAAAAATTCTTATTATCTCCAACGAAGAGAGCATAAAGAAGTTTAAGATCAAATTCATGGTCTGGTTATTGGGCAAGCGTAATAGATATTTTAAACTTACTAAGAAAAAAATGGCTGCTGGTGACATCAATACTGAGAGCAGAGAACAACTATCTGATGTTCAGAAATTTTGGAGAGATAATTATAAAGGAAAAGTCAAGTTTATTTCTATTAATGATGCTGATATGAGAGTTGTTAAGAAAAAAATTCGTGAGAATGTTTTAAGACATGGATACGACACAGTATTATATGACACATTTAAAATCCAAGAGGGCGACTTTTCAACAACGAGACAAGATATGGCACTTGTAAGAGATAGCCGTGAGTTAGATAAGCTTGCAAAAAAATATAATCTTATAATGCTTGCTTCTGTTCAGTTAGCTGAATACATGAAAGGTAAATTATTCTTAGACGCTTCAGCATTGAGCAATTCCAAGCAGATCAAAGAGATATTAGAGAATTTATTCTTAATGAGGACTGTATATGCAGAAGAATTAGATGAGAAGAGTAAATATTATTGTCGTCCATTTAGACTTAAAAAGGTTAATGATAAATGGATAGAAGAAGAATATAAACCAGATCCGAATGCGATTTGGAGAATGTTGTTCGTAGAAAAAACACGTAATGGTAATAATTCAAGTGATACTGGTGTTGCATATCTTCTTAAATTTTCAGGAGATTTCGCAATTTTCAGAGAGACATGCCAATGTCGTCCTCGACATGGAGAAATAAAATAATAAATTACGGAGTGATATATGTTAGCTGATATTAAAAAAGAACTGATAAATCACCCAGATAAGCTAAAAGATGTTCTTGAACATTTTGGCTATTGTAACATAGTAATTCGTCCTAAATACATATCATTTGGACGAGATGAAAAATCATCAAAGAAAAGTATAGTAATCAATCTTGAAAATAATGAGTACTTGTACATTATAGATTATGCAAGAAATATCAGAAAGGATATTTTTTCATATATTATTGAACAAAGAAAAGTTGAATTCATAGATGTCCTTAATGAAGTAAGACATGCATTAGGTATTACAGATTACTATGATTTATTTAATAATAAAGGAATTTTTGGAGGATTTTATGAGAAGATTAGAAAACGAAGAACAAATAAAGTCAATATATATGATGATTCCATTTTAAATTGCTATGTTAATTGTGGGAATACGAAGTTTCTTGCTGATAATATATCACTTCTTTCACAAAAATTTTTTGATATAAGATATGACATAGAATCACAAGGTATCGTTATCCCTATAAGAAATCAGTTTGGACAGCTTATGGGTGTCAAGGAACGATTTAATTATGATGTTGCTGATGGTGAAATGAAATATTTTTATGCTGTACCTTGCAGTATGAGTCAAACATTATTTGGTTATTCTCAAAATTATGAATTCTTAGTAGATAATACTATCTACATCTTTGAAGCGGAAAAGAGTTGTATGCAATGCTTTTCTTATGGGATAAGAAATTGTGTATCTCTTGGAAGCGGATCTATTTCTATTCAACAAGTCAAAATGTTACTCGAATTAAATCCCAAAAAGATAATTTTCCTGCATGACGTAGGATATGGACTAGAGAATATCATGAGAAACATTGACATGGTAAAGAATTATTCTAGGTTCACAGAGATAGAACTTGGATATTGGAGTTATTTTGGACGAGGATATAAGGATAAAGTTTCGCCATCTGATTTAGGAAAAGAATGTTTAGAAAATATTTTGCAGAATGAAATAACAATGATTGGAGATGAGGATGACGAAGACGAATTATAGAATACTAAATGATTGTCGTGGAATGTATGAGGATGAAGTATTTGATACGATTTTAAGTCAAAGAGGAATTAATGACGTTGAACATTTTTTGACTCCTACAGAAGATGATTTGCTTCCCCTAGATTCATTACTTCGTATTGACGAAGCATATCAAAGAGTAGATAGAGCAATTGTAAATAATGAGCGTATTGGAATTTTATTTGATACAGATTTAGATGGAATTACATCAGGAACAATAATGACCAGGTATTTCAGACATTCTACTGATAACATTAAAACTTATATTGATGAGGGTAAAATGCATGGTTTGATTGGGCAAGATTTATCTCAGTTTGAAGACATTGATTTACTTATTGTTGTAGATAGTTTGGATAAAGATATATCTCAATATAAGTTATTAAAAGAAATGGGAGTAGATGTAATTGTACTCGATCATCATGCAATTAAGGAGAAAGAATCATATGATGATTATGTAATTCTTGTATCTTCCCAGAGAAATTATGAAAATACTCAACTATCAGGTGCAGGTGTTGTGTGGAAGTTTTGTAAATATCTTGATGAACAATATCTTACAGATTATGCAGATGAACTTGTTGATTTAGCTGCATGTGGTCTTGTTGGAGATATGATGGATATGACTGTTATGGAGAATAGATATATTGTATCTAAGGGATTAGAGAAGATATATAATCCAGCAGTTAAGAAAATTGTTGGTGGCTTTGAGTTTAATAGTACCGCTATTTCATTCAGCATTGCACCAATTGTCAATGCAAGTAATCGCATGGGTAAAAATGAAATTGCTATGAAAGCATTTTTAGAAGATGAAAATAAACAAGTTTTAGCCTATGTAAAAGAACTAAAGAAGTGTAAGGAAGATCAAAACAAGGAAGTAGATAGACTATTACCAGATATATTACAACAATGTAATGCTCAGTCAGATAAGAAGATGATTATTACATATATAGATACACCTTATGGGGTTAGTGGATTACTTGGAAATAAGTTATTGGAAAGGTATCAAAAACCTATTCTTGTTCTAAAAGACACTAAGGATACATTTTCTGGTTCAATGAGAGCAATTGGGGTAGATGATTTTCGCCAGATTTGTAACGACAGTGGTTTTGCAAAAGCAGAGGGGCATGAATTAGCAGGTGGTATTACTATAAAAAAATCTGATATAGATAGATTTGCATTATATATAGAAGAAACTCTTCCAGAATTAAATACTGATGTTTCAGTGGATGTTGATATTCAATTAGATATTTCAGATATTACTCGTAAGCTAGTGAAAAATATAAAGAAGATAGATAGAATATCTGGAACAAATTTCAAACCTGTAAAGGTATTCATCAACGGAATAGATGAATATGAAATTGGACAAATGAGTGGTTATAAACACTTGGTTGTAAAACCCAATGATTATTTGCACATTATCAAGTGGAATTTTGATGGTTCATTTGATGAAATGGAAGATCATAGCATGATGAATGATGAATTAGAAGTTATATGTACTCTTGATAGTGGCTTTTTTGGCAGGAAATTTGTCCTAAAAGCGGTGTGTGACGAGATTAAGGAGGTGGCTTGATATTTCAGACATTGAATTAATAAAAAAAATAATTCCTACTCTTACATTTAAGTTTCCATATTCACCAAAAGAATATGAAAAGAATTTATATCTTGAAAACTATCATTGTCATAAAGATTTTAGTAATACATCTACACCAGATTGTGCTGAGTTAATTAATGCATATGCTGATAGAGTACATGAGTTTGGAGCAAAATGTTTATATTCTGGAGAACATGGTTCACAAGGTAATCAGTTTCAAGTATATAAAGTTGCTGAGAGTGAACATCTTAAATATATACATTCATCAGAAGTATATTGGGTAAAAGATAGAAAAGAAAAAGATAGAGCAAATTGTCATATGATTGTAGCAGCAAAAAATGCTGAAGGTCGTGGAGATATTAATTTTGCTTTATCTATGGCAAATATTGATGGATATTATTATAAGCCACGTATTGACTTGGAATTATTATTTAATATTCCAAAAGACAATGTGATTGTAACATCGGCTTGTGTAGCAGGTTGGAATTATGAAGATGCAGAAGATATATGGCTTAAAATACACAAATATTTCGGAAATAATTTTTTTTTAGAAGTTCAGTATCATAACACCGATAAACAGAAAGAACTTAATAAAAAGATTTTAAGAATTGCAAAAGAGCATAATATCCAAATTATTTGTGGTCTTGATAGTCATTATGTAAAAGATGAGAACTCAATCAAGCGTGACCAGATTCTGAAATATAAAAACATTAATTATCCAGATGAAGAAGGTTGGTATCTTGATTATCCTGATACTCAAACAGTAATTAAAAGATTTGAAGAACAAGGTGTCTTAAATAGAGAAGAAATATATAGAGCAATTATGAATACAAATGTTTTTGTGACAGAATGTGAAGGAATTGTTCTTGATAGAAAATTTAAAATTCCGAGTGTTTACAAAGGAAAAACCTATAAAGAAAAATGTAAAATTTACAAAGATGTTCTTAATAAAGCTTATGCAAAAGAAAAAGAAAAATCAACAGAAAAAGCCGATGGTATTCGATATGAAGCAAAGCAAGTTATGGAAGCTGGTGTTGTGGATTATTTTTTAACAAGTAAGGCTATTGTAGATGACGCAATAAAAAATGAAGGTGGTATTTTAACAACTACTTCAAGAGGTAGTGCTGCATCATTTATAACAAATAAACTTTTAGGACTTACAACTGTTGATAGATTCAATGCTGATATTCCTATTTATCCTGAACGATTCTTGACTAAGGAACGTGTATTGGCTGGTCAGATGCCAGATATTGATTTGAATGTTGCTACACAAGAACCATTTGTTAAAGCAGCAAGAAAATTATTGGGGGAACATGGCTGTTACCCATTAATGGCAATAGAAAAACTTAAAGAAAAGGCAGCTTGGCAGTTATATGCAGGTGCAAACGAAGTTAAACCAGAGGATGCGAATCAGATTTCAAGGTATCTTGATAAGTATAATAAGGCATTAAAATATGCAGACGAAGATGAAAAGGATGATATTCATGTAGAAGATTATATCCCAGAAGAGTATGCAGAGTTATTCAAACAGAGCAATGAATATCAAGGGATCACAATTAATCTGAAAGTACATGCTTGTGGTCATTTTATCTTTGATGGTGATATTCGTAGAGAAGTAGGATTGATAAGTGCTGTTTCTGAATCAACTGGGAAAAGAACAGTATGTGCAGCTATTGAAGGTGGTTATCTTGATGAATTCGGATATGTAAAAGAGGATTTTCTTATTGTAGATAGTGTTTATCTTACATATAAATTCTTTCATAGCATTGGTATGGAAGTTCCGACATTTGATGAACTAAGACATATGATTGATGGTGATAAAAAAACATGGGATATTTATGCAAATGGTATTACATGTTGTATTAACCAGTGTGAGAAAGAAGCGACCACTAATCGAGTGAAGAAGTATAAACCGCAAAATTTAGCGGAGTTAAGTAGCTTCATTGCAGCAATTCGACCAGGTTTTGCGTCATTACTTAGTACATTCTTGAATCGTGAACCATATACTACAGGCGAAAAAAAGATTGATGATTTATTATCTGATACTTCGCATTTTATGATTTATCAGGAATCTATTATGAAAGTATTATCATTCTTGGAATTGAAAATGGCAGAAACATATGGAGTTATTAAAAATATTTCAAAAAAGAAATATAAATTACATCCTGAAATGTTAAAAGAATTACAGGAACGATTAATAGAAGGTTGGAAAGCAGAAATTGGGAAGATAGATAATTTTAATAATGTTTGGAATGTAATAGAGTCTTCTGGCTCGTATGCCTTCAATTCTCCCCATGCTTGGTCGATGTCTGCGGACTCTGCCTATCAAGCATGGTTCAAAGCACATCATACTAAAACATTTTATGAAGTAGCAATCAATCATTATCAGGAAAAGAATAAAAAGGATAAGATAGACGCTCTTGTTAAAGAAGCAATTAAATTTTGGGGATATAAACTAGGCGATTATGAATTTAGTGCAGATAACAGAAAAGTGACAATTAATGAAGAGAATAAATTAATATATCCAAATTTGTCAAGTGTAAAAGGCTTTGGTGAAGGGGTTGTTGATACTCTTTATGAATTAGGGCAATCGGAGTATAAAACATTTACCGATATATTAACTGCACTATTTTCAAATTCAATTAATAAGACCATTGTAAATAAACTTATTAGAATCAATTATTTTAAGAAATATGGTGATGTAAATACTTTACTTGAGATTACAAGACTATATGATTTGTTGAATGGTGCAAAACAGATTTCTAAAGATAAAGCTGAAAAGAATAATATTCCATTTGATATACTTGAGAAACATGGAAATGAGACAGCCAAACAATTTAATAAACTTGACTCTGAACAAATTATTAAGGAATTGATTTCTAAAATTCCTTATAGAGAATTAACTTTAAAGGAAAGACTTGATAATCAAAGAGAAGTTCTTGGTATTGTCAGTGACTCGGATTCTAAAGTAAGTAAACGTCTATATTATGTTTCTGAACTTGATATTAAAAAATCTATTGTAAATGTCCATCTTTTTGAAATCTATAGTGGTAAAACACGAGAAGTAAAAATGTGGACAAGTCAGTATAACCGAAATCCATTTGATTTAGGTGCTATTCTATATGTTATTTCCCTTGAAAAAAAGAATAAAAAAGAACCAACTGGTGAAATAAATCCAGTTACAGGTAAAAAAATTTATAAAGAAGTACCCGATAAATTTGAATTTTGGTTGAGTAAATTTGTAATAAAAAACGATATTGAGGAGGATGAAGACAATATTTAACAAATATAAATACACAGATAAGGAAATGGAAGAGTTAATATCTTCCATTACAATCCTTATTGACACAAGGGAGAAAGTCAATTCCCACATTACAGATTACTTTGATCGAAAAGGAATTTCATATAAAAAGAAAGCACTCGGTTATGGAGATTATTCGTTCATGATTCCTGCAAATGAGAAGTTATCCATACCTCGTGATTTGTATTTTAATACAACATGTGTCATTGAGAGAAAAGCTAGTCTTGAAGAAATAAGCAATAATTTGACAAAAGAGCGTGACAGATTTGAAAAAGAATTATGTCTTGCACCAAAAACTAAAGTGTTACTAATTGAAAATGCTTCTTATGAGGATATTGCAACAGGGAATTATGATACAAAGTATAATCGAAAATCTTTTATTGCATCAATCCATAGCTTTTGGTTCAAATATAACATTCCAATTATGTTTATGCCAAACAATCAATATTCAGGACTGTTTATCAGAGAGTATTTTGAATATTTCTTAAAGAATTATCTTCGATAGAGAGAATAATACAGTAGGAGGTAAAAGTCGTGAATTATGAAACTCAGTATTATAAAAATATCCCTTTAAATTTGGTTTCAAGAAAATATAAAAATATGAAAGCAAAGAGATTTGTGATTAATCATACAAATCAAAATGTATGGATTCCCAATAAACATCTTGAAAAAGATGGAACTATTAAAGGTACAGAAAATATTGATTATGTATTTAGAAAGTCTATAAGACAATTAGAGTTAGCTGGTATCACACAACCAATAATAGGAATTAAAAGAAGGAGTCATGTTATATGAAAATTCTAACACAATTATTTACGAAAAATCTTACTAAAGTTCCTCTGTTGTGGATTACATTCAATTGGAAGCTATTTAAAGAAAATGGAGCGAAAGGTTCTTGTATGTGCAATATTCATCCTTGTTTAAAGGATGATAAGCATATCATTTCCACTATGAATGAACTATGTGATTATATCAGAGAAAATTATGATATGGAGAAAATTATATGAGTGAGATGTTAATAGAAGAAGCAATTCGTATTCTTGATCCTGAAACTTCAGCAGATGCTATTGCAGAGATTAAATACTATGCAGGTTTTAACAAAGATAAGCCGATTGAAAAGGTTAATGAAGCTTGTGTAGTTGCTTGTAATGTAATGAAACGCTATTTAAAGTTACAAAAATTAATTGCCTCGATTCAACCAAAAAGAAAAATACAATATTATGACAGCGGAAAACAATATCATACATATATGGTAGGGGGAGATAGAAACCCATGCGGTTGTGGTTCTAATTGCTATCATCTTGAATATGATGGAGAAAAAATTTATGGAGTATGTAATGCTTGTGACACTGACATATATGAAATAAAAGACGAATATGTAAAAGAAAAATTAAATCAAGGAATTTGGAAATAACTTAACTCTGGAATGCCCATAAATAGGGCGTTTCAGAGATTCAAAAATCAAATGAAAGACGGATTTCTCGTTCGTCATTTATCACAGAGAAAGGAGAAAATATGAATTCAAAAGGTATTTTGGCAATTAAAGGTACTAAAAATTTATGTTACAAGTGTCTAAAAAAGAAAGATAAGATACGAAAAATCAATATCGGAGGTAGAGGATATGGTAGTTATTTTGATAATTTTAGTACAAGCCTTCAACTTTGCGATGCTTGTTATGATGAATCTACAAGAGACAAGCCTATTTGGAACATGAAATCATTAGATGATAATGATATGTATGATGATTCTTATCTATATGACAATGAAATGTCTTCATATTTACATAATCTTCCACTTGAAAGTCGTGAGTTGGTATTTAATAGAAATTCATATGGAGCATGTGCAGGTTGCAATATGAAGCCACAGGATTATATAGATTACGAATTAGACGAGTTACCACATAATAAATGTAAACAGTATTGCACGTATTCGCCACAGGAAAGAGCTGCGTATAAAGAAAGATTTCCTAATTGCGAATGCGTAAAAATTAAAAAATATAGTGATGGTTCACAGGGAAGTAGTTGTCCTTATGGTGCATTTGGTGATAAGGATGGGAATATTGGATTAAATATAGCAGATGAATGTTATATGTGTACTCATTATAAACCAAGACAAGGAGACATTAAAGTTATTGATGAGGTTGCTGAGTATTATAAAAATGAAAAAGATAGGCTTATACATATGATTCAGTATGCTGGTAGTAGACTTGGAGAACTTGAAAAAGATGTAAAAGAATACATAGACAAACACAAATAAAAAGTAGCAATAAACGACAGTTTCTTTGGAAGATTGGAGGTGGTTAGGTGGTATTAATAAATGACAACTGGGAAGAAGTTAGAGATTTGGAAGATATTTCTAAAATAATCAGAGAATATTTTAATGAAGATTTGGCTTATGAGATGGATAAGATGATTCCTGAACATACAGACGAAGAATATGGGGATCTAGAATGGCGATTAGAGGAAAAAGATGGTGATATTACTTCATTAGAAGATGAAAATGATACTCTTGAAAATCGAATTGAGATTTTAGAAGAGAAAATAGAAGAGCTGGAAGAAAAATTAGATAAATGCAAATAACAAGAAGTCATTATTTCTTTACAAGATGAAAGGAGAATATATTAATGAATAAAGAAATTATTTATGAAGAATTTTTTTGATGCAATTAGTGAAACCTTAGAGTATGGGGGAAGGAATGACGAAAAGGTATATTCTAGTTATATTGATGGATTGTGTAGTATGACACATCGACTGCTCGATAAATTAGGCGAAAATGAAGATGAAAATTTAAAGTAAATTGGACTTTCATTGGATTAAAGAATAGGAGGATTAAAATATGAAATTTGAAAATACAGAGGTTTGGGGATTTAAACACGCCTTGCGAGGAATGAGAAATCCAAAGAATTCTTGGCATAAGAATGATAGTTATATGTGTGATATGTGTGAAGTTGAAAATATGAATCCAGGATTTTGTGATAGAGAGAGTTGCTTTGTCATTGGTGAAAATGATATGAAACTCGCACAGACACTTATTAAAGCAGGAAATGAGCATAGAAAATTTATGAGACAGATTTTTGTATCTGTTGATATTACAGCACCGCTTTACTGGTGGAAAGAATTTGATACTTATAAAGTAGGAACGGTTGCTAATTCTACAAGCACAATGCATAAGATTACGAGTCAACCTATTACATTAGACTGCTTTGAAATTGATGACTATGAAAAAGATTTAAAGTGCTTAGAAACGTATGATTCAGATATTGAAGTAGATTATAGTACAGTAGATTTTGAAGTCTATAAGTTTATTAATCTCCTTGAGAACTTGCGTCAGAAATATCTTGAGACAAAAGATAAGAAATATTGGAAAGAACTTATACGTTGGCTTCCAGAATCATGGTTACAGAAGCGTACAATTACAATGAATTATGAAAATGTCCGTAATATGTACTTTCAGCGAAAAAATCATAAGCTTACAGAGTGGTCAGAGTCGTTTATAAAGTGGGTAGAGTCGCTTCCGTATGCAGAAGAGTTGATTATGTATGAAGGTAAATAAATATTCATTTCATTATGGAGGTTGAGATATGAGTAAGAATAAAGAATTGGAAAACGAATATGAAGAATTGGCAAATGATCATGATGACGACTGTGATTTTGCAAAAGCTATGCAAATAATTGCGAAAAATCTATTTGTTTGCGTAGAAGAATTAAAAGATGCAGGATATAGATATGATGATTTTTCTGACAATGAATAAAAGGATGTATATTATGGAAAAAGTAATTAAAATTTTTAAACAGATACAAAATACAAGCAGTACAAATGATAAGAAAGCCATCATTGAAGCAAATAAAGATAACGAATTATTCAAAAAATGCCTAATATTTCTGCTTGATTCAAATATCGTAACTGGTATCAGCGATAAGAAATTGAATAAATTCGTTGGTATGTCAGGACATGAACTTAATTCTTTTGAAGAAGTAATGAAATACTTAGCTGATTTTAATTCAGGTAGTGATATGGATATTGGAACAGTACAAGGATTTATCGAAAATCAACCCGAAGAATATCAAGAGTTTTATAAACAAATGGTGACAAAAAAGTTCCGTTTGGGTTGTGATAAGAAAGTAGTTAATAAAGTAATTCCTGGTCTTATACCAACATTTGACGTAATGTTAGGTACATCAATTGAGAAGTGCAAAATAAAACCAAATGAACCAATCTCAATTAGTCGCAAATTAAATGGAACACGCACAGCATTTGTTGGCAACAAATGTATGACACGACAAGGAAAGGAGTACACAGGTCTTGAGCATATTATTTCTGATTTAAAGAATATGGGATATGAAAACATGTTCGTAGATGGTGAACTTCTATATAAGAATAAGGAAGGACTATCTGATTCAGAAGCATTTCAAAAAGGTACTGGGATTGCAATGAGTAAGAGTGATGACAAATCTCAGCTTAAATTGGTAGTGTTTGATATATTTCCCTTGGAAGAATTTTGGTCTGGTAAATCTAAACCATCTTATCTTAACAGAAAGCATACATATCTAAAACAATTCGCTGAAAATCTCAAAAATAATCCAACAGAAAATCTTGAACTTGTTCCTATTGTATATGAAGGAACTGATCATACACAAATTTGGAAGTGGTTAGATTATGCTGAAGAACACGATTGGGAAGGTTGTATGGTTAATCTTGATACACCTTATGAATGTAAGCGTACAAAAAATCTCATCAAAGTCAAAAAATTCTTTGATATTTCACTTAGAGTTGTTGGTGTCGAAGAAGGAACTGGTCGTAACAAAGGTCGATTGGGTGCAATTGTTTGTAAATATTATGATAATACGGTTAATGTTAGCGGATTTACAGATGAACAGAGAGTTTATTATTGGTTACATAAAGATAAAATTCTAAATCATATCGTAGATGTAAAATACAAAGAAGTGACCACTGATAAGAAAACAGGTCTAAAAAGTCTTCAATTTCCAATCTATCTTGGTGTTCGTTTTGACAAATCAATTCCAGACGATGAGGAGAAGGAGAATAAATAAATATGAGTAATGGTCTTTCAATAACAGGAAGAAAGAAAAATGATGTATATGATTTTTATGAAACTCCAACATGGGCTACAGAAAAAGCTTTAGATGCAATGTTGAGAGATGGATACATAACTAAACAAGATAATATTCTTGAGCCTTGTAGTGGAGCAGGTGCTATATCAAGCGTTCTCGAAAAGTATGGGTTTGAAAATGTAAAAAATTCTGACATTCAAACTGCTGATTTTGTAAGAGGGGAAAAGGGAATAAATGTATATGACATAGAAGACAATTCATGTGATGTTGTATTCACAAATCCACCATACAATTTAATGACCTTAAAAGAATGTAAAGGTGGCAGTCTTTTAAAGGAATTTCTAAGAATTTCGAGACAAAAGGTTGTGTTACTTGTAAACATTTTCTTCTTGTCCAGCAAGGATAGAAAAGAGTTGTTGGAAAACAGTCACGTACGACATATGTATATTCATTCTGATAGAGTAACTATGTTTCCTTATAAAGAAGAAAAACCAAAAAACGGTGGTATGAAAATGTTTGTTTGGGTTATTTGGGATAAACAATACAATGACAAACCAACTTTTAGTTGGATATAAAAAGAGAATAAATAAGTGTAACCAATGACAATAAATTTTAGGAGGAATTTATGATTAAAAGAAAATTATTCTTAACTATGGCTATAGCATTAGCTATTCAACAGCCCTTGCCAATAGTGGCAGGGAATATGACAACAACTGGAAGTGCAATAACAGACAAAAATAATTTGATTACTGTACAACCACAAAAACCAACAAAGAAAAAGAAATTTAAAATAAGATATGTAAAAGTAGATGTACTCAATGTTCGTGTAAGACCAACTACAAAATCGAAGGCTGTTGCAAAATTGCATTTTAACAACAAAATTAAGGTAATCTGTGATAATAAGAAATGGCTGTCGATTATGTATAAAGGTAAAAAACGATATGTATGTAAAAAATACACAAGCAAGAAAAAAAGATATATAGAATATCCATCACCTAGTAATAATTCATTCAAAAGCTATGAAAGTGGTTCTTGTATAACAAATAGTACAAGCATTCCACAAGGTCGTTTAAAACGTAGTTGGCGACTTGACTATAATAGTGGTGTATACATGGTGGGAGATAGATATTGTGTGGCAGTTGGCAGCTATTACACTACGAAAATTGGTACAAAAATTGATCTTGTGTTGAGCAAAAATGGAAAAACACACGTATTAAAATGTATTCTAGCTGACTGCAAAGCTGACAGAGACACAGTAAGCAATCATCGAATACATAGTGACGGTTCTGTAACTGAATTTATAGTAAATACATCATATTTACCAAGACAAGCAAGAAGAATGGGTGATGTGAGTTATGCTTCAAGTGCTTTTGCTGGTAAGATTGTAAAAATAAGAGTATATAAATAGGAAGGAGTTCGTTTATGGACTATAGTAAAATTGCAGAATTAGATATGATAACCATTTATGATTGCGATGCTTTATATAATGAAGGTTATCGTTTAGAAATAAATGATGGTAAAATTATCAATTTAATTTTAGAGGAGGAAAAATAAATGGTTATCATTTTATGTGGAGAATCTGGCAGTGGGAAAGATACAATAAAGGATTGGTTAGTTAAAAATGGATATGAGAACATCGTTTCATATACAACTCGTTTTCCAAGAGAAGGTGAAAAAGATGGCGTTGATTATCATTTTATCTCAAATAATTGCTTTGAATTTATGAAAAATAATGGGTTGATGGCTGAAAATGAAGAATATTCTCAAAATAGACTATATGGTACATTAACAGCAGATTACATAACCAATCCAGCAAACGACAAGGTTGTTATTCTTACACCTAACGGAGTGAGACAAGCTAAAAAAACATTAGATGTTAATAACATTCAGTATAAAGTTATTTACATAACTTGTCCATTAGGACAAAGAATGAAACGCTACATAGATAGAATTGGTGATAAAAATTTTACATTTTCTGACAAGGACGAATTAGCGTCAAGAGTCGAAAGAGACTTTGGTATGTTTAGGGGTATGGAACAAATTGCTGATTTAACTATTGTGAACAATAACGGTGATTCTATTGCTGAACACACAAGCAACATTATTAAGTTTTGTAAGGAAAGCGTGGTGGAAGTATAGGTGATTAGCACGAGTAGAATGTTGATAAGAGAGTTAAGTAAATTGGAAGATGATTTTATTGTTGTTCATGACAAGAAAGAAGACAGAGAATATATAATTGAGGGCATACAAATAAGTGGTTATCCAACAACAAAAATAAATTTAAATATTCGTGAAAATAAAGGAATCAATACGTTAAGATAGATGGGTGGTGAAAATGTGTCTGGTGTTAGTAAGGATGAAAAGAAAATGCTTATAGAACTTATTTGTAATGAGCAAACTCATATGATTATAAAAGATCATACCAAATATGACTCTGAAAAGTACAAGAAATTGGAAGCATTAAAAGTAAAAATAAAAGATTTGGAGACAGAATAAATATGAGTGATATTGTCGTAGTCGGTGTATTTCTTATGTGCCTTATTATTTTTATACCTATCTATTATATGATAGGAGAATTGGAAGATATGATTTGGCAGCACAAGAATAAAAATAATAAAAAGAAGCCATGATGGAAACTACGTGTAACAAAAATTGTAAAACTTGCAAATGTCTAAACACAAGAGTTGATAATAAAGGGTATCCGTATGGGTATGAATGTATGAAATATTATGACTCTGTGTTCAGAAATAAATTTGAAGATACTAAAGAATTTGAAACAAGGAAGGAAGTAAACACAGTTTATGAAATATCAAAAAGGTGATTTGGTGAAAGTTAAAGAATTTGCGGAAAGACCTGCATACTGGTGTAATGATGGCTCGATGGATTATTTAATTGGAAATGTAACAGAAATTGAAGATGTATCATGTGACGGATTTTATGTTAAAAATGGTAAAAATAATTATTTTATAAGATTTAGTGATGTTGAGCCAGTCAAGTCTTGTATAACACTTTATCAAACAAGGGGTGTTGTAATTGGGAAAAATAACATAACTGGAAAGAAGGTTATGAGATGCACTGCAGAAGATACTTTTGATTTCAATACGGCAGAATTAGTGTTAAAAAGACTTGAAATGTTTGAAAATGAAGTCGAAGTAGGCGATGTTGTAAAAATTTTAGATTTAGAGCAAATATATACCGACAAAGAGCTTGTAAAGGAACTATCAGAAGGAAATTTAGATATAATTCTTAGATGGTTGTTTGGATATGGACAATTTTATAATATAGATACTCCCAAAAGTGAAAATGCATTTACTGTTATTGCAAGAGATGGATTGGGAAGATGCTTGATAGAAAATAAAGAGTATTCTTATGTGGTTGCTATAAATGAAAAGGGGCTTGAAAAATTAAATGTAGAACACATGAAAGGTTGATTTCAAATGAATAATATAAATTATAACTTAAAATTGCAAAATTTACTTACAAAAGCTAATAAGAATGGTCTTGAACTAATTGAGGGGAAATTTGAGAAAATACAAAACAATGAATTTCTCCCAGTTATGGAAGTGTTTTTTTTCAAAAACTCAACTTATGAAGATTATGGGTGTTTTCATATTTACAACAGAACAGTAAGAATATCAAAAAATGACTACAATTCCATATTATCTTACGCAAAAGAGAATAACTATAAGGAAATTGAATGTAATTATTTAAATGGTAATGAAATTATAGATGAAATTATTTTAAAGAATGACAAATCTGGAATTGATTATAGAAATGGTGCTGTTGGTGGAAATATAAGAATTGTATATGACAATAATTACCATGTTTACAACGATGGAGATGAATGTGTAGATTTGTATTTCACAAAGAAAGATGATGACGATGATTTCCCGAGAGGGTATGTAAGTTTTTATATGATGAAAAGAAAAGACTTCGAAAAAACAGGAATAGTAGATTTACACTTAGAGAAGTTCATGAAGGAAAATTAAAAGTTTTAATTTTTCAAAAGAGGTGGGTAAAACTATGTTGGTAAGGCAACCTAATGGATTGTATTGTTTTTATGATGAAGTAGATGATACAGTTACAAAGTGGAATATAACAGAAAAAGAATATATTCGTATGGTTCTAAAGAAAGCAAGAAAAAATGCTTTAAATAATCTGGAACATGCTGAAGATATTCAAATAATATATGATAACTTCATACCAGATAATGATACCATGTCTAAAGAAAAATTTGATAGCTTTTTAAAGGTAATTGGAAGTAAGGAAACTTATGATAGTATTCATAATTTATATTCTTAAAAGTGATAGTTATAATGATTAGATTTATATTTAAGGAGGATGCAAAATGAATAAAAAAGTTTGTGAAATTGCAGATAAACTTGGTAAAGAAGAGATTTTGTGCCAACTGTCAGAGGAGTGTGCTGAACTCATACAGTCGTGTCTAAAATATCGTAGATCAACAAAGGGTTTAACTCCTAAAACAGAGGAAGAAGCTAGAGATAATCTTTTTGAAGAATTATCTGATGTTCTAATGAATATTGAACAAATCAAATACTTGTTTGATAAAGAATTAGGCGATACTGCCGTTGAAGATGTCATTGAAAAATGGTATTCACATAAAGCTGACAGATGGTATAGAAGAACATTTATTTCACAGGAGGAAAATTAATTTGTACAATGTAATAAAAAAGGATGGCACTATAGAACCTTACAATGAACAGAAGATTATTGATGCTTGTAACAAAGCTGCTAGACGTGCCATGTATGAACTATCAGACAATGATTATGCGCAGATTTTGAATGATGTATTAGTGAAAATAGATGAGAGTTATGACGAAGATACGGATATTGAAATTTACGATATGCATAACATTGTAGAATCTGTTTTGGAAGAAGATTTTCCAACAGTTGCAAAAATGTATAAAGAATATAGAAACTACAAAAAAGACTTTGTACACATGATGGACAAGGTATACGAACGCAGTCAGTCTATTAGATATATTGGAGATAAAAGTAACGCTAATACAGACTCGGCATTGGTAGCAACAAAAAGAAGTCTTATTTATAATGAATTAAGTGGAGAATTATATAAGAAGTTCTTTTTAACTCACGATGAGAAACAAGCTGCAAAAGATGGATATATCTATATTCATGATAGAAGTGCAAGACTCGATACATTTAATTGTGATTTGTTTAGAGTAGGTGAAGTTATGAAGGGCGGTTTTGAAATGGGTAATATTTGGTATAATGAACCAAATTATCTTGATACTGCTTTTGATGTAATGGGAGATATCATTCTTTCTACTGCCGCACAACAATATGGAGGATTTACAGTTCCAGAAGTAGATAAAATTCTTGAACCATATGCAGAAAAATCATATAAAAAATATGTCAATGAATATAAAGAAAATGCTAAAGGATTGTTGAGAGGATTGCACGTCTCATTTGTAGAAAAGACACTTAATCCTATCATTGATAAACTTGCAAATAAAAACTCAACAAACAAAGTTCAACGTGACTTTGAACAAGGGTGGCAGGGTATTGAAATGAAGTTAAATTCTGTTGGATCAAGCCGAGGGGACTATCCTTTTGTCACGATGACAATTGGTTTAGCCACATCTACTCTTGGTAAAATGGCTGCTATTTCACTTCTTAAAGTTCATTCTGAAGGACAGGGCAAGAAAGGGTTTAAACGACCTGTATTATTCCCTAAGATTGTATTTTTATATGATAAAAAACTTCATGGAGATGGCTCAGACAAATATCCAAGTGCAGATGTATTTAATGCAGGAATTGATTGTAGTAGCAAGACAATGTATCCAGATTGGTTATCATTAACTGGCGAAGGATATGTTGCAGAGATGTACAAAAAATATGGAAAAGTGGTATCCCCAATGGGGTGTGTAGACGGAAAAGAAATTGTTACATATAAATTTAATAATAAATTATATGTAGAGTCTTTTGAAAGAATGTGGAATAGATTATCAGATACATTTGAACCTAAAACACAAATTGAAGGACAACCTCATTTATATATGGACTTGAACAATGTTGAAATTTATGATACTGAAAAAGGGTTTGTTAATACAAAAAGAATTATAAGAAATATATCAAATAATTTTGTAGATGTTCATCTATCAAATGGTAGAAGATTGTTATGTACCACAGATCATCCGTTTGAAATAATCAATAAAGGCATGACAAGTGCTGAAAATCTGAAAATCGGAGATAAATTATTAATCAATTCTAATCAGTATAATGAAGAAAATGTGGTGTTTAATAAAGATAAATCGTGGCTATTAGGATTTATGTTGTGTGACGGATGTTACCAAAACAATCATATTTTTGCTTCTATTGCCATAAATGGTGAAGATGAAATTGAACATAAATTTCATGAAACATTTTCAAAGTATTTTGGGATGAATACAAAAACAGTTATTCAAGAACGTGGTAAAAAAGGAAACTATAAAGATTTATGCGCCATAGCAGACGATAACAACAATATGCAATCTGCAATTAATTATTTTTCAACAAAATTTGGTGGAATAAATAAAGTGAATAGACATATACCTAACGAAGTATTTTCATGGGATTATGAATCTAAACTTGCATTTATGGCTGGAATGATTGATGCGGACGGGTATATTAATGAAAATTCTCATGGAGGTTCTATTGTTCAAATAGGATCTACAAATAAAGAGTTGGCATTACAGCAAATGGCTTTAGCACAGGCATTGGGGATTCCTGCAAAAATATATCATAATCATTACACAAAAAAGAATCCAAATTCGATAAGATATAGAGTTGAATTTTATGCGATTGATGAATTGCTACCATACATTGTATGTGAAAAGAAACGTGAGCATTATGTCGAAACCTATTCAAATCACTATAATATTAATGCCGAAGTTTTGGGAGTAATTCCTGTAAATATGACTATGTATAGTTATGATGTAATGACAGATAGCGAACATTTTGAGGTTAGTGGAATATATAGTCATAATTGCCGAGCTTTCTTATCGCCATGGTATGAAAAAGGTGGTATGCATCCAATAGACGAAAATGACAAACCGATATTTGAAGGTCGTTTTAATCTTGGTGTTGTTTCTCTTCATCTTCCTATGATTCTTGCAAAGGCTCGTAGGGAGTCTAAAGATTTCTATGAAGTTCTTGATTATTATCTTGAATTAATCCGTGGATTACATAAAAGAACATATGATTATATTGGCGAATTGAGGGCAAGTGTAAATCCAGTTGCTTTCTGTGAAGGTGGTTTACTTGGTGGTAATTTAAAGCCAACAGATAAGATTAAAACAATTCTTCCACCAATGACAATGAGTTATGGAATTACTGCATTGAACGAATTGCAAAGACTTTATAATGGTAAATCTATTCGTGAAGATGGACAGTTTGCATTAGAAGTTATGCAATATATCAACGATTATACAAACCGAATTAAAGAGGAAGACCATATTTTATATGCAATTTACGGCACTCCTGCCGAATCATTGTGTGGTCTTCAGATTGAACAGTTCCGCAAGATTTATGGAATCATTGAGAATGTATCAGACAAGCCTTATGTAAGTAATTCATTCCATTGTCATGTTTCGGAACAGATGTCACCTATTGAAAAACAGGATAAAGAAGGACGTTTCTGGAATTTATTTAATGGTGGAAAGATTCAGTATTGCAGATATAATCTAGGATATAACAAGGAAGCAATAAAAACTCTTATTCTTAGAGCTATGGATAAAGGGTTTTACGAAGGTGTAAATCTTGCTATGTGTTATTGTGAAGATTGTGGATATCAGCAAGTAGAAATGGATATATGCCCTAAGTGTGGTAGCAAGATGATTACTAAAATTGACAGGATGAACGGATATTTAGGATTTACAAGAGTACATGGTGAGACAAGATATAACGAAGCTAAAAATGCAGAAATTGCAGATAGAGTTTCGATGTAAGGAGCGTGGTTCATATCAATTATCATAATATTACACACGATGATATGAACAATGGAAATGGTCTGAGAGTCGTTTTATGGCTATCAGGCTGTTCTCACCATTGTTATAATTGTCAAAATCCTCAAACATGGAATCCTGATAGTGGCATTCCATTTGATGAATCGGCAAAGCAAGAAATATTCACAGAGCTGTCTAAAGACTATATATCGGGTATTACTTTCAGTGGTGGAGATCCACTACATGAAAATAATCTCGATGAAGTCCTCAAATTAGTCCATGAAATCCGTATTTCCTTCCCTGAGAAAACTATCTGGTTGTATACGGGATATAAATTTGAACAAGTAAAAGATGCATTTATGGAATCAAAGAAATGGCTACAAGCAAGTTGGAAACATTCCGCAATTACAAGATGGGAGATTATTTCCAATGTGAATGTACTTGTAGACGGAGAATATATAGATGAGCAAAGAGATGTAACATTGAAGTGGCGGGGCAGCAAGAATCAACGAGTTATTTCGATTCCAGAAACTCTCAAACAAGGAAAGGTGGTTTTGTATTGTGACTAAAGATGATTTACATAAAGGAGATAAAGTATATTATGCACGTATAATGCCTAATCTTAGCTTATACGAAGTATGTGAATTAAAAATTCGCACAGTAGAAGATGATTATTATGTTGGATTAGAAGAGAAAACAAAGCGAGCGCATCTCTTTTCTTATAAAAGTTTCGACAAAGGAGCTGTCTTTAAAGATAGAAAAGAATGTCTTGCCAAAGTAAAAGAAGCTGAAAAACATAAAAAGAAAAATGTGAGTCAAGAAACCTATTATGAAGAATATTAAAGAGGTGATATGAACGAGTTATTTAACAGATAAATTTAAAGGAATTTACCGCTTGAAAGCACCTTACGACCTAACTACAAACGATTTTCCTAGAAAACTAAATGGTACATTAGAAGATGTAGATGTTTATATAGACTGCCAATACGGAAATAAAATATTCCATTTTGGTCGAGATATTCTACAAGCTTATATTCCTTCACTTGGAAGAGGTCATAATGTTCTAAAAGCAATTCAACAAACCAATCCCTCAACCATATTTGACATTGAAGAAACGGATTCGGAAGTATTATTTAAATTCAAATATGTCAATTCTGACGAAATTATTCCACTATTAAAACCAAAAACATCTGGTGCTGGCATTAGTCCTTTTTCGTCTAAAAACCTACCAAAATGCACTTATATTATTCCAGACGAAGATTTAGATATGTATAAACAAATAGTCGCTAAAATTCCACAGGAACGCATTTTAACCCTAACACATAGCACTAATGATTTTATCAAATTATTAGCAACTAAGAAGAACCCAATAGAGAATATTAAAGCAGATATGAAAAAGAAATGTCTGAAGGCAAAAGAGTATATTCACTCGATTGGTAAATGGAATGAATACATTAACTATTTAAATAAAGAGATTGAGAAAGGATGATGTCTTATGGGCGATGTAAGTTTTTTGCAGCTAGAAAAAGAGATAGAAGAAGTCATGAAAAAATGTGAGAATTATCATGAAATTTGTTTGCGTGAATTTCAGATAAAGATTATTCTTGCGGATATAGCAAATCAATATAAAAACAAAAAGGAAGATTGTTAAATGGGCGATTTGCGTAAAATACAAATGAACAATTATAAAAAGAGATTGGAGAATATAAAAATGAAGACAATTAAAATTAAATATTTTGACAATGAAATTGATAAAGTAGAAAAATTCACCCAGGGAGATTTAATTGACCTTAGAAGTGCCGAGACGGTAGAACTAAAGAAAGGCGAGTTTTATTTGATTCCATTGGGAGTTGGAATGAAGTTACCAGATGGATATAAAGCTAATGTATATCCACGTAGCAGCACATATAAGAACTTTGGTATCATTATGGCGAACTCAGTTGGTCAGGTAGACAATTCGTACAGTGGTGATTCAGATCAGTGGATGTTCCCTGCAATAGCATTAAGAGACACAGTCATTCATAAGAATGATAGAATTTGTCAGTTTGAAATTCAAAAAATTCAGCCAGATATTGAATTCGTAGAGGTAGAACATTTGGATGAAGAAAGTCGTGGTGGAATTGGAAGTACAGGAAAAAGGTAATATTATCAAATATGCTTGCATAACATTTAAGAAAAAGGAACTATATGGAAAGAAATATTAAAATAATTTATAGCACAACAAATGAAAAAGATTTAAAAACCTCAATAGAAAAAATTTCTTTGCAAATACATAATAATCATAGTAAAAAGAGTCATGAATAATGGCTCTTTTGTTGTATTGTCCATATGAATATGCTACAATGGTAACTATGATACAATATACAATACTATTAGAAAGGATGAGACTATTATGCTTTGGAATATTGGAGTGTATTTGAGACTGTCTAATGATGATGGAGATAAGGCAGAAAGCAACAGTATATCGTCACAAAGAACTTTGGCTTTAGATTATATAAAAAAGAATATTTCAGACGGAGAAATAATTGAGGTGTTTATAGACGATGGGTTTACTGGCACAAATTTTAACAGACCAGATTTTAAAAGGATGATACAATTCATCGAAAATGGAGAAATAAATTGTGTTATAGTAAAAGATTTGTCACGATTTGGCAGAGATTATATAGGTGTTGGAAACTATATAGAAAAATATTTTCCATTGCACGATGTTAGATTTATTGCAATAAATGATGGATATGATTCTTCTACCAAAAATTCATCTGATGATTTTTCTATGCCAATAAAAAACATCTTTAATGCACATTACTCAAAAGATATTAGCAAGAAAGTTAAAACATCTTTCAGAACATTACAGAATCAAGGACAGTTTGTTGGTGCATTTGCTAGTTATGGGTATAAAAAAGATGAAAATAACAAGCATAAACTGGTAATAGATGAGCCATCCGCAATAATAGTAAGAAAAATATTCAACTTATTTTTGTCTGGCAATGGCAAAAATAGTATAGCTAGGATATTAAATGAAGATGGGATACCTTGTCCGTCTGAATATAAAAGATTAAATGGCTTAAAATATACGAATGGATCAAGGTTGGAATTAACAAAATATTGGACTTATCCTACAATAAATAGTATATTGCACAATAGAATGTATATTGGTGATATGGTACAGAATAAGTATGGTAGAAAATTCGTACGTGGCAAAGCAAAGAAAAATTCCGTAGAAGACTGGATTATAATAGAAGGAACACATGAGCCTATTATTGATAAACACACATGGGAACTTACTCAAGATTTACTAGCAAAAAATACAAGGCAATTATCGCTTGATTCAAATGTTGGTATGTTTGCAGGATATATAATATGTGGCGATTGTAAAAGAGCTATGAGCAAAATAAAATACAGAAACAACAAATCATATATATGTGGCAGTTATAAAAGATATGGTAAAGATATTTGCTATAGAAATTCTATAAAGGAAGAGGAGTTAGAAGAAATAATTTTAGCCAAATTAAATGAACAGATATCCAAAATAGATAAATTTGAAGAAATTAAAGCAAATACAAAGGATTATACCAGTGATATAAACAAATTGAATATATTGTTAAATAAAGTTAGGAGCAAAAAGAAACGTATATATGAAGATTATCAAGACGATGTTTTAACAAAAGAGGAATATTTGGGATATAAACAAGACTATATCAAGGAAGAAAGTCATTTGTTAAAACAAATAGAGGAATTAAACAATGAAACTAATAAATTACTGGATAATGATACGTGGTTGCAAAAGATAAATAAATATAAAAAAATAGAACATCTTAATAGAGAAATTGTTGCTGAACTCATAGAAAAGATTATCGTATCACATGATGGAGATAAGGATGACAGTTCTATAAAAGTGGAGGTAATATTTAAGTTTAAATTTCTTTAATTTTAATTGTCCATCTTGAGTGTTTCCCCATGCTAATTGTTAATATGGACAACACAAATAAAATCGTAAAAAATAGGGATAGAAGAGTAATTAAACTCAACTATCCCTATAATTATTATTGTGTCCTACCAATGTATTATTCTGACAATTTCCAGTGAAATTCATCAGGATTTAAAACAGTCGGATAATTTTTAAGGTTATATTTTTGATTTGTTTGAAATTCTAAAACCAATGGTTTAGCATTTAGTGTAAATGAACAATATTGATTTGGTTGATATAATAATGGTTCAAGATATTGGAACATTCCACGTTGATTTGTCATTTTCCCATCCTCATCAAATATTCTAAAACTTGGCGCAATAGCTAAAGCATTTGTCTTGTTGTTTCTCAAATCATAATTTATTTCACACGTATAATTTTCGCCAATAGCTTGTGTTGTTATTACATTGATACGCATTGTAACATTATCTTTAGTTGTGTATTCTTCACCAATGTTATAATATTTTGTATCTGGTGCAACCGTAGGTTTTATGGTTGGAGTTGGCGTAGGATCAGTATTTGGTTTTGGTCTTGGTATTGTTGGAGTAGAAATTGGTTCATTGGTAGGAGCGATAGTAGGAGTAGCTGTTGGCTTTGTCGCATTCCTTTTAACTACCACCTTACATGATAACTTCTTTTTCTCAACTTTAGCTGTAATTATTGCCTTCCCAGCTTTTATACCTTTTACTTTACCTTTGTTTGTGACAGTAGCAACCTTTTTATTGGAACTACTCCAAGATACTTTTTTCTTTGTTCCATTGACTTTTAATCGCACCGTCTTTCCTACTTGAATAGTAGTAGACTTTTTGTTTAATCTTATAGATTTTGCATATACCATACTACTAGGTACGGCTAGTACAAAACATAATAAGATTGATAAAATTGCTTTGTTTCCCTTAGTTATTTTTCTCATAATAACCCATCCCTTCATTGTATTTTATTTATATTATACAATAAAAAGATATGAATTGCAAATATTTTACAAATATGTTACAATCACAATATAGCAGGTTGTGATTATTCTCCACAGCATAATCCAAGCACGACAATTTGCTATATTGGCTGTTATTTTATGTGGAACAAAAAATAACCTACGAATAGAGTGTTGTGAGTCTTCCAAGATAATAATTATTAAGACTGTTTACTAACTTTATATCGTAGGTTATTTGTATATTTATTTATTCAATTGTTCTTTCAGTGATTTCAGTTCATTCACTAAATCCTTAACCGTATCTTCAAGCTTACTAATCCTTTCCTTGTTTTCTTTGTCACGTTTAGTCAATTCTTGCGCAGCACCAACAAGTGGAGCGATAAATTCCTCGTATTTTAAACTCCAATTCAACTCCTTGTCAGGGGCTTCAGCGGAATAATATTTCTCATTTCCATCCTTATTCCATACAGCAGAATACAAAGACATATTACCTAATTCTAAGTTATCGGCAGTTTCTTTTACATCCTGTGCATAAAATCCCATATGTTTCCTTCCGTTAGCATTATCCTTTAAAGTATATTCCACAGGTTTTAAATCATTTACGAATTCTAAAGATTTATCTGTGTTCATATATCCAATATGATTTTTAATCTTTTTATCAGAGGATGTGTTTACACCATTTTTTGAGTACAACTCCATGAAATATCCTTGATACCATCTAAACGTATCAGAACCTAAAATGCTAGGTACGGTAGGGTTAGAAGAGGTGTCAGAAACAGTGTTTCCGACAGGAGAAGAAGTAGCATCAAAAGTATTACTTCTGAAAATAATACGTCCTAACTGTTCCTCTCCAAATAATGCAACAGAATATTGTGCATTAACTGTTTGATCTGTTCCAAGTAATTTGCCCGTAACTTTCAACCTTACATCAAAAGGTCTGTTTCTATATCCTTGCTTTGGGCTATGCAGGACTAAAGCAGGTGCATCATATCCACCCACGCTATCATAATAATTATTTGTAATCGTAAGGGCTGGGCTTGTCTTAGAACTGTTTGTAATATTGACTGTATCGTTTAATGTATTTGCCTCGAACAGATAACGTGTATCTTTGTTTTGAATTGCTTCTTTCGAACACATATAAATACCATTTACAGAGATGTCCGAATAAGGAGTGTCTGCTGGTGGAATAAATGGATCAGATTGTTTGCTATCATAATAACCAAATATCCATTTACCGCTACGCAATCTAGCAAACCATCCTTCCGAACCATCACCATCAATAGAGGAGTACATTGAACCCTTTGAACGGATTTCTCCATTTGAATCTAACCGAATACCATTCGTATTAGAAGCGTCATCAAACAATTCCGATTTTAGACCATTTTTACCAATATCCCAACCACCAAATTTACCTGCGTTGGCATAAACTGTACCACTGACTTTAGCATTGACAGCTTCAAGCAGCCCTTCTTTACTTATGATTGTATAACATCCGTTTTCTTTTTCTTTATCACCAAGTCCAACATCAGTCATAACATAATTTCCATCAGCACTCGTATAGGTTACACTATCCTCATATGTTACATTGCCATCTGCATCAACGCCAGTAGGTACACGACTTGTTGTTTTGATTACACCATTATCTAATTTTTCTGTCGTAGTAACAATGTCACCCTTATATACAACGTTTTTTAAATCATCTGTGACACCGTTAAAATCGTTTTTAATATCCTTTAATTTATCATCGAGACCTGTAATTTTAGATGTATCTATTGATACATCAGAACCTAGGGTGAGGCTTCTAGCATATATATCACCCTTTATGTAAAGTTGTCCATCATTCGTCACATAGAATAATTTAGATGTATCAGACGATGATGATGAATTGTTTGTAAGCTTATAACAATACTCTCCTGATGACAGTAAAACAGTATTATCATCCAACCTTATAGCTGTATCAACAGCGTGATTAATTTCTATACCTTGTGCATTGTTCGCTTTTTTTATGTTACCCGTTGAAATATCATATACTAAATGGACTGCTGGACCATCTACAGGTATAGGATAACCTGCGTAAAAACAGAATATATGTACTTGATTTTTTATCTGTATAGAACAACAGCAACTAGCTGGATTATCAGTCGGTATATAGTCGTATATATTAAGAATATATTTAGACGTAAGATTGGAAAGGTCATACTCGATAAGCGCTCTAAAACTACCAAGTGTGTAATCATCCATCGTTCCTGCAAAGTAAAGTTTATCGTCATATCCAGTATTTACACGAAATGGTGTTGACATCATATAATAATCTGGATTTGTTTCAGTAAAATTATCCCAGTTTAAGTCTATGTTTGAGTGTGTGTATTCAAATGTGTCTAAATTTATAGAGTATTCTGGTGGGAATCCTATATACATATAATTATTGTATAATATATAATTAGGAATCTGTGAATCCGCATCACTATAGTAAGAATTTTCTTCTAGTACCAAGGTCTTTTCTAGTGTTTTCAAGTCGGATGAGTAACAATATAAGTGTAAATGATATATTCCGTCACCTGCTAAACATAAGCTATAATAATTATCTTTATAATAAAAGTCTACTATTGGGTTATCTACTTCTTTTGCCCATGATTTACTAGAGCCGTCCCAATAATACAATTCATTTTTCTCATTATGATATACAGCATAATATACGGAATCTTTATAACCCCTTAGAGAAACCGTCTTTAATTGATTATCTGATAAATACGTCTTTATGTCTGTTTGCTCAACAGAATAACCAAACGGGTCGGGTAGTGTCCCAATTTCAATAATATTTTCATCATCCATATCAGCTTTAAGATAAGTGCTCCCATTGTTTATATAGAGATTTCCCTTCATGGTAACGTTTCCATTTGCGTCAATAAAGAATACCTGCTTGTCCTCGTTGTAAATATTAAACATGGATTTTAAATTTGGATCAATTAGTAATCTGTGTTTTTTATCTGCACTATACATATCTAACTTCATATTATTTACAATGATGCCATCTTTGTCTACGATAAAAGTCTTCGAGCCATTGGAAATCATTAGTGTTTCACCTGCAATAAGGTCACCGATAAGCACATCTGCAACAACAAAATGCACATCTTTTGTTTCAATTTTAATAGGTTCAATATCATCTACTTTATATTCATCTATACATTTTGTAATTTGATTTTCTTGTATAAGATACATATTCATATAGCCACCGACTTCTTCTGAAGAAATCTCCTTAAAAGACTTAATGAATAAATCGGTTATATTTTTATGTATTGAATAGTTCTTTTTAGCAGTAGACAACATTAATTTTGAATTAAAACCAGTTGAATAAACAGCACATCCATTTGTTTCGTTTGTAATAGTTTTAACCTTAAAATTGCTATATTGTGAAATTTGATGTATATATGATTTATTGTTTTCTACACCACAGATTAGAATTTCCAAATCATAGGTGTGTGATTTTTTAATATTCATAGAATTAATGAATTTTGTTAGTTTATTCAAGTCTATTTTATTGTTGGTTAAAAATATATTAGAGGTGACAGATTCAACTAAATCCATACGTCCTGAACAAAACATTATTTCGTTTCCAAAGTGATATAATTTTTTAGCATTTATCCCAATTCTTTTGTAGCATCCATTAAACATAATAGAAGAGGCTGTATCAGCCCCTATAGCGATAAAATTTTTACCCTGTAATACTAAACAATTACTCATTATACAGCCTCCTTCCAATCATCTAATATAATTTCTGCATATTTTACATTGTTATCAATTATAAGATTTATTTTTTCAACCATTTGTTCCATTGTTGGCAGTTTAATTCCACTTTTAATCCTTAGCACACACCAATCTTGCGATTTTACAATTTCATCTCTACGTTTGTCCTTTTCCTTGTCTTGATGCCAATACCAGCTATCATATTCAATGTCAATCTTTTTATCATATAGAAAAAGAGCAATATCTAATGAGAACCTATTAAATACATAATTAAGTTCTACATTTTCATATTGCTCTTTTAACATTTCATATATTGCAATTTGTTGTGATGAGGTTGGAATTCCATTAAATTTTCTAAGTGTGATCATTCTTTTTTGGATTATTTCATCTTTATGTGCATTGAAATATTCCTCCATTTTTTCTCTTGTTTTTGGAAGTTGTAAGGAACTTTCCACGCCATATTTTTCCATAACAGTATTTTTAACCTTTTGTTTTATTTCGTTAGACTGAGATATATACTCTACACCATATTTATTTAATATAGTAGATTTAATTTTCTCTTTTACGGTTTCATTTCCAAATGGATTTACACAACCATACTTATTCAAATTTGTATTTTTACGTTTTTCTGCCATTTCATCAAAATGAAGTTCCATATATTCCTTCATTTTTTCTCTTATTGCAGGTAATTGCAATGAACTCTCTAATCCATATTTTTCCACACATGTATTTTTTGCTTTCTCTCTTATTTCATCATTTTGCATCGGATTTTCAACACCATATTTTTTTAAGTTTGTCTGTTTTATCTTCTCCCTAATTTCTGGTAAAGAAGATATTTTGTATGTTCCATATCTTTCAGTTAATGATTTTTTTAAATTTTCTTTTACAATATCAGATTTCATTGGATTATCTACACCATATTTTTTAAAATTCGTGTTTCTTGATTTAATAATTTTGCATTTATTACAATAATCTTTGTTGTTTTCATAATCATGATTGTGTAAATACTCCTTATATTGACGCTCAATAATACATCCGCAATTATCACATAAACATTTTGTAATTACATGGCTGCCTTTTGTTAGCCTCGTTGCATCCGTTATTATTGTGTCGCCCTTTTTTACATTATATCCCAAATCAACATAATGTTTTTTGTTTCTTGGGGCAACTTTTACTTTTACTAGTTGAGGTAATATTAACATAAAGAAATATCACCTCCTAGGCTGCATGACACAATCCTATCTGTACATATACCATAGCAATCCTGCTCATTTATGTTCATTTTACCAATGGCAAGCTTAGCACTATTCCAATCATCATCTGTCATGACAATATTTTTTCCTGTAATTCTTAGCTGGCACTGGTCATAATCATCATTTATGTCTTTGCTTCTACAGTTAATTCCACGCCCATCTACAGTAACTTCCTCATTGTTAGAATTTTTAATATTCATCAGTGCAGAATTTAGACCTTCTTCTTTTAATGTTTTGAAATCAGAGTAGCTTTCAGCACCTTGACTGGCTTGTTTAGCAGTAGAAGAGTAGCTAGTAGCCATTGACTTAGCTTGATTTAAAATACTCTCTAAGTCTGTAATTCCATTTGCATTTCTAACCTGCTCAGAAAACTCAACTTCAATTTTATCTGGGTTTGCATAGTCGTAAGTTATGCCAATCAAACGCAATGAAATCACTCTTTCATCGACTTCAGCTCTTATCCAATTAAAAAGTGCAAAGTGTTCCCAGAAAGGCTTAAATATGCTATTATTGAATAAATTATTAAGATTAGCAGTATAAGTGTACTGAAATAAACTAGCTTTATATAATTCCTTTGTAGCCACTTCAACAAGCGTTTTAGCCTTTTCTATAGCCTCTTTATCAGATAATCCATCTGAGATATAATTACTATTTTCATATACGTCTTCTCTACGATAACAGCAGAACTCTTTATATAATTTATCACCTAAGAATTTTACAAAATCTAATTCATCGTGATATGCATTTACTTGTTTTGTCTTTTCTTTCCTTATCTTTTCAATAGTTTCTATATATGTTGTCATCTTGTCATAAGCTTGGTGTAAAATAACTTCCTTTTCATGATACTCTGTATATAGAGCAAAGAACTTATTATCATCTTTTTTAACAGCATATCCCTTTTCTAATAAAACATTTGCACACTGAGCATAGACTTTCCACATTTCCTGCAATCGTTCTTGGCAATAATCATAATCTTTCGGCTCTTTGTTTATGTATTTTTCCTTTAATTCATCAACAGTAGCATCTTTGAAATCACCATCACCGATTAACTTGTCAATCTGATTTTGCAAGGAGGTTTTTTCATCTTCAAGGATTGAAATAGTAACATCATCTGTTCCTACAACAACGTCTTCACTATTGCTTTCATTAACAACCTTAAATTTACCTGTCCATACAGAATTAACTTCATCATAAGTATCTTCATCTTGAATCGTAACTGTATATCTGTAATCTACTGTAATCTGTGCAAGAGTAAGAATTGCCTTTTCTACACCTTTTTGCAACAAATTTTTCTTAGACTGAACATATACGCTTGCAATGTTTTTAAGTTTATTGTATTCATCAATAGCAGTGGTAGTAACATCTGTTCTTTGAGGCGCAAGAGTATTTGTATATTTCTGCACATCATCTATTGCAGCAAACATTTCTGCACAGGCATTTTCATAACCTGTTTTTTTGCTTTCGTATAATGCGTCATATGCATCCAATTTGGCAACTAGCTCATCAGACATATCCTCACGTTGGTCTTTAGAAATATAATAAATGTATTCTGAACCGTTAGGATTTACAGAACGCACATAAGAGTTGATTAAATCATCGCCACCTATTACCTTAAAGCAGTTTTTAATGCTGTCTTTATTGCTAGAACAGGTAAAGCTATTTGCTAAATTTTCTTTGTTTACAAAAACAGTAGTATCTTCACCAACTGTATTGAGATCATACATATTAACACTTCTTGTTTTTGAATCAAATGTAAACACAACATCTAATTCTTTGGCAACTTCCTGTAATGCATCATATACATTTGTATTCGAAAATTCAAAAGTTCTAACAACAGTGGAAGTCTCAACTAACTGATTTGTATTCGAATCTGTTATGTGACTATCTACGTGTCCAATTTTCCAATGTGGAGCATAACTCAAAATTCTATGTAATAAACTGTGTTTTGTGTCGCTTGCTTTATATACAACAGTAGAGATATATGTATTATTTTCCCAATTGCTATCATTATCTCTATCCGTTGCTCCATTTACAGAAAGTGTACCTATAGAGATTTGTGCCAATTCGCCTTCAATTGAAATACCTGTAATATTTTTTACAGTGCTTTCTTCGTCTGAAACATCAACAGCAATTTCAAAATATTTTTCTTCATCAGCATTCTTTACCTTTACAACTTTCAAGGATTTTAATTTATCCCAATATTCAAACTCAACACAGTTGTTCACTTTATTAAATGAAAAGGTAATCTCATCATAACTATTTGCAGCTTCGTATATTTTTAAATCTGCAATTGGTGTCAAAGGACAAATGACATCATAATTTCTATGACATAAGAATATATCTGGTTGAGTAATAGTATTTGTAAAATTGTCAAAATTATTTTTCATTTAAACTGACACCATCCTTCTAAATCTGTATTCTAAAGTTACTTCTCCGTGAATAGCCCTCACATAGTTGTCCCTACTTGTATAATCATTAGCCAAAGTAGGATACACATAGTTGAAATCCTTTGCCAATGTTGCTTGATGATTTGTGTAACTCGTAGTGATTATTTTGTTTTCACAATCTACAGTTATCTTCTCATTAGCAGTACAATTATTTATCCTCATTCTTTCGCCTGTACTTGTGTTTAAAAACTGAAATTCGTTAGTATCGGTTATTTGAATTGTAAATTTTGGGTATATGCGTCCAACAAGACTGGAATTGTCTAATATATTCGTTAATTCCTCTTTTGGTTCAATTGTAGTTTTTCGCAAACCAGAATATCCAAAAGCACTATCGTTTTTCATTGTTAGGTCAAACCCTACCAAATCATTACCGATTGTTATGTTGTTTACTGTAATTGCAACATTGAAATATAAATCTGTATCATTATTAAAATTTACATAATTGTATGTTGGTCTTACTAACCATCTTTTAATTGTTTCTTCCTCTACAAAAGAAATTGGAGATGTATCCTGAGTGCTACAGTTAAATTTAAAGATTTGTAACTTTATTTCCAATGCATCTCCATATTTAATTCCATATTGAATATCTTTTATAGAAGATGGATTCCTGTTTGACAATATTTCTATGTTGTTCCCTGTTATTGTTTCTGTGCTATTATTCTCAATAGTGGCAATTATGTATCCTTTTTCAGATAACTTTTCACCACAAAATTCGAAATCTGTAGCTTTTATAACCATTCCATCTCACATTCCTTTCTAAAAAAATAAGCACTCAGCCTTTTACAACTGAATGCCTCTATCTAATATGTCTTGTACTAATTTCTTTTTAACATCTTCAACTTCACGGATAAGTTGCTTATATCTTTCTTTGCACTCACGCACTGAATCAGAATTTTCTTTCAATTCTTCGTATAAACTTTCAATTTTTTGTGAATATTTTTTTGCTTCATCCAACTCACTTTGAAGCCTTTCATTTTCTTTTTCTAATATTTCAATCTTTTCACTTTTCTTCAAATTGTTCACATCCTTATACAAAAATAAGACGTATGGTTTTATCCACACGCCTTATATATTTTTACAACCTGTTTACTTTAAATTTGCTAGAACCATTCAACTGACATACAGTAGCATTTTGCAATGTTTTTTGCACTCTTGTATCCGTTTGAATTGTTTTAATAAGAGTTTCACTATCTACAACATTAGGTAAATTAAACTCAAAACTAACATCGCCAATAGTGGTAGTAGCAGTAGTAGCTCTTTGTATATTTGGAACATTTGTTTTAATTGCACTCATGAAATTATTTAATGGTACTAAATTCTTTCTCAATGCGACTAAAGCATCTGTTTGTGCAGGAGTCAATACAGCTTCACCCGTTTTAAGAGTTGCTATACCATCATCTCCATTTACACGAATAGCCTTTCCTACAATACCACCTTGAGAGTATCCAGCATTCTTTAATGCCTTGTATATCTTTTCAGAATCATAAGATACATTTAAAATACCTGCAAGCTTCTTCAAGTTCTTCTCGCTTAATATCTTACCACCAGTCTTATCATATATGTGTCTATTTGCTTTGCTATATTCATCTCTCTTTTTCTTGCCAACAATAGCGTTGTTAGATATGAATTCATTTGCTTTAACATATTTTAAGGATTTTGTAATCAGGTCTTTGTTTGCAGTAGCATTCTTATCCTTATTTCCGTCAAGCTGGTCTTTTGTTGTAATTTTACTCAGTGCAGTACGATCATCGCCATTCATACCACCAACATAATCAGAATTTAGAATACCGTTAACTAAATCCAACATTCCTTCATGGCTCTTTGTTTTATAACCCTGACTTGCTAGATATTTATTGACAGAACTCTTACCTTTTGTGTCTTGTGACTTATTTTTTTTGTCATATTTACCAAGAACTTTATCTAAATCAGTTGTAGTTTTTACAGTTCCGTTGCCATTTCCAACATCCTTTTTACTATCTTTGATTACAGCTTCTACAATTTTATCTAATTTTGTATTAACATCATCTACCTTTGTCTCAATGTTTGTTCCTGCTGTAATAAGAGAATTGGCTGTCTTGTCAAATACCTGTAATCCGTTCTCACCTAATATTTCCTTATTACCGCTTTCAGCACGACTAGAATTGTTATCCTCAACATCTGTCTTAATATTTTCAGTAGTAGTTGACACATCTTCCTTTTTCATTTCCTCAATGAGTTCATCAAATCTGTCTTCTAAATCAGAAAAAGCATCTTCAAGTCGGTCTAAATATTTATCATATTGAGTATCCTTCAAATCATCCTGTGCATCAGACAATTCTTTCTGTAATTTCTGACGTTCAGCCATAGCATCCTCGCTATTGTTTCCTTCTAGCATGATGAATTGCTTTTGTAAGTCAGCAATACTTTTTGTCTTTTCAGCAACACTCTTTTGATAGTCATATTCAGATTTATCAGCATCCAAACTCTTTTTCTTCAGGTCTATGATGTCTTTAAGCTTATCAGACTGTTGTTCAAGTTGTTTATTTCTAATATCAGCTAATTCTTTTTCCTGATTATAAATATCGGTTTGTGTCTGTTGATAACTCTTTTCTAATTCATTACGCTGTTTTAACCATTCTGCTTCGGATAACTTGCTATTTTTTGAATAATATAACTTATCCAAGTCACTTATTGCTTTTTCAGAATTTTCACTTTCTTGTTTCTTTATCTCAATTTGAGCAAGCTTATTATGCATTACAGCATAGCCCTTATCCGTATAATTACCATCATCATCATAGTAATCATCTTCATCAGTAAAACCATTTATCCAATCCAAAGTATCATATGTTGAATTCAGATAATCGTTTTTTGCATCAGCCAAATTCTTCAATGCTTCTGCTTGCTTGTTGATATTATCAACAGCATTTTTGCTTTCATCTGCAATTGACTGATCTACAGAAATAATATTCGCCTGTAAACTATACCACAAGTCAGAATACTTTCTAACACCTTGCATTTGTGCTTCAAGCTTATCTTTTTCAGCATTTAATTTTTCCAGTCTCTGTTTGGAGTTGTTAGCGATTAACTTATAATATGAGCCTGAAACAACTTGTCCATTTGCCTCAGCTAACGATGCTTTACTTTCGAGTTCCTGTCGTTTTGCATCAACCAAAGATATTCTGTTATCATAATCTGTTTTAATATTTTCCGCAGCGGTTTGTTTGGTGTTAATAATAGTATTATAATAATCCTCTTGCGCCTGTTTTAATTCAACAAGATTTGTCTTTTGCTGTTTCAAATAAGCATTATACATCTTGATATAAGACAATTGCTTTTTATCCTTTATGCCAGTAGTTTTAATTGCACCGTCAGAATTTTTGTTTTTCTTATATTTAGATGAAATCTTCTTATAATAGGAATTAGCATCTTTTTGATTTGCTTTATATGCTTCTTGTTGTTTATCCACAATCTTTTTCTGCAAGGATAATTGTTCATTTAACACTTTATTTTTTGCAACATATCCACTTACATTAGACATACGAGTATCTAAAATGCTAATTTGATTATTTAACTTTTCAACCTTTGCAGTTACATTTTCCCATCTGATAGAAGCTAAAGACTCTCTGTATTCAGCTAATTTTTGCTTTTCATTCTCGCTGCTTGTAGATGCTTCTAAATAATTATCTCTTGCAGTTAAAGCCTTTTGAATATTGTTGTATCTTTTTTCAGCACCAGATTTCTTGCCAGATTTAGCCTTACCTTTAAAATGTTCAATTGTATAAGAACCGTCTTTAACTTTTTTCTGGTCTGATTTTGACAACTTTTTCAAAGCATTTTTATATACTTTATTATATTTGTTTTCTGTTTTTTCATAACTTTGAGCAAGTTCGTTTTGGGATTTTACAAGTTTTTTATAATAAGAAATCTGCTTTGATAGAGCAGAAGTATTGTTTAATTTTGCTTGTACATTATCTATCTGTGCAGACAGTTTCTTTAATGTTTGAGCGCACCAATCTATAGTTTGGGAGAATTTTTGATAGGTAGCTTTTGCTTTCTTGTTGGCTTTATCAACAGCAGTTTTTGTAGAATCGCCACCGCTATAATCAATATTGTAGTTTACTTTTGTACCTTTACCAATTTCTTTTTGAATTTCTTTCTTTAACTTTTTAGCATGTTGTTTTAATATTTTTCTACCAGCTTCAGTTCCAGCTTCACCAATGCCTTGCTTTATTTTCATTTTCATTGTAGCAAGAGATTCCATCATGTCTATTACTTTTTGACTTACACCAGCCAATGCAACTAAATTGGCTATATCTCCATCAGTGTTGATGGATACACCATTTGCAATCTTTTTCTTTAATGCAAATCCAGCGATTTGTTTTGCTGTTTCATTTGAGATAGCTCCCTCTTTTACAAGAGATTTTAACTCACCACTTGTTACGCTAATTAAATCATATCCATGTTCTGTCAGAATTGACTTTGCTGTACTCAACGAAACTATTTCGCCATTTAACACTTTTGTTACAATTTCTTCGGAATTTGTGATACCTAACTGTTCTAATTGTGTTTGAATGAGACCTTTATTTGCTTCGTTTACATTGTCGAGAATTCCTGTAGAATTAACATATTCTTCAACTAATTTATTGTATGCAACTTGTATATCTTGGGTGCTTGATTTTGCATCCCCTACAATGTTCATAAATTTTTTGTAGTAATTTAGGTCACCAAACGCACTTTCTAGCCCACTAAGGGTATTCATTGTATTGAAACCATTTGTTTTGAATTCTGCATAAGCATTGTCCAAACTACCCATGCTTGACGCAAAGCCACTAAGTTTTGTGCTTGCATCGACCATGCCGTATATTTCATTCGTTGCTTCCTTTGCGGAAAGACCTGTCTGCGTTAACAATGCCTTATATTCTTTTGTTGAAGATAAAGTATTTGGTGTTAGTTCACCCGATGATGCCAACTTCAATAGTTCTTTTCTTGACTTCTTGAAATCATCATCATTAAAAGCAGAAGAGAATGTTACTTTATTTTCAGGTTTCTTTGTTTCTGGTTGTAACTTATTCTTAATAAAGTTTTGTAAATCTTTTACAGAAGTATCTTTATTTGGTTCAAGATTATATTGCATAACTGTGTCTAGTTTTTCTTTACTTAACCCTGCAATATAATCCTTTGCCCCTTTTACATTTTTAAACTTGTCCTGAACAGAACTTACATATTTATTTCCAGATACATTGCCATCCGAATCTACATCACCAACACCAAATTGTGTTTTCATTGTATTTATTTGTTTATCGTTGTAGATTACATTGCCATTTTTATCCTTCATCTTACTCAAAGAATTTATAATAGCTAATACAGCATTTACATAATCCTGATAACTTTTATAGTCCTTTTGGTCGAGAGAGAAAAGTGTTTGGATCTTTACAGCTAAATCATCACTATTTACACCATTTTTTAAAGGTTCAATGACATTCTGACGTATCCATGTTTCCATGTCGTTATCAGTTTTAAAATTCTCGAAGAAAGAATTATCTACATTTTGAATGAATGATTGGACAGCAGTTTGAGCTTCTGCATTTAATTCATCATATCCAGATGTATCACCTTGTAAATATGCTTGTAGAATAGGACGCACCCTTTCGGACTCTGTGTCTATTGTATCATTTAATTTTGAATATATATCTTTGATTTTTTGTTGGAGTTCAGGAGTAAGATTGGAAAAATCGAATTCTTTATTATCGCCAGCAAATTTATCTATTTTTGTTTCTTTTAACAACATATTAAATGTGTCATCATCTAAAGACTTGTATAATTCATCATGTACGTCTTCCCCATTTATTTCAAATTTTGATGAAGAACCACTAAAGTCACTATGAGTAGTATAATACTGGAACTTTCCATTCATTAACTCCTCGATAGTATTTTTCTTCTTAACATCACCTTTAGTTTCTGCCTTATAATCATCGAAAGTTTTCTTAGAATTAGAACGAATATTAGCATAATAAGCATCTTGATTTTCCTGATATGCTTTTGTAAGTTCCTCAATACTACCTTTGTTTTTTAATATTGCGCCACCTTGTTCATTCCAACCAGTAATCATAGTAGGGAACATTTCAGCAATTTGACTTGTCAGATTTTTATATTCCGAAAACTTGTCAGAAGTTAATGATATATTATGACCATATTTGTCTACACCTTTTGATAACTCTTCAAATTGTTTTCCATTTTCAGAAATCCATGACTCCTGTGTAGATAAATTATCTTGCTGATCTTTTACAGATGTATTGAACTCATCTAATCTATCTTTTGCATATTCTGCTTTATGAGCTAAATTATCTATGACAGTTGCTACAAGCGAAATTACTTCCGTTATAGCAAATGATACAGCCATACTAGCAAGAGTAGCGCCTAATGATTTAATAACTGTTCCAGTCGCTTTGCCTGCACGTTGGAAGAGAGTAAGACCTTCTGTGGACTTTTTCATATGAGCAGCAAATGCTTCTTGAATGTCGCCTGAACCGTCCCATGTTTTTAGAAAATTTTTAAGGTCTTTATCTGCTACTTTGTATTTCTTACACAGTCTATTGAAAACATTATCATTAACCGCTGCTAATTTCTCAAGATGAAGTCCCTGAACATCTGCCATTTCAAAGAACTCTGTAATTTCTTTTTTAACAGGATTAATTTTTCCTTTTAATTTATCAAATATTGTAACAAAACTATTAGTATCAGAATTATATTGTACTGCCTTATAGATTCTGATATAATATCCTTAAATAAAATACTTCTGATATTTTAAGAAAGGTGTGATTTTATATGAACAACAACATTAAATTTTGTTCAAATTGCGATAAAACAGGCTCAAACCAAATGTATAAATTAGTTGGTAATGATAAAAAAGATTTTCAAAAAGGTTTTATATATCCATTTGAGATAAAAGGTGATGATAAATCTATTTGTCCATATTGCAGCAATAAATTAACAGATACACTCATTACTGAAAATGATTTCGATTTAATCGAAGATGTTTCTGACTCTGACCGTCAATTTCTCGAAGCCATGATAGAACTCAAAAAGAATGATCCAATTGAATATCAACTAAAAATATCTCAGTTCAAGGCTAATTTGAAACAACAGGAGAGTAGAAGTGATAGAATTGACCAAAAAGATAACAATATACCTAAATGTCCTACCTGTGGCTCAACAAATCTTTCTAAAATTTCAAATATCGGCAAAGCAGCAAAAGTTGGTTTATTCGGAATATTTGGAGCAGGAGATTTGGGTAAAACTTGGAAATGCAACAATTGTGGAAGTAAGTGGTGAACAAAACTTGACAAAAGTTTTGTAAAATTTTTACAAAATATATGTTCTGTCTATTAAGACTTTCCAATAGGTGATAAAATTAAACATGACAGAATATGGTCGTGAGCACACTACGACCTCGTGTGTAGTTCTGTCATGTAACATATTAACTATATTAACCGTAACCATACCAAGGCAAGAAAGGTAAGGCGAAACACCTCTTGGAAAATCTAAAACTTCATAGCAGAATTCTCTGCATCAATTTCCAACTGATATGCAATTTATATTCTTGCAGAAAGGAGGAATGCGATGTCAGAAATTCCAAACATCATTTTGGCACTTATTAGTCAAACGCCTTGGTTTGTTATTGCATATATCGTGCGCAAGGTATATAGTAACAAACCAAAACACACGGCAATAAGCATAACAGATAAAGTAACAATAACATCTGAAAGATAGAAACATTATCTTAGCCAATTGTCGATTTATCAGGAGAGTAGAAGAGTAGTATCATCAACGAGTCCGTGGTTCATCATAACTACGGACTCATCTATGTATATATTCTCTCTTTTTGAACTATACTTTTGTATTACTTTTCATATCCAAAACAATACACGCACATCCATCGTTCTCACAACACTTCTTATCCACTTCCAAAATATCTTTATCATCAACTCCATAATTGTTCTCAAAGAAAATAGAGGAAGAGAAATCATCAACTTTTAATGCAATTAGTTTTATGTATTTCATTATGCCACCTCCAAATATCCATATTTACGAAGTAGCTTTGTTATATAAGAGATACCATCAGGACAAATTCTTGTTTGCAAATGAGTAGTTCCATCAGGTGCAATAGCAGGAATTACTATATCATTACGCACACTTCTTTGGTATAATATCATTATTTATTAGTATTTGTTCTATATTGTTAAATTCCCAATATGGTATTCTTAATATTTTAATTTTATTCTTCTTGCAATATTCGTTTTTCATTTTATCTCGGTTTTTTGTTTTTTTAAACTCAATTTCTCCGCCAAAATATTCAACAGGCTTAAAATGTTGTTGCCCATCATATTCAATAACTGTGTTCTTATCGGACAAATAAAAATCAAATCTAAGTTTTTCAATAAATATACAATCATCAAATGTTTTTTGTTTTTCAAAGAAAATATTGTTTTTAATTAAATATTTTTCAACTTCATTTTCACCTTTTGAATAAATATGATCACAATTGGGACAAGAACAAGATCCATAAATATAATTGGCTTTTCTTGTAAAGACTTCGCCACATTTTAAACATTTAAAATTAATATCATTATAATTTTTAGTATATTCAGATACTATGTCCAACATAGGATTTACTTCTTTCAAAAGTTTCCTGTATTTTTCTGTTGTGAATGTTTTGTTTTTTACTATTTTCTCAATACCGCACTTAGGACAACCACAATTTGAACTAAAAATAGAATTTATTTTTGGATACCAAATATAATCGTGTTTTAAACATTTACATTTTGTTTTTGTCGAATTGTTTTTATAGTCTTCTAATAGTTCAATATTATATTTATCTAATAATATTTTACTAATTGATTCTGTCGTGTATTCTGATTTATTGTGCTTGTTTGATTTTCGCATGTTTACATAATTTGTTGTTTTTTCATCACTCTCGTAGCTTTCTTTATATACAACATAGGTTTTATTGTTCTCAACAAACATTCTGCAAAAGATGAATCCTTTTTCTTCTGTTACTTTTTTAACTTTATCAATAGTTAATCGTTGTTTATTGCCCATAGTTTCTCTACCACAAAAATAACATCCTTGACCGCCATGAAACTTAGAATATGCAATTTTTTGTACACCTTTGTCATTATGTTTATCACATATATATTCTAATTTTTCATGAAATGATATATAATCTTTTGACAATAAAGTGTATCCTCGTGCATCAAATTCTTTCTTAATGTTCTCAATTTTATATTTTTTCTTTTTCGCCATAAATTATCACCTATTATTTATCCTTTCTATTATTTATTCTCCATATAAAAAGACACCAAAGCAGAAAATAATTCTGGTGTCTTTGTGTATTTATATGTTGTTACTCCTTGTATTTCTTTTACAAAAGAGTAGTTAATTCCTTTTGACTGCAAATACTTCATCTCAGGAGTATATTGAGTCGAATATTCTTTATCAAATTTTTTAATCACTATTAACCTCCGCCAATTCCAATGAAGTGTGCAATCTCATTGACTGAGAATGTACCTTTTGTATCCATTAGAAGTTTCCAATCCTTTTCAGTTTTCTCTAATGACTTAATTCGTTTCTTTTGATTAGCAATAATCTCATCCTTGTGCTTAATCGTTTCATTTGCGATCTGAACTGCTCTTGCTAAGAATACTTCATTTGGTTCTTCTTCCTTAATTGGAATGTAACCGCCTGTCATTTCAATAGAAGGTAGCACTTCGTCAGTAATCCAATCTTGGAACTTTTCTGCTTTATCTGTCTGTGATTTGAATATAAGCTTATATACACCGCTTTTCGTGATAAATTTCTCACCACGATTATTCATTTTTCGGAAGTCCATATCTTGGACATCTGAATTTTTCAAGATGATTGCTTGATTTTCGTTCATCTTAGCAAGATAATTTCTTACATTGCTATCACTAATCTTAAGGCACTTACCAACATGATATGGGTTAAATAATGCTTTTCCTTTAAAATTAAAACATTCTACATCTACAGTTTCAAACCTTTTGATAAAATTTAGTTCACTCATATAATGTTCCTCCAAAATTCCATTGATAAAATTTTGAAAGTATAGTAGAATAGAAATTGAGAGAAATCTCATATGTAAGACATCCATTTGTTCTTTGGTCGGAGCTGTGGATGTCTTTTATCTTTTTAAGTTTCCTTTAATTAATTCTACCGATTCTTTGCTAAAAAGATAATTGCGTTTACCAGCCTCTCTAAATTGGCTTTCGTCAAGATTAATACTTTTGGCTAATCTAATGAGATAAGCAGGAGTAATATCTAATATTTTTGCTACCTCGGCAGTAACGTAGACTTCTCTAACATCTGACATCTATATACCTCCTTTGTTACAAGTTCGATTATATAACGTCGTAAGTTAGTTGTCAATACTTAATTTGAAAATTCTTGGAAAACATATATTCGGTCTACCAAGATAAGGTAGAAGAGTGGTGAGAAATGCTACTCTTTTTTATTTTTGACAAAAATAATACAGAGCCATAATATTATGGCTCTGTATTACCTCATGTGTTAAACGCATGTCAAAGACAATTGTTTAAATTCCTCCTGATGTCACATATCTATCAGCTAATGGACTCCCATTTCTGTTTGATATGGTACAAATCAAGGCTAATGGACACCCATTTCCTTGTTTGTAAGAAGTATTATATCAAATAATAAACCTGTTGTCAATATTAAAATAATTTTACCAATCCATATGAGTTAAGATTTTCTTTGTATCCATCGTATATTTTGGGTTCTAAAACATTCCACATAGAATGTTGGATTTTATATCCATTGATATACCTTATGCAATTATACGCAACAATATCTGCCATTTGTAATCCAATACTATTTTCTTCTTTTACAGTAAAACTCGTTGTGGTTATATATTTATCAATTGCTTCTGGAATGTAAATATTAGTACCGTTTTGTAGAATATTAAAATAATGTTTTTGTATTTTTTTATTCTGTGTTTCTTCTCTTGCTTCAAACACTATACTTCCACGAGCTTTATTTTTTATTAAAAAATGTATATAACTATTTATTACAGAAGAGAAAAGTATCTCATATATATCATGAGAAAGTTCAGGATATTCATTAAGATATTCCTTCACATTAGTATATGCAGTTATTACTTTAAAGTCTGTTTCATTAATACTTTTTCTCAGTAAAGTCCAAAACCTAGTTTGCATATCAGTATTTGAGCATAAGATTTTAAAATCTTTCTGCTTTTTAAGGATATTGGTATAATGGAATACTATATTAGGATTTCCTAAAATGGATTTTGTATTCTGTATAGATGGTATCAAATTTTTTTTGTAATTATTTCTTGATATTATAATACCACCGAGTAACAAATATGGATTTGTTTTTGTTTCTGCACTTTCGTCTAAAAATAATATATAATCTGAGTTTGCCATAATAATTCCCCAATCATTAGTATTTGATATTTCCATTATATACCAATAATCGACAAAATACTATCAGAACATATGTTCTCAAAAGCCATATTACATGTTTTCAGAAGTCATCATAATATAACTTTAACGCATTTCGTTTGCTTTCGCAAATCTGGACTGTATATCTAAGCAGAAGAGTATTAGTCTACAAATCTGCCTACCCTTGCCAGCCTCTGAACCGTTGACATTCTTGTGCGTCACTACAAGACAACTATCGTAATATACGACTTAGCCAACGACTGCTTTCAGTTGTATAAAACAACCTACCTATCGACCACCCATTGTAGTAGAGGAATACATTTCAGCATTCATACTGTATGACTTAACATACTACGTCATTCTAACCAATTTTCATGGGTATGACATCCAATAAACTCGTTTCGCTATTAGCTCCTACAATTCATTCGTGTTTCCTTTAATGATTGAGGGTTATTGACTTTAGGGCTTCCCAGCATTATTCGGGATTTTGTTTTATTGTGTTCAAAGTACACAAAAAGGTCTTTGCTATCGCTTCGTTAATTGAAAGACATTATTTTCAATCTTAAAACGATGGGCACAGTACAATTTCACCATGACCTGTTAAACTTTGTATTAAACCTACACCAACTCCGATAGAGCCAGCTCCTTTGAGAGCCGATGTAATATCATTGATAGCACCCAACATACTATTTAATGTTTTTACAGTCTTGGTAAGATCTTTTGAATTGACAATGTTGTTGACAGTAGATGTCCAAGTATTGGAAAGTTTATTAAGGCTACCCTCAAGATTATTACTACTTTTCTCTGCCTCTCTTTCTGCTGAACCATCTCCACTAGCATAATCATCCATCATCTTATTAAAATCAGACCATCCGCTAAGCAGAGCGGAGAGTTCATTAGCATGGTACTTTTGCCCAATATTTGTCAATATCTTTGATTTTAATGGATCTTTTTCGTCAAGACTATTAAATGTTTTTGCTAAATCTTTTAAAATCTCAATTGGACTTCTTAGTTGTTCAACTCCATTTTTCATTTCAGTCATGGAAGCATTTGCCTCATTTAAAGTTGTAACAATCTTTTTAGAAGATGTATTTTGTAAATTGATGAGCAACGATTTAATACCAGTACCAACTTCTTCGCCAGACTCTTTTGTTCTGGCAGAAATTGTACCAATCATCGCTGATAATTCGTCAATTTGAACACCTGTGGTAGAAGCAGTAGAACCTGCTTTTGTAATGGCATTTGCCATAGTTTCCATATCCGTTGAATTAACATTTGTAATCTGATTCATGCCATCCAACGCAGTTTTTAATTTTTCAATACTACCCTGATAATCATATGCTGCATTCATAGCAAGAATATAACCATCAGCCGTATCTCTATTTAGGTCACCAGCAGTCTGTGCAAGTATTGATACATCAGCCATATCATTTCCTTGCTGTCCTTGAAAACCACTTCGATTCATTTCCTGAACACCAGTCAACCAATCAGAAGCAGTTCGTCCATATTTGCTTGCGTGAGAATAAGATTCTTTTGCAAGAGATTGTAGCTGATTCATTGTTCTATCAGAAGTCTTGGCAATTTCTGTAAGAATAGTATCTACTTCTTTAATTTCATCTATAGCTTGTTTGGTTTTATAAACCAATCCCATCATAGCCGAGCTAACAGAAACCCATTGAGTAAAACTTTCAGCAGCTTGTTTAAATTGATCTTTTAGATTAGCACCAAGTTTACCAAGACCACGCATAGAATTTTCAGTATTCTTGAATCCAGTCTGAATTTTACCAAATTCAATTTGAGTCATTTGTGTATTTAAGTTACGCAAAGATGCAATATATTTGTCAATTTTTTCTATTGCATCTCTAGTGGCATTTGTGTTTTTTTGCTTCCATCCTTCCAAATAATTAGCATATGAAAGTCTACGCTGCTCAGAAATAAGTAAGCTATATTCAGAACGAGTTTGTTTCAAATCATTCTGGGTTTGTTTCAAAACCGCATTTACCTTTTCAAACTGAGTAGCGATTGCGGTTTTACTAGCGCCATTATTTAGCAGATTTCTCAAAGTAGAAACTTCTGTATCAAGATTACTCATTTTCCCTTTTACTTCATCAGCAGAAGCACCGAGTTTTGTAAAGCCATTACGAATAGTCTCAATTTGGGTTGTAATATTGCCGTTTTTATCAATGGAAGCACTTATCGTTCCTATATCTATATTTTTTGTAGCAGATCTTACTCCTTGTTGTACTTGTTGACCAATTTGCTGTCCAACTCTCTGTGCAGACTGAGTAGCACTTCCAGAATTTATATTTCCAATTTGAATATTTCCTAATGCAGAGTTAATCTGACTTACCATCCTATTGATAGTAGCTTGATCAATATTTACATTGCTTAACGTAATCTGTGTAGCATTTAGCTGTCTTGTAAGATTAGCAACAGCATCTTTCCCAAGTTTTGCTTTAATCTCCACATTATTAAGTTGATTTTTTAACGTTTCAATATCTTTGTTTAATTGCTCTTTTGATTTAGATTTATCTAAACCACCAATTAAACCTAATTGAAAATTGTTCAAATCCATACAATTATTCTCCTTTCTTGTGAATTATTTTTGTACATAAAAATAACGCTCACAAAAGGAGCGTTCTGAAATAGAAAAGTAGGCTATAACACCTACAATTCCAAAATATTCAATTTATGATTGGTATTCCTACCTTTTTACAATTCTGCTTAAATAAGTTTAATAATCCTTGTTCTCCACCTAATTCCTCAATAACTTCATTCCAATAATCATGCGAACCTTTTACAGTTCCGCCATGTGATTGAGAATTAAAATATCCTAATACATCTTCACCTGTCGCTGGTATATCTCTTTTCCATTGTGGATTTCCTGGATATTGAAATGTTAAATAGTCATCTTTAAATCCAACAACAAAATAATAACTATTTCCATTTTTCTTTATTTCTGATTTAAAGGGAGCTTTCCTTAATTTATCTGTTCTTTGATAAACTATAGGTTGATATTCAGCGTAATAATCTTCAATCTTTTCTTGAATTTTTTTGAAGATTACTTCTTCTGTAAGTTCCATAGCCTTAATAATATATGGTCGCAACACCTTTTCTAAATCATCCATGTTGTTAATCATAACTACTTCTCATCTTTGTTCAATGATTTATTAACTTTAATCGTTGCATTAAGAGCGGCTACATAATCGTTGAGTATCTTCTGTAATTCTTCTGCGTTGTCAGAATTAGCCATAGAAAGTAAAAGCTTATTAAATCCGACAATATAAGAATCATTGTTGATTACAAAATCAGTAAGCTTATTTACGGCAATCATTTTGAGCAATCTTAATCTTTTCTTGTATTCGATATAGTTCATAATTTTTTTAATCATGTTATTTTCCTTTCCTTTGTGAAATTGATGTCATTGACATTGATATTGTTTCATCATGGCTACAGCCTGAACAGACAAATTAATAGGTCATTTATTTGTTCTCTTTTGCAAATTCGTTGACGAACTTCTGAATGTCATATGTATATCTAGTTCGTTTCTTTCTGCTATTTATTTGAATAGCATTGTTATTTTTCAAGTCGTTAATATTAAACGACTTCTTATTTATATCCTCCATCATCTTAACGAAATCGCAGATTTCTATAAAGAATGTGTCGTTGTTTTCGTTCCTAAAATTACAAATAAATCCTGCGACAAGATTATGTTCACTTGCTTCTTGCAGAGATTTAATCTGATTATCCTTAATCATTGATAATGGCAGACTTGTTGACTGAGTTGATTTTAATTCGAGTAAATACAACGTTCTTGAATCATCATCAAATAGAAGATAATCACAAATATTACTACTAGCAAATCTAGTATTATTTCCATTCCCAAACGATGCTGCATTATCCCTAAAACGATAAATCCAACATGTATTTGGGACAGAATCTTTAATCGACTGTTCAAAAATCTTTCCTGGATTCTGTGCTATTTCCTTTCACTCCCTTGCATAACAAAAGAGCAGCTTCTGAAGAAACCGCTCTTTCTTATTGATGATATTTAATTTAGCTTACATTTTACAAGAACATGGTAGCAACACCCATTTTGCTCCTTTATGTTTTTTCAATTTTTGTGTCACAAATTCGTGAACACTTTCCAAATCATTGCAATTGATATCCTCTAAAATTCGATATTCAAAAGAATTATTTTCATCAATGCACACCACTTTGAAAAATTTTCGTTCTCCTTTCATAATATCACCCCTTACATTATATTTTTATACAAAATAATTCATACAAATCTACATGTAAAGCTTTTGATAAAGCAATTGCATTGCTTAACAAAATATCACGAGTGTTTCCATTCTCAATTTTATCAAGATTTGCAACTGATATACCCGTTTTTCGTGATAACTCTCTTAATGACATATTTTGTTTCATTCGATAAAACCATACTTTATTTTCCATAATATGTAGTATTTGTAGATTTTTTATGTATATACATATTATAATACAAGTAGTGTTTCATGAATGAAACATTTAATAATTATTACAAGCGTTCATTATTTAATTACAGCTTTTAATTTCTTATATGTACCTTTTCCATAAATCCCATCAGCAACAATATTCTTCGATTTCTGAAACTTGATTACCGCATTATATGTATTTTTACCATATATACCATCTACAGATAAATTTGTTTTATTTGCCTTATTCAAACATTTCTGCAACGTCTTTACAGATGCACCAACAACACCCATTTTCAATGTTGGTCGTGGGGCGGTTAATTTCGTAGCAGTAGTGGTAGTAGTAGTCGTTTCTTTATCGTATGCTGGTATTCCATAGCCAAGAATCTTATCATATCCAACATTATAACTTTTATATACAACTCCACCACCATTATCTACAACGCTAGAACCGCCAGATGTATTTCCTTCAATAGTGTGCACCTTAACTTCAACAACTTTGGTTACAATTCCAATATGATTAGCACCACTATGTCTTGTACCAGAAAAGAAAATGACATATCCTTTTTTCGGTGTTTTCTTTCCGTCCACATACTTCTTAGCTTTAATAAACTGTTGCCTAAGAGTTTCACAACTTGCAGAAAATCCACCACATAATAATTCTTTAGCTTTTGTTTTTCCAAATGCTTTATTAAAAATCCAGCTTATACATATAGCACACCAGTACACACCATTCATACCAAACCATTTACCATACTTTGTATAATTGTTTGAACCTGCGTTTTTAGTTTTGCTGCCAAGCCATGCATTTGTTTTCTTTTCTAGGTAACCAACTTCCTTTGCAGCTACATTGATTACCTTATTTGCTGTATTAGCCATTTATTATCACCTCATTTTAAAAAACTATTTTCTTGTAATGATTTAGTATATAATTCTTTAATATAGTTATAAGCCAAATCCACTTTCCCATTTTTTAAATCTTTTTCTTTAATAATTGTTTCATAAGTCTGATATAAATCTATAACATGATCGAATTCTTCTTGAGTATGTTTTCTTTCATTCATACATGAATTTGCAAAATCTAAAATAGTTGATCTCATATCATTAATTTCCATTTTGTCAACTCTATCAGAAACTTGATTTAATTGTTCTGAAATTTCACCCAACTGTGTTTTTATATTGCCGTTAATTCTATCACCAACCCAATGTAACAATGAACTTAATGGATTTATTTTAATTGGAACAATTTCTATACAAGTTGTTATAAAAACAATTAAAAAAGCACAATAACTTGTATTGTGCTGAACTAAATCAATTATTAATTTTATTATCACTTCCATTCGTATGACTATCCTTTCTTTATTTTTTAGGATTTTCATACAAGAGAGCAGTAGTAGAATCTCCAATGCCTCTAGTTGTAGGATCTGTAACTGCATTAAACAATGATACAATTGCCATTACAACAACATATGGATTACTTACTGCCTGTATAAACGTTTCCCATACTTTTGACCAAGTGGTTAAATCTGATGCTTGTAATCCAAAATATGTAAGAATTGGAATTACTACAGAAATAATAACCTGTGCAATAAATAAAACATTTTCTTTGTTAAAACGAACTTTCCAGTTAATTTTGTTCATAAATTTTTCCTTTCTATAGGGTAGTAGCAATCTGACTGTTAAACGCAATCGTTAACAACAGATATGACGTCTACTTTTGCACCCATCATTTTGAGCAACCTATTTTTTTAATACAAAAACAACGCTATAATTAGCGTTTTGCAACCTTATTTAATCTACCAAAATCAAAGAATTCACCATTCATATGTTCTGCGTTTCGATATTTGTTTTCGTCAAAATACCATTCAAACCATGTGTGAGAAGTAGTAGAAAAATAGTTTTTAGATATATCTAAGATTTTTAATAGAATTTCATCGCTTGGAAGTTTGTCTGTTGTAGAAATCAATCGAATAATCTTATACCCCTTAGATTTAACAATTTTATCTCTTACTATCTGTTTTACGTCAAAATCATGACGAGATATATTCCCAAGCGTTACAGACAAACCATGTCCTTTCCCATCATATTCAATATCAATATTATCCAATGCAATATCAAGATTATAATGAGAACATGATAAGTTTAAAATACCATTATATAAATCATTTAAATATACTTGTTGTTTTGATGTGGCAGTAGTACCATTTTTATATTTTGAATTTATTCCTTTTTGGTAAACTTCAGGGCAACCAAATGTTGATTTGCTTCCATATCTTTGTAAATTTGTCGATTCTATTTTCTTTCTTATTTCTGGTATGTTCATCGTATTACATATACCGTATTTTTCAATCATTGTATTTTTGGCTTTTTCTTGAAATACATCTAAAGACAGAACAGATTTAACTCCATATTTTGCAATGTTTGTATCTATTACCTTTTGAAATACATCCTTATTCTGATTTGCCCATTCATAACCATATCGTTCTAAATTAGTTTGCCTTCTTTTTTCTTGAACTTCTTTGCTTTCCATAGCCCAATTGACACCACGCCTTTCGTTGTTTGTTTTCTTTATTTTTTCTTTTGTTTCTGAAAGGCAAGCTGTATTTGTTGTGCCATATTTTTCCAAGCAAGTTCTTTTATATTTTATTGTTTTACACTTTTGACAAGTTTAAGACCATCTCCGTCTAATGCTCTGCAATATTCTCTATAAGGCATAACCTTTTCTTCTCCACAGATATCACAAGCTGTATGTACTTTGACCGTGGATTGTGAATCTAAATCTTCTATATTCACGGTTATTGATTTGGATGTGTCAATGATTGTTCTACCCTTTGCACCAATTTTCGTAGGTAAATCATATCCTTTTTCAATATAATACCTTGTAATTCTATTATTTAATTTTACTTCAACCTTTTTATCTAAAACCATATTTCTCTCCTTATCAATCACTCACGATTTTAATTTTCGTATTTTCTATCAGAATACATTTTCGACAATGCATCCCATAATCGCTTTTCTTTTTTGAATTTCCACACTGAAATTCCATCATCGTTTGCATATACCCACGTATACCTAATTCCTTTTGACTTTAGAAAAACAACTTCATCGTAAAATGAAGTCTGGTATTCTTTGTCCCATTTTATTTTTCTTTCCATATATTTTTAACAATCGTAAAAAAATGGGATACATTACAAATCAGCCAACAGACCGAAAGAGTATAATGCATCCCATTCTCTAACCAATCTGCTCACTTTCTTTTTTATTTTTGTTATATCTAGTCTCTGATTTTGTAACCGTCTTTTTAGCGGTTTTTGTTTCAGCAACATAGTTAGAAGTTAATATATCTTCTTTTTTATTCTCTTTTTCTCTTTTATCTGAACGTGCTTCCATAACACGTCTTAAATATTCTTGTCCACACTTATATGAACATGCAACAGTACGCCACCTAAAAATTTCTTTATCATTTTCGCAATCATTACATGGCGTATACAATTTTCCACATACTTTGCATGGTTTCTGCACTTTGTACGACATTATTTCACTCTCCTTTATAAAAATAGGAGGGGTTATTGCTACCCCCTCCATTTAGTTTTTATTATTGATATACAATGAAGTCCCACAAATTTGTTGAACCAGAACATCCACCAGCAAGAGACTCGCCTTCAATAGCGTGAACCGTTGGGTCACCACCCATAGAAAGTTCAAACTCTCCTGAAAAATCGCATCTCTGAATGACGAACTGACCGTGATACTGATTGTCACAATTGTCTTGGCATGTTACGTCTATATACATCTTCAAAACTTTACTATACTTCTCAGAATCGTTTGAAATCTTAGCTGCTGTTACTTCCTCATCATAGAAAACAACAACCTCTGTTCCGTCTGCAATATCACCAGCAAAGAAAGTAATTTCATTCGTAGCATAAGCAAATTTTCCAGCAGCAGAAGCAGTTGCATTCTGCTCAAACTTCTTTCCAAGAGAACCATTTGCGTTCTTTAAATACACATATCCAATTTCTGCACCAGCAGTTCCAACAGGTGTACCAGTAATAGTAGCTTTGTTAGAATTTACAGCAATAATTTCAGTCTTTCTAACTTTGAAAGAACCCTGTTCAACCTTTGTGCCTGTCTGTGCGGCTAAAGCACCACCAACTAACAAACCATTAGTAGCTGAAATAGTTACACTCTTATTCTTCTTTAAAGAACCAATCTTGCGTCCACCACGACCTGTAATATCAGATTTCTCCTGTGTATTGCTAATAGAACCTTCCTGAATTTCATCCATGATGAACTCTAATTCACCAGCGTTATTAAAACATGTAATCTGGTCAATTTCTGTAATACTCAATTTACTTACGTCAATATCTGCCATTTAATTTTCCTCCTTTAAAATTTAATTTTTCGTATAAAAATAAGACCTCATATAAAATGAAGTCTTGTGTTACCTATTTTCTTATTTAATTGGAATCCATGACAGACTTGATTTATCTGCCATTTTTGAAGTGTCAATAGTTCCTGCATATACACCAATCATCGTTTTGTCAAAATTGATACTTGTCTGTATCTGTTTAAAACTCTGATTAAATCTATATATAGACATTTCCATAGTTTCTTCGTAATTGTACTTGAACTCTGGTCTGTTAACTAATGCTATAACCATTTTTTCTAGATATGGCTCATATGGTTTATTGGCATTTCTTTTCTGTTTTTTTCGAGCCTTTTTTAAAAGATAACGTTTGGCTTCTTCGTTACCAGGCTTAGAATTATCTTTTTCAAGATTATTTATTTTTCTAATTGCATCAGCAATTTTAATATACACAAACTCATCTATCTTATAGTCAGTTCCTGTTGTCTCGTTATATAAAACATCGGTGTCATTTGAAGTATCTTTATATAATTGATACCCATTTGTCACTAAATCACCAAAGAGGATAGACATATCTGTTGTAGACAACATGACAAACATCATCTGAAATAACTGATAATCAGTTACCTCTGTATAATTAATTCCCATATCATCTAACTGCACCATACATTGGAAAGGTGATGAAGTGAGTGAAGAAACAAGGCTATAATATTTTTGCTCATCTTCCAATATCTCACCAACAGTAGGAATACGAACACTTATTTTATCTGTGATTTCAATGTGGTCTGCATATAGCAGACTTTTACTATTTGCCATACTTTAAACCATTATTGAAATCCTTTACAACAAATTTCAACACCCTTCCTTTGAATTTTTGCTGTGGGAAGTACGGAATATTGCTAACAAGTTGCATCGTTCCACCAATGCCAAGAATGTCATGCTCATTAAAGATGTTATCCAATTCACACACAACTTTGTCGTACCAAAGATAACTACGTCCTTTTTCCTTATAATGAATAACATCTTGGTGTGATAATATATAAAAATATATTGAAATATCTTTATACACATTGTTTTGAGAATCTATAGTTGTACTAATTTCAAAATTGATATATCTATTCATTTCTGTAATTGTATCTGGAATAAACTCGTGTGGGAATACCCACTTCCAAGGAATTACTTCTTCTGGATCTCTAACCTTTTCTTCACCAAGTAACTTTACAAGTTCAGGCGATTCACAAATAGCGCTAATTATTTTATTTCGATATTCAATAATCTCATAACTTCTAGCTTTACCCATTTTCAATCACCTCCTAAAATCCATCAACAATATCAATTTGTTTTTCAGCCAAAACAGTTCCATCACCACTCAAAATCTGCAATAAAAAAGACTCATCCACTAATGAGTCATCATCTTGAGCAGTTATTTTAATATTCAATCCTGATTCTTGCATAACAAGTTCAGACATATCAAAATCTGTCTTGATATTCCATTTCCAATTATCAACTTCTACATTATTTTCACCTTTGTTCTTAAACTCAACAGTCCAAGTCTTTGTCCTATTGATTCTGAGAGTGTCAGAGCCGACAATTGAAACGAGCATTTCTTCTGTGGATGGGATAGAAGAAGTAGAAGAAGAGTAATCACAAATCCACACCTGCTTCCCGTCATCCAATGTAACTTTTTTATCAGTCATAGAATTAAAAGCATCAAAACTAAAGGATAATTGAATTATTCCTTCATCAAGGTTAATTTTTCTATTTGATAACCTATAAATGTCTGGATTATCTATATCATCAAAATCAAATGGGAAACGCATTTCTCTTTTCAAATTCTTTGTGACTTCATCAATAGGCACTAATAAACCATATTGATTGTCAGCCACCATAATAGTAGAGTTACCAGTTTGTCCATTTGAATATTTAGTCTGATCACAGGTAACAGCTTTTCTTTCAATAATATTACCATCTGAATCCTGCCATCTAAGAGTGTATATACACTTTGCCATTTTCCCTTCAAATTGAATATCATTGACATTGTATGATTCCGTTGCAATCCAATAAGTGTCATCTTTCGTATCATGAAAATACATTCCTTTTTTTATCGGATTATCATATGTAGAAACAAAATTCTGTACCTCACCATATGTAGAATCTTTTTTTCTGTTGTATATACGAAGATTAGCACATTCACCATCTGAACCTTTGTTATAATCGTATGGATAAAATAGAAGAGTAGGAGAGTAAGACGAATCATGCTCAAGTTCCTCTTTGAGAAGATTTTGCCCATCACGAATCATTTCATCTCTTGCAGTATCCCCCCTATTATTCATACGGTATTTCATAAGTTGAAGGCTCATAATTACACCTTCTTCCTATTTGTTACAATATCATAAAGTTCTGAACCTTTATAAGATTTATTGATAGCAAGTTGGTCGTTTTGAGACTTTAAAACATCTCTAACTTCTAACGCCTTTGCAAGCATATCCTTTTGACCAAGTGCATGAAAATCACTTGTTGATAATCTTGCCTTCAATGCTTGAGAAGTCGTAATGTAATTAGATGTCAGCCATTCAATAACCATATAATTGCACAAGATTTCTTTATTATTCGGTGTTAATACACAATCAAATTCCTGTAAAACATCATCTCTACTGTCTAAATCTTGAGTACAAGATTCAAATTTACTACAAGCAGCATCAATATAACTAATAGCTATTTCATACGCTGTTTCTTCATTCATACCACTTGCGAAATTATAATCAAGAATTTTATTAAAGAATTTATCAGCAAGTTCTTTATAGGTAGTATTAGCCATATTGTTCACCCGCTTTCCTTTATTCTGATTCCGATAAATCAAACTGCAACTTGTTCTCAAGTAAACGTATAATGTTAATATCTACCAACTTCTTATTCTTGTACATCTGACGAACCTTAGAAATAAGAATGTCACGCATATTTACACGTAACGCATCATCAATTACTTTTTCAATAGTTGCTATATCTGAATTAAATACAGAAGCAAGATTATTGATTTTTGCCACGTTTTCATATACAGGAGTTAATCTAAACTTCTTAATTGCACGTTCATCTAATAAAATTACTAATGGTTTTCTAAGAAAATCAGTCTTGTAATTATTCATTTCGTTGAGCTGTCCAATAGTCATATATTCAACTGCACCAATCTGATTCCATCTAAATATTGCATTGTTAGTCTTAGATTTATATGTCAACCCACCAAAAGTAATAGATTTAACTCCAATAACAGTATCAATAGGTAAATCTACGATAGGTTCAACATCACCACCACTTGAATCCTCAAGGTCATCAATAGCTGATGTAATAGAATCTAACAAAGAATTACTCTTGTTTTTTACTGGTGTTTCATTCGTTACTTCGACCTTTTCTTCTAAGTCATCATCTTCAAGAACAGAAGCAATTGCAGATTCATTCTTTTCATGTTCTTTAATCTTTTCGATAAGTTTTTCTTTCCCAATCTTTCCAAATGTAATGCCAAGTGACTTTGCATACTCCTTTAACTCATCGAGTCCCATAGTTTCATAATTCATTAAATATTCCTCCAATTTTAATCATCGAATTGTTCATAAAAAGACGAAAGACACTTGTATAATTCAGATGTCTTTTTATACTTATAAATTGTTATTCCATTTACTTCTTTTACGAAAGTATACCTAATCCCACATTCATCAAGATATTGTTTCTCTTTTATGTATGTAGTCGAATACTCTTTATCAAATTTTTTCTTATCACTCATATATTTACTCCAAACCCAGCACCTAAAAATAGGCATAAAAATAACACCCATAATAGGTGCTGAATGGTTTTATTGTCATTAAATTAAAATACCAATTAAACGATTGTATACTTTCCAATCAGATTTGACACAATAATTCCTACGCCAAGCTTAGTTTGAATCTGGCTGTCGATACTTTGGTCATTTGTATCCTGTGAACTTAAATCTCTTGCACGAGTCTCACCCTCAAAATACAACTTAATAAACTTCTCATTATCAGGAAGGACAAAGATAGATTTGTTGTCAACCTTGAAATCATAAGTGCCACGAACAAATGTCTGTGGAATCTCGATAGCCTGTACGCCAAGACCTGTCATATCAAGCAATGCACCCTTTGTAGCAAGCTCTTCCTTCTGTCTTTCAGACATACGACTTGCTTCAACACCATCTACAATGTGTGCAAGAGCAGATTTTGTACCAGCAAGTACAACATTCTTCTGAGAAGCAATCTGTACTCTCTGAATTAACTCAGCCATAGTATCTCTGTCATAAGAACCAGTTTCTTGGAACTTAGCAGGAAGATATGTACCAACACCATTAAAAGAAGTATAAACACGAGTGTCAATCTCGTTTGTAAAACCCTTCTGTAACTTAGCCATCATTTCTGGAAGAGTAACGGTACCCTTTAAAAATCTCTCCAATTCATCATAAACACGGATGTAAACCCATTCTGTGCTTACAGAGAATGCTTTCTTACCCTGTAATTTCTGACGGTCTGTATCCCAATGATTTCCAGAGAACCTTGAAGCGACAAGAATTGAATTATCTTCAACAACGAACTCATTAGCATCTCCTAATGCGCCGTTCTTTGTATCTACAAACTGCTCGTAGAATGGACTATTCTCCCATGCAAGTGGAAGATTAGTTGTAAGAACATTCTCCATAATAGTATAAATCTCGTTTTTATGGTTACGGAAGTTCTGCCATGTAAGTTTATCCTCACCAAGAATCTCAAAGAACGCTTCTCTTACGGCTTGATCTGTATATTTTTCTGCACCATCTGCAAAAAGACCTACTCTCTTTGAAAGAGAGTCATTCATTAAATTTGTTAATTCTCCAATATAACTCATAATTTTTTTATCCTCCTTATATAATTACGCTGTTACTTCAACGGTGTACTTGATAGTGTTTGCACCTGTTGCATAACCATATTTATTAGTAGAGTCTCCAACAATCTTTGCACCAATAGATCCGATGCAGTAAGGGAATCCAACTTCCTCTTTTGCAACAACCTTTAATCCAGTAGTTGTACCTTTCTTATATTTATCTGTTGTAGAATCATATTCAATTTCATCACCAACATTAAACTCAACGCCAGTGTTGTAAATCTTATACTTCATATCCTTTGCTAACTTGTATGCTCTAAAAGCAACACCAGCCTTGTTTACGAAGTTCTCTTCATTCTGGTCTGTTAATCTATTGTTATCATAAGACCATGCTGGATTTAAAACTAAATACTTGTCACCTGTTGTGTAATCACCAGCTGTATATACACTTGTTTCGCCTGTCACAAGATCACCTTTTGAAACGATTGCGCCGTTCTGTAAATCTTTAGTAGACTGTAAGCTAAAAATTCTAGCACCTGTTAAATTTGTAGACTCAGCTACCATAAATGAATTTGCCATAATTTATATTCCTCCTTATTTCACATATTTGCTCAGAAGATTTCCGTATCTGTTCTGAACTTCATTATTTTCTTTATTTGTTACCTTTGTTTCCTGTGGCTGATAAGAAAAGTTTGTCTTACCATCAACCAATTCCTGACCTACCATAAGAGTTAAGTCCTTAGTTACTTCATCAACGGAAGCGTGTTCTGCGTCAAGTTTAGCCTTGTAAATTAAGAATTTTGCATTTCTACCAAGTTTCTTTGAAAACTCTGTTACAATTTCATTTACCTTAGCAATATGAGCTTCTTTCTGCGTCTCAGCTTCCTTAGCTTCATATTCAGCAACCTTAGTTTCAGCAACATCTAATTTATCCTCAAGAAGTTTATAATCATTTCCTAACTTCTCAATTTCTGCCTTAAAAGAATTATTGATTTCTACAGCTCTTGCGTCTACTTTTTCTGCTACAACCTTATTAAAATCAATAACATCCCCAATAGAGATTGCATTTTCTGTTTCAGCATCAACTACTGAAAACTTCTTTTCTGTCTTTCCATCCCAATCAGCAACGATATTCTGCTCATCGTTTAATGCAAATTCAACTGAATATAATTTATAGTCCTCCTTGTTAAGAACCGTAAAAGCAGACTCAGTAGGAGTACCTACAAGAGCATACTTATCAGATAAATTCTCATCGTCACTAAGTTTGAATGTGGAAAGAAAAGTATTTAATTTTTCTAAATCCATAAATTTCTTTTCCTCCTTGTTTGTTTTATGGTTGTTTGGTTCAGAAGAACTAAACTTTTTATATTCATCAAGCATAAGAGAAAACTCCTGCTTAAAAGAATCTAATTCATAATGTCTTCCAATACATGCAGACTCAAAACACGGTTCTACCTCAGTCCCATCTGGATTAGAACCTAAAATGCAAGCTGCCGAAAACGTCATGTTTTCAACAACATAATAATCATTTTCATTATAGTGACCAGACTGGATTTCTATTTCCATGCTTTGTCCATAATTCTTGTCTAATAATGAAGAAACTTCTTCATATCTTTTAGACCAAATAATGCAACCTTTTAATTCAAGGTATTCGTGCTGTGTAAAACCATCTTTTTCTGTAACAGTTACCCACTTTGCAGACTCCACCGCATCTTTTGTAATGAATCCATATGGTTTAGTGGTATCTTCAAATTTTATACCTTTATCACTCAGAATAATTTTTCCACCATGACTACCAAAGTCCTGAGAACCATCATCAAGATAAATATATTCTCCGACAATTGGAACACCATATAATGATGGAAGAGCAGCTTCTATGACTTCTTTGCTCATAGATGTTCTATTTCGGTTATCTCCGTGATAACAAAGCAGAATATCAACCAATGCGAATTGTTTATTCAGTGTTTTCATCGAATTAGGGACTAGCTGAATCTGAGTTTCATATCGCATAGATTTATTTTCGTTTTCCATCTATTTCTCCTTTCTAAGATTTTAAAAACAAACATTTTTTTGCACTAAAAAAGAACTTGAGTCATAATGCCGACCAAGTTCTTTCATAAGTTCTTGTGTTTGTAAAAACACATAAGCATTTTTATTATCAATTTTTCTTTCTTTATATCTAAAACCAAGCGATAGAAGAACATCAGCTTTAGTTTTATCCAGTAAAATTATTTCTCCCATATTTTCACCTCTATATTCTATTTTCTGTCTTATTTGATTCATTGGCTCTTTGCTGTTCGGTTGTCTCAGTAATTTCTGTATCGCTCATTTCTGGTCGCCCACCCTCATCATTAGAATCTCCAGATTGTGTATATGACGTAGCCATAGGTTTCCATGACGAATAAATGTCATCAAATAATTGTTCATGTAACGTAGCACCAATCATTTTTGCTGGATTTATTCCTTTGGCAGCCATTACCTCGTCCTTTACAGGGAATGAAGCTTGAGCTAATTTTAATTGACTATCTATATAATCATCTACATCAAAGATAGTAGTAGGTAATATACGATATATGAAATCATAGCTGTCATATATAAATCCACGCAATTTCATCTGTAGATTCATCCATACTTCTATCTGATGATATAGCCTATATATATCCGAGCTATCCACTTTCATAGAAAGTTTTAATTCAGAGCCAGAAGATGCAGAAGATATAACAGCACGAGAAATTCCTGCTTCACTGTAATAATTGTCTTCTGCTTGGTCTACCTTATTCTTATCATCTGTAACAGTGGATTTTGATTCAATAAGTTGTAAATCCATAGGTGCAGGAATTACACCATATCCTTTAGGCACAATATCCGATGCCATCTGAATAAAAGGAATTATCAAATCATCACCCATTGTAATTTTTCCGTCTTCTGTAGGAATTTTGAAATAAAGCAATTTATAGGCATCTGCTTCGGTTTTTGCTTTGCTCAACTCTTTATAATCTTCGATATTGAGAATGTCACTTATAATACCAAAGAACGGTGGATATAAATAAGTAAATTCATTATGATATTTCAAGCATAAAGAATTTTCATAAGGTATCATCACACGATTATCAAGAGAAATTGATTTTGATTTTTCAAGCAAGTCTTGTAACTGAGCAGGTAATGTTTCGATATAAGCGTCAGACATAAGACTTCTATTTACTGAAAACTCATATACATTTCCATTAACCAAACGTTCTATCTGACAATATTTTGGTTCTATATAAAAGATAGAACATTGAACATCATCTTCCGTTACAAATGCGTAACATACATCATCAACATAAAGACGATAGAAAATATCTCTTACACACACATCAAGTTTAAATTTATTCACTTGATTCACATATTTAAGATAATTCTTCCTGTATGTATTTTTATTGATTTTCAAGAATTTTTCATTTTTTACTTCTTTATCAACAATCCAATTTATGATTGCAGAATTTATAAAATATTCGACCAATCGCTTATAATAGCCACTTTTTAACATCATAAACTCTGACAATTTTATAATTGAATTGCCATACTGTTCAGGCGATTGTGTAATATTTTGTATCTGCCTTCTTGTGAATCCACAAATTCTTTGATACTTAAATGCTTTGTTATAGGATAATTCAGACAATACTAATCGTCTCAGTGATGCATAATTAAAGGTAGGAGATTTACCATTTAAAAAATCTTCTACATTCTTTTTATCCGTATTGTACTGAGATTGTACCTTTTCTGTATTTACAGATTCATTTTCTATTTTAATCACCGCCTTTCAGTTTTAATGTATATATAATTTCGGTTTTCTTGCTAGAGAAGTGAGAAAAGAAACATTGGATGTGGTCTTTCCAGATGGTTTTAATAAATCTTCTCGTCTTAAAACTGCAAGTGCATATGCTCCCATTGCACAAGTATAAGCCTTATCATCGTGCATTTTATTTTTCTTTTCTTTTGATAATTCATACTGAACACCACCATTAGGCGTATCATATCTACACATATAAGAAACTTCTAATTTTAATAAATTAATATTTGTTAAAGCAAGTTTTTCATCAAATGTTAGATTGTATGTCTGAAATTCTCCTTCTCCATTATCAATCATAATAAAATCTTTATTATCATAATCAGTAAAAGAAATAAGATTTAACTTTGTCATTTTACCAAGGGCATCATATATTATTTTCTTATATCCTTGTGGGTCTATTAAATGCACAATTGGCATTGCATTAGTATATTTTTTTCTAGCTGTTTCATATTGTTTATGTTCAGGGTCTATGATTCCCCTATGTTTAATACCATTTTCATCAATCCAATCATCCATTAATTGATCGCAAATCGCAGATATTCCACCTCCACCAGAACCACTGTCTACATAAAATTCAATATTTTCCCATTCAGCAGAACGTTCACCATTGTATTCAATCATTAATTTCTTAATAATTTTTAATTGCTCAGGCATTGGTAATGGTGTTTTATTTTTTGATTCTTCGTCCACCATAGATACAACATTTACAAGTTTTAATCTATAGCCGACTTGTTTATCATTAATAACTTCAAAAATGCTTAATACACTACCATCAAAATTTCTAGCTGGGTCATATGCGAATATAAATTTTTTCTTACCAGTGTCATTATATAAAAGAGGTGGTCTAACTTCTGAATTTCTAATTAATGTATCCATAGACACAACAGCATTTTGACCTCCACCTTTACGAAACTTATTGAACAATTCTCTATCAGCCAAATCTGGGTCTTCCTCGATAGACTTTTCAATTTGCTCTCTAGTAAGATGCGATTTAATAAGTTCACCATCTACAGAAGAATGATCTAATATGGTATAAGCATTTATATCACAACAAAAATAGTTTTTATCACCCATAAACATTTTTTTTGCAAAAGTCTTATATTTTTCAAAGAATGGGAATGTTACATCACCAGCAGAAGAAGCATAAAGAAGTTGAAGTGGCATTTGTTTTGGGTCATAATGCTTCACTTTTTCTGTACCAAGTCCAAAACTTGTATCTACGTTTATAAAGTTTTCTGTAACAGCCATTTGTTCAGCAGTTTGCCATGCTGTCTCATCATAAAGTACAGATCCTCGTTTACCTCTTATTGCATTTAGGTTTGTTGATAAAGTTACAAGCTCAGAATTGTTAAATAATCTAAAATGATGCCCAGCAGGGTCGTGTATAAATCCAGTTTCAGAACTACCATGCTTCTCAATTTCATGCATAAAAATATCCGTACATGTTTTAAATGACGGAATTCTTTGTAGTGCAATATCTTCAATTTTCTTAAAAACTTCAATCGACTGTGCCGCTGAGTTTGTTGAAATATATACTTTATAATCTGGAATAAGCATCATTTTTGTTTGTAAATAAACCGCTGCTAATGTTGTCTTACCAGCACCACGAGAACACAACCATAAAGCAAACGGTTTATTCCATGTTTCCATAAACATCCAAGCCTGATAATCCATTAATTTAATACCAAGAAAGTTTTCCATGAACCATATAGGTGAACGCCTTCCTTCGTTTATGATTTTTTCATATTTAGCATATTCTTCAAGTTTTCTTTGACTAAACTCTTTAGCCGTAGTAGGCATATATATATCCATAAACACACCTACCTTTTCTTATTCTCTAAATCTTGAATTTGATTTTTCAGAATTCTATTTTCTTCTTCTAAACGGTCATTTTCATTTTGGAACTTTACAATCATTTCGCGTTGCTCTTTAATCATTTCTGTGTATTCATTTGAATCAAATGTGAGCTGTTCCATAATACTTTGATTGCTTAAATCTGCAATTTGTTTCATACAAGCAGAAGTGTTTATATCAAACAAATTTACCTTCATGTCTTCAAAGCCATCAGCGACAATTTCTTTCATTTTTGCCGATAATGTATTTTTACCTTGCGTTGAATTTTTATTATAATTGGAAGCGATATTATTATCTTTTGCGATAGTTGCAATAGAAGATAAGATAGAAGATTTAGAGGATGTCAATTTGGAAATTTTTGTTTCATCAACTTCTTCTTTTGATAATTCAAGATTAATTGTTTCATCAATTTTTCTACATTGGCAATAAAGATTTGTTAATTGGACAACACATTGTATTTTATGCCCGTCTTCAGAAATTCCTTCTGCATCACAATATCCTGCAAGAATATTAAAACAATATTTTTTATCATAATCAGATAAATTCATATCTTCAAATGGGTCATATCCAACAACAGACATGACATATTTCGTATTTTGTTTGTCCTTTTTAGACCACTTAACTGTTTTAGATGATTGTGTTTCAGAAGAATATTGCTCAATTTTTGCCTTGCTTACATTTTGTATTAAAAATCCATATTTATTTAAAATTTTATTTTTTTCTTCATTGCTTCTATTATTATTCTGATGAAGGAATCCCTCATTTTCAGAATCCGTATAAGACTTGGCTCTGTCTTGCCTCATAGCAATCAATGTAAAGTATTTTTGCAGAATTTCTTTTCCATGGTATTGAATTTCATCTTCATCCAAATAACTATTCTCTTTAGAGATACTTTGCTCTGAGGACAATAATAAATCTATATACAAAGGTTTATCTATGTTTCGTAATAATTCCTTCAATTTCTCATAATTGATTGTACCATCTGAATTAAGAGCAGAAGATTTACAACATTCCTTACACACAGGAACTCTTTTATCCAAAGAATACATTGGACTATATGACAGGTAGAAGTCTGTTACATTCTTTTCGTGAGTACAACAACTACATATCTTTTTACCTTTTTGTTTGTTAGCCGGTAATGGCTTACTAGCATCTTTTTTCTGTCTTGGCATTCAGCCACACCTCCTTGTTTTTATAAATTAAGCACTCACATCCAGAGTGGATAGAGTGCTTTCTAAATATTCAATATAGTTATAATTTATATTTATTGGTAAATTATTATTGTTAAACCAATCATCGAATTCTCCGATGTCAATACGATATACAAAATCCAAAAAATCGTATGGCGAGAAATTTGTATAACCATATTTATCATGGAAAAGTTTATGTATCTCTTTAGTCATACAAGCACCCAAGCCATATTCATTATGTAATCCTTTTAATATTTCTGTTAAATAATCAAACTCTTTTTCTGAATAGTCAGAAACAACATTTCTTTTATCTAATTTGATTAGTTCAAATGTTTGGTTGACAATATCTCTAAACGGAGTAGTATGGTGAATGTTTTCAAAATTTAATCCAGTTATTACACATTTGTAATTACAAAAATTCATTGACTCATTAAACCAATCTTTCGTATTGGATCTTAATTCTTGCAATAAATTTGTAGTTCCACCATGCCAATTACCATTAAGAGAGCCATTGAGTGGATTGGTATGTCGTGGATTTTTATTTCCCTTCCATTTCCCTAATTTTTTCTTAGATATACTAATATTTTCTCTATGTTCTTTTGAAAATTTTCTCCCCTTTGCCCATGCTTCATGTGTTTTATAATATTCTTTCCTAGAATCAGAGAGCTTTTTCTTTGTTTCATCTGACATTATTTTTCCTTTTAATAATTTACTTACTTTTTTAGCACTCTGTTTTCTACTTTCTTTATAAGTTTCTTCTGTTTTCCACGCAAAACCATTTTTAAACGCCATAGTATCCAATGAATGTTTTGTACGATTTGGGAAAAAATTCTTTACAAGTTCTTCGTTTGTATAATACGCATATACTTTTCTTAATAAAATCAAATCTTCATCAGACCAAGATAAAGATGGAGTATAGTCATCATTCATATAATGTCCGTCTTTCCCACAACATCTACACACATTTCTAAAGCCATCTTTGCATGAATTATCAGGAGGAAAATAATTAATTGATATTGGTAACTCTTTATCACATTTAATACAAAACTTATAACCATCTTTTGGTATATGTGTAAGATGATTAGTAAATTTTCTTCCTAAACATTCTTTGCATCTTGAGGTATAACCATCTTTTGTATCACATTTATGATTAAAATGGTCACTATCAAGTGGTAACAATCTTTTACATTTTGAACATATTTTTTGTTCCATTCATTATTTCTCCAATCTCTCCATATCAAACAACATTAATAGAAGAGAAGAGTGGTTGGATATGGAGTACAACCATTCACAAAGATGATCAGTCCTTGTTATTCTTCTCTTAAATCCAACTACCTGCCATCGAAACAGTAACAATCCTCTCATAGTTGGCTATATATTTATTCTCTTTTTTAAATTCCATCACAATATAAAAAAGAAGTCGTTTCATACGAAATGACTTCTCATAATTTGCAATATTAAATTTCCAATGAAAGTGCAATTTTAATGGAGAGGGTGGGATTCGAACCCACGTGTCCTTGCGGACAAACGGTTTTCAAGACCGCCTCGTTATGACCTCTTCGATACCTCTCCAAAATAATAAAAGAGCCTCGCAACCTACACCACGAGACTCTTATGAAACAAATATTAAATTAAGAAATTTACCTTTATTAAATCGTTATCAATCAAACTTTTAAATCTAGCCTCTTTTTCATACAAAGAAATACTATACTCAGTACCAGGTACCATTAAATCCATATTGCCTTTTGCATTAAAATCCCAATTCAATTTAGTAGTTTTAACGTCATCTGTATATATAGGTCTAATAAGTACATATGCAAATCTGATATACTCGGGAGCTGTATTATTGTCTGTCAACGTATTGAAATCAATAAAATTAAACGTACTTTTATCCATTCCATGCGTTGCTATTATATCTCTCGCATTATTCCATTGTTTTATTTCATCTACCGTCATGGAAGAATATTTGTTAGATGGAATAGTCACAGGCAAATCAACCCAATTTGCACCATCATAAGTTTTCCATGTTTTTCCATTATCCACCGATAATGCCAATCTTAAATCACCATTGTTTGTTTTTGTCGATTCAATTGTTATACTGTTAATTGTAGAAGCCAACCCTTTGTTTATATCTCCTGTTGCAACAACGAGTTCTTTATCGGATTTGATACCAAATATAGCCACCCCAACATTACTTGCTTTAATCAATTGTATATCTCCATCAAATAAATCAATAGGTCTTAGACCGTTTAAATATTCAGGGGTATCAAGAAGCGAATCTGTGCTTAGATTGTCAAAATCATAAGATGTAACTGGTATATATTTATTTGTTTCAGCATCATAATTTTCCTTATTAACTATGAAAAAATCATCATTGTTTTTAACAATAAACGGAGATAAAACAGATTCACAATACCATTCCCCAATTATTGCTCTTGAATTATTGTTGAAAAGATAATACTCTCCTGGCGGCAACTCTAATATCATTTTTGTCCATTTACCAGTAATGTAATCAGATTCTTTCTGATTCAAATAAACATCAGTTATATCTTTTTTGTATTTATCACACAATTTAAGTGTTGGTATTCTTCCAAAATTTCCGTCTGTCGATATTGCCCAAATATTACACTTGGAATATACCTTAAACTTAAAATATGCTTTAGTGTCATCATATTCATAAAAATAACACACATTACTATAAGTGTATCCCGCATATGCCTCGCCATCCAAAAGACCCATGGGGCTAGTTTCTCCATAAAAACCATTTCCATATTCCAATATTTCACATTTAGCTTCTTTTTTATATGTCAACAAACTATCATCTGGTTTTAATTTCCCAGCCAATGCTACCACCTCCTATTCAATAATACTAATATCAATAAAATCATTTTTGTTAAATGATTCTGTTATATACAACTCATCATTATATTTAGACATGGTCAACTCGTAATTATCTTTTATTCCCATGCCATTATATGTAAATTCAACATTTTCGTCATTATAGTTAAAATTACTAGCATCCGCATTATTGAATGATTTTAATGTCTCTACAATATTAGTTTGTCCAGGAATAAATTTATATGCCTGAATAAGAGACTTCGTAAAAACATTCCCAACATCCAAATTCAAATACTTTACATCATTTGCCCTGACATTTAAAAACGATAATTGGTGTATATTACTACTGTCGCCACCACCTGATATAACGTCAAACCAATCACCTTCTGCATTTTGTACTTGAAGTGTATTATTATAATATCTAAATCCGTGAACACCTTCTTCGCCATAAATATCTGTAAGAATATGAGTTTTAGTTTCCTCCGAATTAGAAGTGTCTGGTTTATTTATAAGACTATTGTAATCACCATCAAAATCACTTTTAGCATCCCATTCTTTTATCTTTTCGCTTGTAATTCCGTCCAAGACTGTTTTATTTATAAATATAGGAATTTCAGTGTCTTCTGGTAATGCACCAACTTCCGCAGCAGTATAACTTGGTTTATTCTTTTCTTTTGCCCAAGCTGGTACTGTAGGGTCTACTTCTGCATATTCAGTTAAATAGCCTTTATCATTGGTAAAAGACGATATAAGAGTAGGTATCGTTGGAATTTCGGTCTTATCTACCTTTTCTTCAAGTTTTTTATCCACCTCGCCTTTTGTATAAACATTCGATAAATCAATGGCTGTCGTACCAAGTGCAGCAAAAGAACCGTTAATATACATATACTGCATATACACATTTTTTTGATTCTCGACTTCAATAAGATAAATTGTACTTTCGCTTATATTTTCTGATGGAAGTTCTGTAACTATCTTAGAAGTTAATTTATTTATATTTGCCAACAATGTATTAATTTCTGTTTGAGAGTATGTTTCTGTTTTTTTATAATAATTTGTAAGATTTTCTGCTGTGTTTTTAATATAGTTTTCATCGTTATTTAATTCAGATAAATTAGTTGGAATGATAGGAATATCAGAAGTATTTGCTTTTAAATTTAGCTTCTTGTCAGTTTCATCTTTTGTATAATAATTTGCCATATCTTCGGGTGAGCCATCTTTAATAGTAATTGACTTAACTCCGTCTTTATCAGAAAATGAAATTGTGTGTCTTCCTGTAGCTTCGGTAATGGTAACAGTAGGAGAAATACCATCTTTACCTTTTAACTCCTCCAACTGTTCCTTTGTAAAATCATCATAAGTAAATGGATCACCTTTAATTACAGGGATGGTACTATTACTAACAATTTCTGTTCCGTCTGACATAGTAAACACAATCTGATTCTTGTCATTTATATCTATATCTACAACAGAGACACCATCTTTGGGCGTTGGGAAAATTATTGTTTGAGTTTTTCCATTATTAAAAGTGATGACGAGTTTATTATCTACAACCTTTGAACTTCCGATTCCTGTGATAGAAGAATTTATAAGTTGTTTAGCTTTTCCCAAAGCAACAACACCATCCATAGCAACGTTAGACATCAAATCCCTCCTTCCTTAATAATCAATCCATTCGTTAGTATCACCATTAAGTGTCTTAATCGTTCCATCTGTCCCTAATGCATAACTACCTTGCGAGCAACCTTTAATTGTTGATAGACCATCCTTACCTGCAATACCAATTTTCGGTAATTTATCTTTGTCATTAGTCCAATCATCATAACTAAATGTTGCAGCTTTAGTATCATAATTCATTGAAATTAAACCTACTGCCATTTTTATCTCCTCACTTTCTTTATTTATTTTTGGGTTGATTTTTAAAAACCAACCCATCTCAAAGTGAGAGAGTTGGTGTTAATTATTCATTATATTTTCTGTAAAATATTAGTAGAAACTACTAATGTTTTGTTAATTTATCAATTTCATTTGCAATTCCATTTTCATCAGCAAAGACAAAAATAGTCTTACTAAAATCTACCTTACCATCCTTTGTTTTTGATGGTTTTAGATCAACAATCCTATAATTCATATGCACTAGCTGCCTTGCCACACTTACCTTAAATACCAATCTTGTCTTCATAAAATATCATCCTTTTCATAAATATTTGAGTAGTTGCACTCTGAATGCCAAGAGTGGCATTTGAGCTGACATTTTTACCTAAAAAGTCAACGAAGTAATTCTTAAAATTGTAAGTATAATAAGCATTTTCATTGATTTCCGCATAGGCTATCTATATTTACTCTACTTACTTATTCTCCATTCTGAGTGCGAAATTTCTTCGTTTTTTGTCTTGTTACATCAGCCCACATACTATGTGAAAAATATTCACTAATCCATTTATCAATATTCATACCACGACAGAAGATATAAGGATTGAGAGTAATACATCTCATTTTATTTCCAAGTTCAGGAATTCCAGAATTGTGATATGCAATAACTTCTTTCTTCCTAAGAGAACCCATTTGTTTACGAAATGTGCCAAATTTCAGTCCACCACCATAAAGAACATATAATTCTTCAATAGTAAGAGGATGATCGCTTTGTTTATTTCCGCCTTTTCGTAAAATGCAATCTTGATAACATACAAAATCACCTAGAAACATTGTAAGTTGTGCTTCTTGTGGCGTAAGATATTCTCTAAATAAAACACCATTACCTCTGAAATTTCTGATATATGTAGTGTCATCCATAAATCTCAAATCTTCCTTTTCTTCGTCTGGTTCTTCAAACAGTTCTTCAACGGTAATCTTTTTATAAACAATATTGTCACTGTCAGAGTGGTGTAATAATTCACCAGTTTCTGTATTAACAACCTCATGTTCACCATCTGCATAAACTGTAATTTTCTTTTTCTGTGCCATAAATTCATTCTCCTTTTTTGTTAATAATCGTTTGTGTTTATTCATTTGAATTTTTTGCAATATAAAAAGCCCTACGATTTCTCGTAGAGCCTTAATTAATCATTAAATATAAAATTGATAATTGCAGACTTCGCAAGAAGTCGGCAAGGGCGTTCACTGCTTGCAGTGAATGACCTACTGTCTTTGACATAAGTAATATTTTACCAATCAGTCGCCAAACTGATTATAACTGTATAGGGCAGTAGTAAGTGGTGAACTTACACGCCTAAGTTTCGTATGCATCCAAAAAATAGGCTTTCACATCGGGTTTACCGCACGAAATCTGGATAGCAGGATTTGAACCTACAACGTCTAGCGAACTACTAAATTGTCCTATATCCAGTTGATAAGGTGGAATAGCACCACCCGTTAAGATTACAGAATAACTTCTGTTTCACCCTCAAACTTGGTATTTAAAGCACGAATTTCTGCAAGTTTCTTTGCAATTTCAGCTTGTACTTTTGTTGCAAATACACTAGCATACGCTTTGCCAACTTTTTCTACCGTGTCGAGTAATGTATTTGTCTCAGTAGTAGCAATTTTTGTAACATCAAATAGCATAACAATATTCATCTCATCGTTTATAGGATATTCTTTGTTGATAATTTTCTTTAACTCAACAGAAACAATTGTGGAATTATTGACCTCTTCATCTGTTACAATCGGATCACCATTTTCATCCAGTTTTACATTTGCTTTAAAATTTATATCAGAAAAGCGAACACTTCTTGGAAAATCTGCCAATAATGATTTTTCCTCATCAGCTGTACTTGTAGATGTACCCAATGAGGCAACTGAAATATCTACAGTAATAATATTATCTTCGATTATTTTCTTGACATTTAATTTCATTTATTTTCGTCCTCCAATTCATTGTATACAGTTTTCAAACTTATAATAAGATCACGTAAGGTATCTTTCGACATATTGCATTCCAATTGCGGTAAATCCAAGTTATTATCCATTACAGAAAAAATAATTTCCTTCAAATTATCACTTGGGGCAAACTGAGCCTTAGTGGTAGGAGAGAATAGCAACTGAACAAAATCAATAAATGTACCACCATTTGATGTTATAGTCTTAACTTGACCTAATTTAATCTGGTTTTCTATAATATCTAATTTCTTAGTCATGAAATACTCCTTTCTTTTATTTTCGTTTCCTTTTATACATAACTAGGGTAGTAGGATTTGAACCTACAAATACAGGAGTCAAATTCCTGTGCCTTGCCACTTGGCGATACCCCAACAATAGATGGCAAACGGGTTTCGAAAAGCCATCGCAAATCCAGATTTGCAACTCTAGTAAAGTCATTATCACCCGTTTATTCTTTTTACATCAGCACGAAGCATCCCACTAGCTAATATTGGACTGTACACATCCAGTTTTTAGAAGGATAGTCGCTTATCAGCAACCCATTCTTGCAAAATATAAATGCTTTTCTTTCACGTTTCGCTATCTGTCTTAGGGTTTAGCAATAACCTCATGAATGCTATATATACGGTGAATGACAGACCACTGTATATAATTATTGCTATAGTTGCATTGGTGATACTAGTAAAGGTTCTCATTAACGCAGAGAAGCACGAAACATTTTTAGAATAAGATACCGTTGGCTCAATGTATAACCAACTTGGATATGGACTTCCATTTGCACATGGTATCCGTGTACAAATTTCACCAGTCAAAAAATATATTGTAAAAATCTATCAACGAATTGATAGACCGCCCTTGCTCTTTGTGAGTGCAAGCAGCTTGTTAATTTTGAATTGTCTAATCAAGGATTCGTTCTATATATTTATTCGCTTATTTGGAATATTTTGACATGAATCGTCAGATGTGATATAGTTAATCTTAAGATGCTACCTAAAGTGGTAGGCGGTTAGTCCTTCTCTCAGAGGGACTGATACCCTCTGTTTACATAGATATCTTCTCCGAGAAGAAATACCAAAGTAAAGGAGGGGATTGCAGTACATGGTCACTTTTGATTCGTTGTTTAACTTTTCTTTAGTTCTTATTGCAGTCGCTGGAGGTTCATATTCTCTTGGTTTTACCATTGGAAAACTTTCCAGTAAACGAAAATAACCGCCCCAGTCTACCAAACTAAGCGGTTATAATCTTTTTTATAATTCAATTATTTTGGGCTAACCGCTTGCTATACGGGTAGCATTTTTTGTTATCTTTTCTTGAATTGTATTGTAACACATATTGAAATGTGGTGCAAGAGGAGAATTAGACAAAGTTGTTAGACGAAAGCTTCATCAGCATCCTCAGTATCTTGATTAGAAAGCAAACTTATCTTTATTCTCTTTCACTTTCTTTTTATTTACAGATAAATAATGCTTAACCGTAGTTTCCGTGCTAGAATGATGGAGTAATTCAGCAATATCCTGTAATTCCATACCAAGTTCTTTTAAAATGTTACTTCCAGAATGTCGCAAATCATGGTCGTGAAGTGTAGGAACACCAATCATTCTGCCTGCCTTTTTACACCAGTCGTTTAATGTACCACCTTGAATACATTTTTCATCAGTTACATAAGGAGTAATAAATACCCAACCATGGTCATTTATATTATTCTCTTTTCTGTACTCGATTAATTTTCTTAATAATCCTTCAACTTCTTCTGAAAAATATAAATCAACTATTTTTCGCTCTTTCTCTAATACATCTGTACACATACGCTCATCAAGATTAACTTGTTCCCATCTTAAATGAGCCATAGCATTTACTCTAGCCATAGTAGATAACCCAAACATGATGTATGTCTGTAATTGTATATCTCCATATTCTTCAAGTTTTTGACGCAGCTCATTTACTTGCTCAATGGTCAAGAATGTTTGTTTCATAATAGCCTGACCTTGTTTTGGGCGTTCCAAAAACTCAGTAGGTGATTCTTTAATAAGCTTTTTCTTTCTTAAAAATTTGTAGAAAGCAGAAATTGATGACATTACTCTACGTTGTCTACAAACGTTATTACCTTGCTGCTTACGCCAGTAAAAATACTCCTCAAGATCTTCATCTGTTGCGTCTAATACAGATAAATTGAATTGGTTATCATACATGTAAATAAACCATTGCTTAAGGTCTATATTATAAGCTTTTATTGTGTTTTCAGATAAATCACGAATAGACATATCCACTTGATATTTCTGAAATAATTTCAAAGTATCAGGATTTATATATTCAAGTTTATCTTCATCATACATTACAATTCTTTTGCTTCGTTCTGCCATTTTCTCACTTCCTTTCAAACAAAAAGAAGTAGAATAGTGATAACTAAGCTACTTCTTTGATAAAATCTAATAAAATTGTTTCGGTATTTTTAAATTCCCAATATGGAATTTCTAATAATGGTATGTTATTATTTTTACAATATGTACGTTTAGTATTATCACTAAGCTGATTCCTTTTAAGTAGGTTATTAGCCCATTCAATACCCTTACCTGCAAAGTCAATTGGTTCATAGTGCTGTATTCCTTGATATTCACACAAACCAATGAGATTATTATTGTTAAATATTGCAAAGTCAAACGGTAATGGTAATTGCATCCTACAATCATCAAAACAATATTGCGTTTGATATTGAATATTATTTTTGTCTAAAATATTTTCAATATATTTTTCACCTTTTGAAGCAGAACAATGAGGACAACAGTTTCCATTTTTTATGTTATTAAAATTAGATTCCCATGATTTACCACAAATATCACACTTAAATAGGCTCAATTCTCTTATATTTCCACAATATTCAATACATTGGAATGTCTTATCATTTTCTCTCAACCAATTATTTACTTCTTTTATATCTGAGATTTTCTTAACTCCTGCACATACTGGGCATCCTTTTCCTGATTTAATATTACTTACTTTTCCTTTCCATTCAAATCCATCAATCATACATCTAAATTTGGAATTACTACTTGCCGATTTACCATCGTAATAAATACATTTAATTTTACGATTATGTTTACTAAGCCAATTATTAACTTCGTCAATCCCACTTATTTTAGTAGACCTACCACACATAGGACATCCAATTGACTTAGAATGAGTAAGTGCATCCAATGTTGATTCCCATTCATATTTATCTTTATTACAACGAAAAATGCTTTTTGCTTTAAATTTTCCACCATATTTAACACAAATTAAATCGTTAAGATTCATTTGTTTTAAATATTCTGTACATTCTTTTGCATTTTTAAATCTGTTGTTTTTATTGTTTCCCATATATTTTTACCTTTTCCCTTTCACCTTACCCAATACCAATAAAAATAGAATGGGAGAGAGGGGTAAGGTAATAAACTCTACTCAAATCGGTTTGCAACTCCGATTTGTCCCATTCCATAATTCCCACAATCAGCTATAACACCAATCATGAGCACATTTATTTATTCTCCATAGCAGAACACGTTTCACGCATAATTTCTTTTAACAGTCCACAGACTGACTATGAGATAAAATTAACTAACTAATTTCATAACCCAATTGTTATAATTTTCAACAATCCATTTTCTGCCTTTTTCAGTCCATTTTAGACAAGGTTTTGAATGCTCATTCCCATAACTCTGATAATCAGCGTATCCATCCGTAATCAACCATTCATAATCTGCATAAGGACACCAAGTACCTGATTTATTCTTAAAAATAATATTATTCAGAAACATAATCTGATTTAATTTTGCAGCACTTTTAAATCCTAAATCCTTTGCAACAACAGTTGTCGTGATAAGTCCGTCTTTTTTTAAAACCTCATCGTGGTAATCTGCTTTTGGCAAAAGAATTTTTCGTTCTTCTTCGAGCTTTTCATTCTTCTCAACTTGTTCAAGTAATTGCAATAGGGCTTCTTTGTATGTAGTAGGCAATGCTTTTGAAGATTGTTTCCTTAATTCTTCTTCCATCTTATTAAAAGCGTCAATATATTTAAGCTTCCATTCAAGAGCTTCTTTACCACTAAATCCCATGACAAGAAGAGAAAAACCATCACGGTTCATTAAATATTCATATTGAGTACGACCTTTAGAATCTATATACTCATTTTTTATAAACATTTTTAATAGTTGGTCATGACCACCCATTAACAAACCATTATGTTTTACAACATTTTTACCCTTTGTCTTGTCCCATGCTACACGTCCTTCAATAGAATAAAGAACTTCAGCATGTTTCTTTCCAAACTTTTCAGCAACATCTCGACTACTTGCCAATACTTGACCATTTTCTTCTTTTAAAATAATTTCATCCATTTTCAATTTCTCCTTTTCTAAAAATATTTTCTAGTAAAAGGAGAGGATTTACTGACGTTTCACAACGTGTACCTCTCCGTTGTTGATGTGATAGGAACATACCCTATACATGCGCACCATCAACAGAAAGGTAGAGATAAGCAATCGCTTGTAATTCTCTTTATCAATCTAACTGATTGACCTATATTTATATTCTCCGTTTCCATTCACAGAAACAGCAAAAGTGGACGACTGAGGAAATCGAACCTCAACGAAGACCAATCTCGTCCATACAAAAAGAGTGCGCAGCATACACCACACACTCTTATTACTAATAATTATTTGAATAATTCCTCAAACAATTTTGAAGAAACATTTTGCCATTTTACAAAGCTATCTATGGCTTCTGTAAAACGATCAATAAATACATCTCTGTCAACAGATTTTCCATTAATCTTATAAGTAGCAGAAGAAGAAACCGTATTTATATTGCAACAGTTACAATTTTCGCAATCACCATAGTCATTGAGAATTTCTATATCACAATCATCATAGTCATTGACAATTTCTACTTTATATACCTCATCGGCTTCAATCTTTGGAATAATCTTAGAATTGCAATCATTAAAAATATATACGACATTAGCTTCAACAAAGATATAACCATCTTTTCGCTTTACAGGTTCACACCAGATTTCGTTATCTAATAAGCTGATAGCAAAGGCATCGTCATAACCGTCCCATTCAGGATCTCCAAGCTCATTGATAAATGCAATACCATATCCGATTCTAATAAGTTCACGAATAATCTCTTTTGCATCTTCGTACTTTGCAACGACATCTACTGAATTATATTCATCGTTAGATTTTACTTTGTCATATGCATCCGAAACAGCGCAAGCAAAGTCTTCATAGTCTTCAAAATGTAATGTTTTTATAATAATCACGACCTTTCAGATTAAGCATTCTTTACAGCATCTTTGAACGCTTTTCCTACTTTAAATTTTGGGGACTTGGACTCTGGAATAGAGATGTTTTCTCCTGTCTGTGGGTTTCTTCCAACTCTAGCGGCTCTTGTAGTTGTCTCAAATGTACCGAACCCTACGATCTGTACCTTATCACCATTTACAACTGCGTCCTGAATAGCCTTAATAGCAGCATCTACGAATACAGCAGTATCCTTTAATGTTACTCCCTCTAATGTCTCTGAAACTGTCTCTTTTACAACTTTTACTAATTCTGTTTTGTTCATAATTTTTATTTTCTCCTTTTATTTCAACTATTTTATATAATAAGAGGGTAGCATCCATATAAGGTACACTCCCTCTGATAGTGGCTTTGTCAGCCAAATTATGCGTTATAATTGCATTTTATACTAACCAAGCTGAATATCCTTTATCATTTCAACTTCGTTATCTTTTATAATTGCTATTGTTTGAGATGCTACAGTGCTACAATAAAAATTTTTCGAATAATCATTATATCCACTAAGACAACCCGTAGAAATAGCATATCTACCATGATTTTCTGATTCAATTGAAAAGTTGTGGAGATGTCCACTAAAGATTAAATCATAGAATTTATTATCACTAGATATAATTTTTGAAAGATTATGTTTCCCATTTTTATACCTATCGCCATGAATAAATTTACAAGATAAACCACAAACAGTAATATTTATTTCAGAATCATTATAGTTTGTATTTAATATAGAAATGCGTTCACAACCACTTACATCAACTAAATCTTTAATATGTTCAGTAATAAGTACATTTGCATTATCACCTTCATAATTTTTCTTTTTGTCACCAGACATTCTATCGTGATTTCCAGCAATACCACCATAAATAATATTACAATCTTCTGCCAAAGCAACTAATAGTCTATATATAAGTTTTGTTGCTTTATGTATCTGCATAGATTGCAAAAATTCGCAACTATGTTCTTGTGTGTTGCGCATATAAACATTTTCAATCATATCACCTGTAGAAATTACCAAAATTTTACGAATATTATATAATTTAATATATTTTTTACATTCATAAATATATTTGTTTATACGCTCATTGGCTATTTCCCAATTAAAATTATTACCATTACAATTGTTAATCATATAACCAATATGCCAATCGGAAATATGACATATCATTGTATATTCTGAATCTTCAACAATAGAAGAGTACATATACTTTGGAATTTCCATCGTAAAATTATTTTCTCTCATATATTGTTTTAATTCATCAGCAACAGTAATACAAGGAACTAAATCTCGTTTAAGCTTATTAAGTTTCAATCTATCGTTATGAATTTGTTGTTTTACAATATATTGTTCACCAAGTACCTCTTTTGCATCATTGAGTGTAAAAGATTTTTCAGTAATATTTTTGGACTTTAGGTACTCTCTGACAAAATAATTACCAAATATAGTTTGACTAGCTTTTCTTACACTGTCGTAGTGACATTTTATATTGTATTTATCTACAATTTCCTTCCAATCCATATCTGAGATTCCAGACATTTTATTTGAAATCTCTTGTAATACCTGTTCGTAGGTTGTTGATGTTAATCCGTATTTTGCTAATTCTTTTTCAAAATTGTACAATCATTCACCAACTCTCTATTCAACAGACTCATCAATCTCAAAAGTTAGCTTAAAATCTACAGTAGAAACACCTTCTGGTATCTCTGCAATTACCTGTTCTGTAATATCTTCACCTGTATCAGTATCAACTATTGTTAAATCCTTCACTGAGATATTTTTCAAATCCAATGATTTCTTCTTCGGTGTTGTTTTTGCTTCAATTTCTTTAACCTTAAACATAAAATTTCCTCCAAAAATCAAAAATTCCCACCAGAATGTTTTCTGCTAGGATTATAATAATTATTTTTCTTTCCTTTTTGTTTTCGAGTTTTTAATATTTCCTGAATTTTACTACGATATTTTTCATTATCACTTAATCTACACATACTTATAAGCGTATAATCTCGTGAATTTAATGGAATTTTACCATAACAAACATTGTGTATGACAGTCTTAGCCAGCCGTCTACTTTTCATATGTGTATGATAATCACCTTTAATATCTGTTCTTGTTACTCGAAAACTACCATCTTTTAATCTGTCTATTTTGAAATCATTCTCGTCCATAGGCATTACCTACTTGACTTTAACTTTGGAACGATAATCTTTTAACAGATTTAAACATTTTTCCGATTCTGTTAAATAATACGTCCTACGATGTCTAGCCACTGTATGAACAATACCATTTTCACCAAATCTTACACCGTTTTTTGCAAGATATTCCATTTCAGATTTACTAATCTTAATTATTTTTATTCACTTCTTTCGTTTATATTTTCCACATAACAGCGGAAGAGTAGTTGGGATTACAAGATTCGAACTTGTGACAGACATGGTTTATAAGACCATCGCTCTAACCAAACTGAGCTAAATCCAAAAAACAATAAACATTTCACTATGACCACAAACACCCCTTCGGGTTGCCTCAAATATACGCAATAATATTCAGCCAATACAGAGATAAATCTGAGCTTACAGACCGTCATCTATAAACTTTTTATCCCACGAGACTATATTAGTCTCATCATGTGTATAAGAGATTGATTACTCCTAACTTTCATCCATCATTCAGAAAATCGTTTAAGTATTATTTTTATATTTACTTATTTGCATTATACTATACTTTCATTGCCTTGGACTACTCGCTCATTGAACTTGTCTTATTGTACTCATTTCTGAATACTCACAGCAAACTGACTTATTGTGGTATTTCCTTACTTAACTCCTATAAGTTACCAAGTTATAGGCATCGGGATTATGCGTTGCAGTGCAACTCTCTATTGTGTCAGCGACAAGACATAGCCTTTTACTACATATATTCTCAGTACATACGCTTACATTTTAGGGTTTCCCTTTTATCTTATAAGCTTCACAGCATATAAGACCAAACCAATCATAAGTATCCCAATGATTGTTTCTGGCAGTATCCACGTATTCTCAGCATGGTGATTAACCAATCTACACTGAGTTGATTGTAACCATAGTGAAATGTTTATTGTTATTTTTTTAATTCTCAATTACCCATCAGTCAAAGCCAATGGGATTACTATCGCTCTTTGAAAAGCTGATTTCATTGTTTTATATTCGGGGCAGATAATGATACGTCTGCCCCTAGTATACGTTTTAAACTTGCAAGCCCTTATTTATTACACGCATATGGCAAAGAGCGTGGGAGTTTACTAACGCAACTCTGCGCTTTCTTCCCTCCATATTACACCCATTAAGTCAAACTCTAAAACCATTGATTTTATTGACTTCTTGGCAAATGTTTATAAAGTTACTAAGTAAAATTTGTGCAAAAATACTAATTAAAATTTAGTAAAAACTTTTCTTTGTTCATTTTATACAAACAGTTCAGCATCTTTCTGGTGTATTTTTGACTTTTATTATAAAAGACATTGCCATTATCTTTTGGTTCGATCCCAAGAGAAGTCTCAATCAATCTATTTATAGTAACAATATTTCCTACTTTTATCTTGCTTAACTCATCAAGAACGAATTCTGATTTATCAATAATCAATTCAGCAGATTTTTCATTGTCTAAAGAAGGATTAGATTGAATAAACTTTATATAAGAATCATAGTCTTCAACAATCTGTCTAATTTTTGACATTTGCCTATTGTTTGCATATCCATCCATCTTAACAAAAAAATGTTCTGTCGGAGTTGTATCAGAAGTAGAAGAATTTTGAATCTTATTAATCCAATCTTCAAGCCAGTTCATAGGACACAATAATTCTCTATTGATACGACTTTTAAGTTTATTCTTTGATTCGTCAATTTCATCTTGTGGAAGTTCTTTGCCATCTTTTGTGTATTTAATTTCTCTGGTATATTTCATAAACTCAGGAAAATCGTACTTTTTATACTTTGGTTTACCTGAATCCGTATACCCAACGATTCTTTTAATGCTCATGCAAGGAAGTTTGCTAATTCTATCAATTTCTTTATTACCATCAATTTCATATTCCCTTTTACATCCATCAATAATAACCTGTGCAAGAACAGATAAGATAATAAAATTGTCATAGAGTTCTTTAAGTTTTTTCTCATCAGGATTATTTTTTTGTAATTCTGTCCAATAATAAGTCATTGCCAACTGAGCCAAATTACTTGAATATCCGATTCCCATACGTGACTTTGAAAACTTATTATCCATAGCAGCATAATCTTTTTTTGTATTATTGTAGGTAATGCCAGACTCTTGCAATGCATTTACAATAGTATAAAAATCTCTATAGCATCTTTTCGCACATTTGACCATTGTTGATTGATTTGTAACAAGCATAAAATCCGAGTCTTCGTCCATTCCATTTGCCCTGTCTTGAATATCCGTATGGATACAATTAACTGCTATAATATTTTTACTAAATACAAAATACTTATCCATTTCTTCGGAATAGACATTATGCAAATAACATATATTGTTTGGGGAATTATGTGGATTTCTAAACGCTGCAAGATATTCATTATCATCAAAACGTTTAGTATAACACTGAATACAATTAGATTCTTGAGAAAGTGTTGGATCTTTTTCAAAATCCTCACAAACAGAATAGAGCAGAAGTGCATAAGGATTACCACATACAGTCAGATTATCACCATTGACCATAATTTTTCCTTTTCTCATTCTAAAAACATATTGTTTAATAATCTCTTTCTTTTCATATCTAAAAAATTTACTATTTCCAAACTCATGATTTTGAGCATACAAATCAGCAAGCATTTCATAATGGTTTACTTCATTTGCATTTTTTCTAAGAAACTTCTCAAATTCATCATTATCACGTTTAAGTAATTCAACATAGTCAATACTAATCCGAGCAATATCTTTTACATCGTCCTTCGTACATGGGAGAGTATTAATCATCTGATAACTCAACTGTTGATATTGTCCTAATTTACTTGGGTGGTCGGTTTTTACAATGCCCCACATATCACCATCAGAATGAATTCTTTCGCACCAATAGTCATATGCTTCAGTAATATTATTACCCATTAAGTCTTGAAATTTCTTCCATTTAATCGCATTATCAGTGGTTATCATCTTAATATCTTTTAAATAATGCCATTTACCAAACATATCTTGAATCTGATATGTATTGTAATCATATCCATTTTTCTCGCACCAATCTTTAAAGAATTTTTGAAGATAACTCTTAAAAGCACATGCTTTAAAAAGGTGATTTCTGAGTAATGCCATACCGTTAATATAAGATGGGAGACGAAGATAATTAGAATCAGCTTCGATTAGTGCCATACCATCCCAAATTGTATTTTTTACTTGACGTTTTTCTTCGGATACAACACATTTTTTACGTTTTTCAATTACCTTTTCATTTTTATTAGTTTCTTTATTTTTCTTTTTAACTTCTACTTCATATTCTTCTGCCTTAACAACTTTTGTCATTGTTTCAAAAAGGGAATCCTGATCTTTAAGAATTAGAATATTTTCAACAGGTATATGAAGTGTACCGATAATGGTAGATGTGGTAAGTGGAGCATAAGCTGACATTTCAACGATTTTTGCATTGTCATGACTCATTTTTTTTCCAAGTCCAATTGTTAACCAATCATATGCAATGTCATATAATTTACTATTTATAAAAATAACTTGTCCAAGTTTAGCTTTGGCACTTGTACGAAAAAGCATCTCATAATGAATTGTTTCTTCTTTAATTGTTCCGTCTCTGCGTTTACGTTTATATGTAACATCAACACCATTCTCGTAAAAATATTCTCGAATCTCATCTCGTGATTTTTCATTATATAAGTCTTTTCTATCTTCAACTTTTTGTAATGCCTGTTTAATACGTTCCTTAGAATCGCCATCAACATCATTAAATAACTTTTCTAATCGAGTATGTTCATTATCATAAGAACGACTTCCAAATTCATAATCAAGACAAATTATATCTCGTGTACTTTCATTTTTCTTACCAGATTTTCCTTTATAAATATTTAATCCATTCTTTTGTAAGAAAAAACTAAATAAGCTATTATTAAACATTGCATCTGTATATGTAAAATAATCTCTCGTACCAAGATTAACATCATACAACATACCAGCACTAATGTTTTTTATTTTAATCCCATATTCACTCATTTATTATTCCATCACCGCCTTTTTGAAATTTAAAGCAGAATTTTTCAATTCATCAGTCGATATTTCATCTCTAATCCAATCCCATAACTCCATTACGAAAATATCATATTTGGACAATTTAGATTTGTCATTCGATTTATATTTGATTCTAGTATTTTCGCCACACCAATAATTAAATACATTCTCAAATAATAATGCAATAAAAAAACACTTGCTTTCATAACCATCGAGTGAGAGATGAATTTCGTCTTCTGCGTTTGGATACAATTCATCTATTTCTTCATTTTCAATTTTCATTATGTTTTTGACATTTTCTACATCTTCGTCACAATCAACTTTATAGAACATATATCCATCTGGAATAGTGGGAAGATCACCAAATGTACCTAATTCTGTTCCAATTAAATATGTTCCGAAGATTCCGTAGCTTTCTGTGACGTAATTAATTAATTCTTTTAAATTCATATAAATTTACCTCCACTTATATATTCTCCAAATGAAATTTCTATTTCCCACAATTTATTCCAGATCATACATAGTTTTGACATCTTGTCCATAAAATTCAACTAAACCCCTTAGACTAGGAATACACTCAAAATGCATACATTCACCATCATCATTTTCAATATATTCATCACCATCTAATATTCCTTCACCACAATATGAACAGCATCTATTTGCTTTTGGTGGAATATAATTAGGGCAACGATAATCGTGTTTTCCACCAATCTTAAAGCAATATTCACAACTCATAATAATTCACACCCCCATTTGATATTTCAATCTTTCATTTTCGTAAAAATCATTGCCTTTATCAAAACACTTTTGTTCATACTCAAACTGTTCTATATACTTCTGAAATTTTCTATCATAATACATTTCAGTTACAATTCTCGCCAATTCTGCTTTAATATGACGTGGATGCTCAATGTCATATGCAGGTAATTCTATAATCTTATTCCAAGTGGAAATATCACTTCTTCTTAAGAATAAAGTAGTGTAAAAAATTTTTTCGTTTTTCTTGTAGTTTGCCATTGCTATAATTCTATAATCACCTGAAATGGAAAATTGCAATGTATTATCTGATAAAATTGTATATCTAAGCATAGTATTTGACTCCTTTCAATCTGTTTATATTGTTTCTTTTACATAGGTTATCAAATTTCCAGTCAGATACTATTCGAGATGCAATATTATGAGTAGTATCATTTTGCGTATCAAAATCTGATTGATAAATTTCAACATATGTATTATTTAGTGAGTTACGTGTTTTTGGTTTAATTATTTGCTGAATGTTCATAATTGGTTTCTCCTTTTCTGTTTAAAAATTTATTCATTGCAATCAACTCCTTCTGAGTGCTGCGTTAATTTGTTACATATGTTTATTCTCTGTTTTATTTACGACTTATTGCCGTTTTTGATTTCTCCAAATGAGTCTACATTATAGATTTCCAACATCTTAGCAATAGCCCATTCGATTTCTTGCTCATATCCTTCTTTATTAAGTACATATATATTTGGTACATTTTGTGGTGGTTTCTTTGGATTGGGTTGAACACTACCAACTTCTTTTTTGATTAGGAGTGGTTCTTTGTCGCCAATAGAAGATGTGAGATATTGAATGCATTGATTAATGGTATCTTTTGACATAGAGAGTTCTTTTGACATAGATTCTATACTTCGCCAAAAAGCTTCTGGTTTAGTTTCAGGGTTATACATAGTTTCTTCATTATCTTTATTTTTGGGACGAATGAAAATATACGAATTAATATAAAGAAAAGCCATTAATATATTCTCTTTATTAATACTAGATTCGTTCATCATAATAAAATCAAGCTGAGAAGATGTGATTTTTGAGAACTTATCAACAGCATCAAAATTTTCAGGAATGATCTTAATTTCAATTCCAGTATCATATCCAAGCGTGTCAAGATCCTGTTGAACTTCAATCATTTTGTTGTTAATCATATATTCCAGTACATCAAGAATTTCTTGAACAGCTTTCGGTCTGCGTTTGTGCGTCTTGTATCCGTAGAAATTTAAAACTTTTCTAAGAGTAATCCAACTATAGTCTTCGTAAGACCTATATTTATCAATAAGAATATAGGTAATATAGAATTTACGACTAACTCCATATTTAGTTTTAATGTTTCCCTGAATATAGTTATTTGGAAAACGAGTAAAGTATTCTGTTTTCTGTTGCAATAAAAATTCCTCCTTTATATGTGAAATTTATTTATTCTCCATTTAAAATTTAGTAGAAGATGAATTTACGAGTGTTCAGTAAAGTAGGTCTGAACCCCCACTTGTTTGTTTTATTTTTGAAATTGGTAGGGGGTGAAACCTACTTTGCCGAACTGAAAGAAGATATATAACATTATTAATAAGACAGACTATTCCGTTTGTATTTCGCTTATGCTACATACAAACTCCATAATTTTTTAGTTGATTGTTATTGGTTGATTTAGGTACATGGTGTTTTTGATTGATACTTTCATTTGGGTACATGTACCTATAGTTTTATTCTCTTAAATATTTTTGTTAATGCTTTATCTAATTCTTTTAGTATGTTTTTTATAGCTTTAATTTTATTAAACAATTTTGTTATTAAACTCATTTATTTTCTCCTTTCAAATCAACATACTTCTCTTTGTAAATATCCTCTACAAAGAATACTGACAGTTTGTCATGGTATTTTTCATATAATTCTTCATCTGAAATGAGAGAGTAACATTTACCAATAGATGTATCTATTATTCTTATGTAATCCTTTACAATAGATTTATCTTCTTTGAATCTGTCACTTATCTTTCCACAAATGGTACAGTAAGTATATAATCCTGTATTAAGACGACGCTTTTCTGAAAATGTAGATTTATATTGGATCAGACATTCTTCGTAGTGATGTTTATGTTTTGATTTATACCTACTTTGTGAAACGTTGTTTCTTTTCTGTTTTTTATGTTTTGGTATTTCATTTTCGTATTCATTCATAATGATTCCTTTCTTTGTAGTTGGTAATGGTAGAAGATAGTTCAATATATTATTCGCTTATTTTATATTGCTGTCGTCTATCTACCCTAAAGATGTTCTTTTCTTGCTAACGCTGCGAAAAGACCGTCCCTATCAAGGGACTACATCTTGTGCTTGCGCACACATTATCTTTTTTGTTTGATATATGATTATAATTCTTATATGGTAATCTTTGGGGCAAATTAGCAATTTTGATAGTAATTTTTGATTTTTATGCATTAGGTGATAACTTATAAGGGTGTGAGAGTAAATTTGCTTAAAATTCTCTCAGCGTTGATTTGTCTCAATGATTGATTATAATGATGACATATATTTATTCTCTATTTGTAATCAGTTTTGTATGTGAATTATTTGAATGCATGAGAGAATAAATAAGGTCATATGTTTTATAAAATCATACTGGCGTATGTATTAGGGGTTTATTCACTTTGAGAGAAAAATAAGACGATTTTATTCTTAGATAACAAATTGTCCATTGAAGTAGTTCTGATTGATTTTAGATGTTATTTTGTTTGATTTAATCAAAGGATTAGGTATAAAGAATTTGATGGATGGCAGTAGGAGAGAATTAGTGGTATTAAAAAGACATCCATTTCAGGATGCCTCGTCAAATACTGTTGGTATTCTTGTGTTGGTATTATAGGTGTCTGCTAGATTATATTTTTCCAGAAGATTATCTACTATTGATTCAAATAATTTTCGTAGAGTTAGATTGTGCTCTATTACATCTAATGTATAGGTTGATTCAAGTTTATTTTCATAGCAGTAGTCATCTATTTCTTGATTCAAGTCTATGTCAGGATATGTATTCTGCAATTCTCTGTATAAATTTTTATATAACTCTTTGTGTGTGATATGGAAATAATCTGTTAAGAGCTGATATTTTGGGTACATTTTAGTTGACCAATATGACCATTTCTTTTTAGAAAGTTTTGGTTGCTTGTTATTGGTTTCTTTAATAGCATTTATTTCTTGTTGCATTGATGTCATTGTCTGTGCGAGAGTAGTAAGTGTATTAGTTATTGAGGTCAAAGCTTCTGTTATAGGCTGTATATTTATATCTGAAATAGTTTTGTGGTCTATAAATACTGAGGCTAATACATCTGCACATTTGTCTTGATATAATTCAAGTTTTGAAGCTAATTTTGGCTGAGTTTGTTTCATTTTTGGTGTAATATTGATTTTTGCTAATGCTATTGGAAGTTTGTGTTGTGAAATACAATATACTGCTTGGTTGTTCATAGGGGTGTCTTTTTTAGTCACTCCTTCTGATGTAGGGATATTAAATATAGAAATTCCTTTAGATACAACTGGATCATTAATCCATTTGTCACGTCTTTTGCGAATTTGGTCTTTATCTATGAAGCCAATTCCTTTTAATACTGAATTAATTGCCGTATAGATTTCACCAGTTGCATTGTCTTTGAGTGCAATAAGATTATCTCCATAGAAATCAAAATCTGTTACCTGTAGTGCTGTTTGATTGTTCATTGCAAATTCCTCCTTGAGTTGAATAATTATTTTTTTCGTATATATTATTCTCTCTTTGAGGAGGAAAGATGCTTTGAAAAATGTTCAATGAAAAGTGTGGATAAAAGATGGTGTTCGGTAGAAGATGATTTTGACAGGGTTTAATGTTTGGGAAAGTGTTTATTTATAAGGAATTTTTTGGAATTTGAATTAGGATTTTTTAATGCTTAATGTGTTGGTGATTTAGTTTGATTTTAGATGAGTTCGTGAAGAGGTTTATTTATAAGGAGTTGTGGTGATTTTGTAAGAATTTTTTTTGATTTTTGGTTAGTTTAAATGATTGGATTTTTGTTGATTTATAAGGGGGTTATCGAACTCGGTGTCGAACTAGATTAAAAGAGTGATTGATGTGGGTAAAAGTTGTATTTTTGCTTGATATATAAGGAAAATTTGGGATTGTCATGTAAATGGAATAGATAGCCCAGTTTTGAGTAGTCGATTTTTGTTTTTAGATGTAAACCTACCCCACTCCATAAAAATGCGTACTTTTGTTATTTTTACGCATTTTTGAAATAG